CTACTTGTTTTTCTTTACAGAAGTATTATTAACTGATTTCTGAATATTCTTCATAAGTTGAATATTGTCGTTAATCATAAGTGCTAGTGCCTGATCCTCTGTAAAACCAACACTTACATATGCATCAAACATATTTTTCTTAGTTCTCGCCTGAATTGCAGGATACTCAGTATTCTCAGAATAATCCTTTGCAATGATCATAAGTTCCTTTAGAACATCATATATAGGCTCTTTGTACTTTGTAATGTATGTCTTTACTACTTCTCATAAACTTTCTGGGTTCTCTGCTAATAATCTTAAAATTGTTTCCATGTTTAATATTCTCCTTTATAAATTTTTTGTTATTCTCCAAACTCACAAGTGTCACATGTTGAAAAGTATTTATCATGGTCTATGCAGCATTGTGGTCTATCATCATTTTTATCAGTCTCAGTAGTCTCTTTCTCATCCATAATTGCACCACAATTAGGACAATATTTTGATTTCAACTTTTGGTTCGCATAATTCAGCTTATATACTTTTTTACTACAAACTGAACAATATACACCTTCATTTGCACATTCATCTAATACAAACCAATGACCATGCTTTCTATTCTCTTTCTTAAAATTTATATAAAGTGGTTTACATCTACATGTCAACATAGATGCAATAGCCATTCCATGAATGATAGCCATTCTACATTGATTGTTATCTTTAAACACTGTTGAATCAACCATTTTGCTAAATTCATCTGAAGTGATATAATCCAATACTTTCTGTTGTAATTCAGTTGAATCAATAAGTGTCTTGTAATTAACCATTTAATACCTCCTTTCAAAATCCAAGGATATGTTACTTTCCTATGAAGTTATCTATAATTCATTCTTCTCTCAACTTCCTTGTCATTTTCTTCATCGTTGAAATATTTGTAAGCAAGTGTCATAGGATAATCAGAATCCTTTGCTCTGTCGTACATCATAAATTCGCACCAGTTCGGCTCTTTATACCCTTCTTTACTGTCATTACACCAGCTTGGATCTTCAAATAAGCCATCAAAAACACTCTTCCAAGAATACTTTTTTCTCTGAATATTTCTGTCTTTGATAATAGTTGATTTGTCATATCCTTTTATTTCTACAAGAACATCTTCACAACCTACTCTCTTACAGAGTCTTACAAACCACTTCATAAATTCTCTATAGGTTTCTTCAAATTCTCTGTCTCTTAAAGCTGCATTTACCACAATGATATATTCGTCCTGTGTTTGTAACCATCCTCTACTACGACTCTTATATCCGTATCTATCTACTAAATTATTTGTCACTTCGCCAAATTCATCACATGAGCATGAACTGTTATAACCATTTTTCTGAATGATATATGTATTCATGTCACCTTCAGAACCTGTTACTCTTGGCAGATGATTTAGCACTGTTTCAAGAATATATCTCTTCTCAGGCTGTGTTCTACCCATAGGACGAACTGTTATTGTACCGTTGATATAAGTCCAATACGACATTTTTTCTAACTCCTTGCTTTAATATTCTCTACTCAATGGTCAATTTCATGTTGTTTCCATGATTTCTCCAATTACCTTCTTGCTTTTCCTCTTTGATTAGTGGGAACTTCAAATCAACCTTTCTAACAATATCTGTCAACTTTTTATTACCTTTTAAAACTGAAATAGAATGACTTCTTCGATATGTATTAATTTTCAAAGCTCTTTCTAAAATTTTTTCATCTGATTCATAATCGCTATATACATAAGCAAAACAGTACCCTTCTTTTATATCAGTATTACCATAATCAAAATCTTCAAAAATTACTTTTTTCTTACCAAGATATAAATACATTTCCCCTTGAGTTGATTTGTAAATTCCACCCACTTCTAATTTACTTAACGGAATTGTTTTTAAATTTGCTTTTCGCTCTCGCTCTTCTGCTTCTTTCTGAAGAAATATATTTATTTTATCTCTAATTTCCAATTCCTTTTTCGTTGGATTTTCAATCAGATATGTATTGTTTGTACAACTTTTATTGATATATTCTTCACTATATCCTAAATAAACAACTGAACTACCTTGAAAAACTCCAATATGCATTCCTGGTGAATTTCTACCTATTGCCATTCCAATGCACATATCACCATCTTTAATCTCCCTACCTAAAATGTCTTCCAAATTTTCACCTCCATATTACAACCAAAGAAACTGAATTTACTGTCACTTGCTAATTAACATATTTTTTAATTCTTGTTCTCTATCAAAAACTAACTGACTATATCCTTTAAACCCAAGATCCTTTTCCAATTGTTCTATAATTGGATTTTCTACTACTTCGTAAATATGTTCTATTTCGAATGCTTCTAGTTCATCTTTATAAACAATTCCATTTGCTAATGGGAATAAATCCAGATAAAACCTTTTTCTCCAAAATGTTTTATATCCTATAAAGTCCTCAATGTATCCACTTCGTTTAATCAATTCAGAAAATACAGTATCTTTATTTTTAAATTCTTCTACTCTATTTTCAGGCAGTTCCCCATATAAATAGACATATCTGCCACCAGCACTATCTGCATATTTCCATATTCCGTTTATTTTTAAATGTAAATATATTTTATGTATATAAACTGCTTTCATATTAATTAATCTACTTTCTATTAATCCATTCCTTGAACTCTTTGAAATCTTCCTTTGTAAGCACAATATCAGAATAATAGAAATCTTTATTCCAGATAATCGCCCAAATTTTCTTCAACTTCTCAAAAAACGGTCTTTGTTGAGTATAAAAATTACCATTTGTATATGATAAGAAGGCATAATCTCCATCACCATAATCATGAATCTTAAAGTGGATACCTTCGTCACATCCACATTTACAACTTACGATCAGCTCATCATCTTTGAAACTTTTAAATACTGCCATTTTAATACTCTCCTTTCAACTCATCTAACAAATAAAAACCATTAATCTGATTATCAAGCTTTCTAACCTGTTCTCTTAGTTCGGCTTCTTTCTTCTTACTGTCTGTTCTCTGACATTTCTTCCACAATTCTTCACGCTGCTTAGACAATTCATTGTACTTATCAGATACATCAATCTCATCTGCAACTGAAATCTCAATCCTTTCGCCACAGTGAGGACAAAACTGAATTGGATAATTATCTGTTTGCTCATATTCATCACCACAGGAGTTAAATATTTCGGTGTATGAATTACAAAATTGAGGAATTATAGTGTCATCTGAGTCTCTTACTACTAATCCAAAAATATCATTGCATATCAAATCCTCACCCGTAAATACAATAGCTTCATCATTCTGAATTTCATCACAGCAATACTGAAATGGTTTATATTTGTACGAATAAGTATCATTGAATTTTAATTTGATTAATTCTATTTTCATATCTTTATTCTCCACTCTTAATGATTTCTTCTAATGTTCTAGGTGTATAATTCATATAACTTTTCATACATCCAACATTCCACATATTACATGGCTTATCATACAAAGCTGTCATCTGATACTTTACTTGCTGCATCATATTATCTTCAAAGCCGGTATGCACATGACCGTAAAGATGGTAACTTCCGTAATAATGATTTTTAAAGCATGGAATTGGATAATGGCACAGAACCACAATCTTACCATTACCAATATCAAGTTCCTTGTAATCGGTAATCTCACAGAATCTACTCTGCAATTCTCTATTCTTTAACAGCTTAGAGTCGTGATTACCCTTAATTAGATGTATATGACCATTTAGATTGTTAAAAATTTCAATAGTTTTTGTTGCGTTATACCATGAAATATCTCCAAGTAAGTACACATCATCATCTATTCCGATTGTGTTGTTCCAATTTTTAATAATCACCTCATCGTTCTCTTCGATTGACTTGAATGGGCGATTATCAAAAGCCAAGCAATTTTTATGTCCAAAATGTAAATCTGATATAAAATAATTCATAATCTCACTCCCAATTCTCAATATTATCGTCATCAGGGAAATATGTAAGTTCAATCTCACTCAATTTTTTGTAATAGATAACCGATTCATCCCATTCTTTTTCAAAACTTTCGCTATCATATATTTCTCTAAACCCAATCAGAATATCTTTATCTGGAAGTTCAATAGCTTCCTTAATTTGAATATATCTAAAATGGTTATCTATATATAGTGATTCATCCACAAATTTCTTATCTATCTCGTAAGGAGTGTATTGTCCTGGTCTACGAATTTCCAACATACGAAGAATATGGTCATATCCAAAATCGTGTAACCATGTTTCAAAATCAGTCATTTCTATAATCCTCCTTTGGTCTATAACCACTTTCGTCATTCCAAGATTCATAGTAATTTATTTTCATTTTTTCAAATAAATCTTCCATAAATTTTTCAACTTGTTCTAAAGTCCAATCTGAAAAGAACTCAAAATTCAACGCCTTACAATCTTTAAACATCGTAATCTGTATCTCATATGTATATGAATAAGGTTTCCACCATTTATCTCGTCTATCAGCAGGTATATAACTGTTGTCCCATTTTAATATATCTATAAAATACTTCTTACCAAAATCATCATCATAGCGTTTCTGAAATCTTAAAATTACTGAATCATTATCAAATCGAGTAGGATTATATTCTTTAAAACCATGTTCTTTTATGTATTCATCTGTAATAACAATCACCTCTTTCTACGTATTTATTCGCTCTTATCTCAGCTCGATTTCACCGAATTTTAATGCATCATCTCTGAACATTTTATTTCCACGATACATACCAGTAAGACAACCCTTATATGAGCTTATAAGTCCAATCTCCCAAGAATTCATAAATATTTCAGCCTGTTCAATCGGTTTAACCAATGCATCAAGCGTCTCTTTGTTTGCAAATATGTACGGTTCATGTCCTTCTCTATGCACGAACTCTTCAACTTTCGTATTTAATTTATTTACATTTATTTTATCTACTATTGAAAATTTTTCCATTTATTGTTCTCCTTTAAATAATTCACTACAATGTGGAGTTAGACTAATCTCATTTGCAATTTGATTAGCCATTCTACCAACCATCCTCAACGACTCTCTCATAATCGTTCCATTTGGATGTCTATGATTGTTTCCATAACCCGAATAGTTATAAAACTCTTTACCTTGTTGATTCTTTTTGTCATTCCATGTTTCAGCATATTCAATTTCATCTTTTGCCACTTCAAGCGACTTAATCATATAATCAATTTTTTCTATTTGATTCATTTAACTACCTCTAAATCCTAAAGAAATGCTTCTTTCTTATTTCTCATATAAAGCTTTCTGAAATTGTTTTCTAAATTTCTTACAATCCGATTCATTTTGACTATCTGTTAATACTCCATGTATATAACAATACTGAATTGAATGTAATAACTCTTGTAATCTCTCAGCGTCTTTACCGAGAGTACACCCTTGTTTATTCACATACTTTTCCAAATTATCAAATAACGGATCAAAATTACTCATATCTACAACTTTACTCATGTTCTTATTCTCCCATCTGATCTACAATACTCTGTAACTAATTCTTCGTCCTTAATGATACACGTTTCTTTCATTATCCAATCTTCATATCTATTCTCTTGAAGTAGCTGTTGATATAAATTTATCCAACCCTGTGCAGAAAATTTATATCTCCACTTATAATTTATCCATTTTTCATTATTAAATGGTTTGAGTGTAGCCAATTCTATACATTTGCAACATTTCTTATAAAGGTTAATTGCGTACCAATCTGACCATTTTTTGTTATAAACATTTATAAATGCTTCAGTCGGATCATATCTACTTCTCATATCAGTAAGAGTTCTGTCATACAGCTCAGTCTTTGCGTTGTACAAAACATGAAGTAAAAAATAAATATCCTCATAGTCACTGTTTGATTTTTTGACACCATTTTCTAAATCCCAATATATTTTTCTCACCTACTTTCACAACCAAAAAAACGTGGTTTTCTTTACCTTTTTCAATCTCTGAAAGCCTTGATTTTAGGGTATTTTAGAGATTGGGATTTTAATAAAACTATCCATATTGCTCAAAATTACTTTTTAATAAATTTTCATATAGAATAAGTTCTATTTTGTTATTACTAAGAATATATCTGCCATCTGATAATTTCTGTGCCACGAACCAAATAGAACCAATTTCTATTTTTATTCTTTCTAGTTCATTTTTATCAAATAAAGTTGTTTTAAATTCTTTGGTACATTCATACATTCTCATAGGTTTATTCTCCTAACGGTCTTTCGTATGTAACCAACTTCTCAACAATCAGATCCTTTGGAAGTAAATCTCTACAAAAATATGCTGTTGCAAATGGACTACCCTTAACAACTGAATCCATATGATCCTTATCGTGATAACAAATTCTTGCATCAAAACTAAGAATCTGAATACCATCTTTAAAATACTTATATCTTGTTTTGCCTTGAAGGGAATTTAGCGGTAGAAGAACCGCAAATGGTTTGTTGAACGAATAGAGTCTTTCTAAGACCTTATCTTTAATTGAGAATGGTGGATTACTTACTATTAAATCCCAATGTTCAGGCTCATATTCAAAGAAATCCTGACCTTCAGCCAACGAACTTCTAACTACTCTGTAACCTAATTCTGCCAATCTTTTGTTAAAAGACGACCATTCCTCATCGAATGGAAGCCATATAATCTTACCTTTTGGAAGATATTTGACAATGTGATCCACTGCATAATAAGGTGTGTATAACTCATTGTCTTCTTTATCTGATGTTAAATATCCTACATTTAATGCCAATTTTTGTTCACCATAGTAGCTGCGCAGCTTTACTCACATGTGAACATTTATCCTTTCCTTAATTGTATTTACGTTATTATATTCTCTGTTACTTCTTTCTAATATCCCATAAATAAGGACTGCTACATCCACAATTATGAACACCGTCTCCAAGAACACATCTTCTACAATCTTCGTATTCTTCATGTGTTCCACAATACTCTTTAACTGTATTTATAGCATTTATAATTTCTTCATTTATGGATTCTGGTTCAATATACTCTCTTTCTTCAATTCTCATAATCAATCACCTTTGTCCTAAATATCGTATAGTTTTCATGACAAGCCAAGAAACCAAAAATTCATGTGTTTTTAATAGATTTCTGTCCATTCACTAATTTCTACTTTATTATCAGGATAGCCAGATAAGCTCCATTCATTGTCGTTATATACTACTTTCCACATAGCATTCTCTCAATGTGGATTACCTTTAATCTTGCCATAATATAATCCTGAACATGGTGGTAATTCTTCTTCTGTCTTTCTCCAAATTGGCTTTTCATATACTTTGTTAATGTCATCTACTGCTTTTGCTAAACCTGTCATCGTATTTGTAAAATAATTTTCTTCATGCTTGATCATATTATCAAAATAATTCACCATAATGTCTAATAGATTTTTTGTAAACTTTTCAGATGTATCATTCATTCCAAGTATATAATCATGATTGATCTTGGAAGAAATCCAAAGTCCAATAAGTGATCCTATGCAAATTCCTAATAATCCAACCAATACTGTTAAACAAATATCCATATTTTACCTCTCTTTCTTATTCTCCGAAGGAAACTTCGGTTTACTGTGAATTACATTCTGACTGCTATAATCTCACCATTTTCGTCTTCAACATATACTTCGTATGTATAATCTGTATAGTCAAATCTGTCATATGTAGTTTTTCTTTTTATTTTATATTTCTCTAGCTTAGGATTATAAAAAATAGGTCTAATACCACTTTTCTCCATATCGCTTTGATATGAAACTAATTCTGCTTCAGGTGGCATAGTCGATAATTTTTCGATTAATTCTTTAACTTTCATTTTTCTTACTCCTTCTTCTCAATAATAGTTACAGTACCCTCGAACACTCCAAAATTTGATGACTGCTGAAATGTATGTGTCTCTGCAATATCCTCATCTGTCATAGGTCTTGTAAGATACCATAATGAATCATCTTTCCATGTAATCTCTTCAAGTTTCTGGTTTGGTTTAAGCTCAATTGTTGTTGATCCACCAAAATCTTTTGTAACAGACTGGCATCCAGTCATTCCGAAACACAATGTTAATCCTAATACAACTGCTAAAATTTTATTCTTCATATGATTTACTCTCCTAACTCTGAAACTTCTTCGTAAGTCTTTTCAAAAATATCAGGCTTACAAGGATATACTTCACCATTGACACCTAAAATTATGTAATCACCATATTCCGATTTCATTGTCCCTTCCAGTGTTTTAATATGACATGTACCGTCTTCGTGAATTACAATAGTATTATTTGATACTCTATCCATAAACCAATCTGGCAAAGAGTCATCAATCATATATCTAACCGCTTCAATTACTACTGGTTTCTTTCTGTATTTTATGTTGCTTACCTCCTGTTATTTTATTCTCCTTTGAACTTGATGCCGTTGCTTTTCATTGTACTTAATAATTCTTCTAACGATTTTCTTCCAATATCTTTCCAATGAATAATGTCATCAGATGTGTAATTACTCATATCTTCAATATTTTCAATTCCGTGTTTGTGTAAAATTGTATATAATCTAACCGAAATATTCATTTCTGCAACTTTCAAAAACTTCACCTCTTTTCATATTAAGAGTACATTCGTTTCTGTACTCTATGAGAGCATCTTTATTCCTCATCATTACATGTTAGGATTGAGGTTTGTTCCAAGGCATTATATTCTCAAATGAGTTTCAGCCTATACGCTCATCGGTTGACTGACTTGTTAATTTCAGCCTTCACCTTTACCTTTTCACCATCTCAGGCTTTCAGTTCGTTTTACCTCATTTATATATTCTCTGCTAGAGCAGAAGAAATCTATGTTTCTTGGTAAAAATATTACTATATATAGTGTCTATATTTTGCACAGACACTATATATAGTATTTAATTTACGCCTGATATACAAAACTTGGCATTGGCTGTAATTTAAACAGATTTTTCTCATGCATTGAATCAATCTTAGCTTTTACTTCCTCATTTGGCTCAATTCCATCTCTGATATATGCATCTAATTCAGCATAAGTAAATCCAAGATTGTCTTCATCTGTCTTTCCACACAGACCATCGGTAGGTGTCTTATCAACTAATTCAGACAGAAGCCCTAACTCACGACCGATAGCTTTAACCTCTGTTACTGTAAGCTGAGATAATGGACTGAAATCACCAGCGGCATCGCCATATTTTGTAGCGTAACCTACCCAATCCTCAGAAAGATTACATGTATTAGCAACACGACCATTTACTGACTGAGAAATAGCATATAATGTAGCCATTCTGATTCTTGGTGGTAAATTAATTCTGGACTGCACAGATATGTTTAATTCGTCAAAACCTTGTCGTGTATCATCATAAACACCATAACGAATAGCATCGTACACACTATCTACAGTTTCTTTTATATTAACCTCAATACTTTTAATATTCAGTAATTTGCATAATTTATATGCATCCGTAATATCTGATTGATGTCCATTTGGCATAAGGACTCCAATTACTCTATTTTTTCCAAGAGCTTCTACACATAATGCAGCTACAACACTTGAATCTTTACCACCAGAAATCCCAACTACTGCATTACAATCTTTCCCATTTTCTTCAAACCAATTTCTGATCCACTCTACGATTTCATTTTTTATTTTCTTAGCATCAAACATTTATATATTCTCCTTCCTACATTCGATTCATCACATCATAGAACCGAATTAAATACTCATATACATTTCTAGGAACTAATTCTTTTACCTTTTCAAATTCACCCTTTTCACATAAATCTCTAACCAAACTTGAAGAAGTATGATTTTCTGGTATCTGAATTTCTGTGAAGTGATTTTTATATGCCATAAGATTTGCTTCTCTTAAAGCAGTCTCAAGATTCTGACCTTCTCTCACACATGCTACAAAATTATATTCCTCAACAAGCGGTTTCCAATTATACCAAGTTGTAAGTGTTTCAATATTATCCATCCCCAAACAAATATAGTATTCGTTGAAGATATAATCTTTTTCATTCATATCTCTTATCTGAGTAATAGTATTATATGTCCTCTGTGGAAAGAAGCTGGTTGTTTCAACTTCGGATGCCCACATATTATTTTCATCACAATTTGGTATTGAATTAATCAGTGATACTCGACAATATCCAGGTATCAAAGTCTTTTTCTTTGCAACATATGTATCATGTGCAGGTATAAACAATATAGCATCAGCATTAACCGCTTTTTTCGCAGTCAATGCCATATCAACATGGGCGTTGGTAATTGGATTAAAACTTCCTGGTATAAGCAAAATTTTATTCATGATTCATTCTCCAATTAATACATCTCTTTAGATAATCAACATAATCAGGGTTTTTGCACATACCTTTACCTTCTACATCAGACACTTTTGCAACATCCATGCCGTTACATTTAGTGGTTTTCATTACAATATTTAAAGCAGGAACATCTGTGTCATTACTCAAATAAGTACCAATTCCAAATGCAACATTCACTCTATCATGGAAGTGTCTGAATAACTTATCAGCTCTTTCAAAATCAAGACTGTCACTAAACAGAAGTGTCTTTGTCTTAGGATTGATACCAAGTGACTCATAATGATTAATCATCTTTTCACCCCATTCAATTGGATCGCCACTATCATGTCTTACACCACTGAATAATGTTGCATATGTCAACTGGAAATCTTTCAAGAAACAATCAGTTGTAATTGTATCTGTGAGCGCAATACCATTTAACACACCATACTCTCTAACCCATGCATCAAGGGCATACCAGTTGGAATATGCGGGATTGTGCTTATGATTACCCTGACCAGAACACATAATCCATTCATGAGCCATAGTTCCAACAGGTGTAAGGTTATATTTCTTTGCAAGATATACATTAGATGTACCAACAAATTTAGATGGACTGTGTAATGTATCATTCAAATGTGAAAACTTCTCAACAGCTAATTCCTGTGCTTCAGCAGAAAGTCTTCTTCTAAGACCAAATTCAGAAAATGTACCAGCATACCAATGACCGCTTCTGAGATTTTCATACTTTTCATTTAATCTCTTTTTGAAACTATTAAGCAATTCCTCATAGTTATATGCCATTCTGAAATATACTTCGTTTACAATCGCAAGTGTAGGAATCTCATACATAGATGTATTAAGCCATGTACCAAATGTTTCGATAGAAAGACCGCAATCTGAATCTGTTGTAATCTCAAAATCCTCATATCTTGGCTGCCACAATCTCAGAAAATCAACATACGAACCTTTCATCCATTTGATATTATCAATATAAGTAAGTTCATCTTCTGTGAATCTCAGACTACAATATAATTTAATCTGTCTGCGAATCTCTTCTACCATTTCTGGTGTAAAATGAATATCCTTATTACGACACTTAAAACTCCAAGTGGTTTTATAATCACTAAACTGATGATAAATAGCCTGTCCCATTGACAATTTGTAGGCATCTGTCTCTAATAAACTTGTAATAATCTGTTCCATATTATTTTCCTTCTTTCTTGATTTGATTAAATATTGTTCTAATATCATATTCTCTGTTTTCGTACTCATAAAACAGATCAATATACTTATCAATAAAAGCTATGTCATTTGGATGCATTGCAATTGGCTTACTTTTCTTAGATTTCCACCATTTTAATTCCTTCTCAAAATTAAACGATTTACCATAATATGCTCTACCTGCTCCAAGATAATCACAAAGCATTTCTTTTTTATACTTCATTGGCATTTCAATAGGATTCCCACCATTATCAAAATTGTCCTGCCAATATTCGTAATGGTGCTTGTTTCTTCCTTTATGGTGCATCCAAGCTGCTGACCAACCATTCTCTTTCTTGCAAGCATCTATTGGACTTGAAGTACCTTGATAATACTTAACACTCTCCCAAAATTCTGTTGGAGAAAATTTAGATAAATCATGTACTAACCCTTGAAATGGAATTCCCACTTTACAGCAATAGTAGAACACCCAATGTTTATGCGTACAGACTTTCTTAAAATGTCTAAAAGTATTAATGATATAATTCTTATACTTCATTATTCTCTCCAATCACATTAATCTGACACATCTTCATTGTCTCTAATGCAGCCTTATGAGTCTCAGGTGTTACACCTGCACAGCAACTTGCATCTACTGTAATATCAATTTCAGGATAATTCGCTCTAATAATAAGTGCATTTGAAACCACACAGATGTCGGTACATAATCCGCAAATCTCAACGCTTTCAAATCCAAAGTCCTTCCAGTTTAACCAACCGAATGTAGGCTTATCAATCAGAATATCATTCTCAATATCAAAATCTAACTTATTGGAAATCTGCCAACCAATAGTATTCTTTACACAGTGAGTAACAGGAAGATGTTTACCTTCATATGTCTCTAAATAATTCTCAGGATGTGTGTCTCTTGTAAAAATTACCTGTTTACCAGCATCCTTATACTCCTTAATTTTCTTTGCTACATTTGATACAATCGCCTGTGCCTCCTTTGTTCCAAGCGAACCATCAATAAAATCATTCTGCATGTCTACTACAATTAATGTTTCTCTCATTGCGTCAATAATATATTTTCCGTCTTTACATTGAATATCTACCATTTATTCGTCCTCCTTTATCAAAATACTTTTACAAACTTCTCATAGTTACCATCTCTACCACTTGGAACAGCAAATACAACAGTATTAAAACACTTATGAGTAGTAGTTAAATATTCTTTAAATATATTCGCCACTTCTCTTGCGTCCTGTCCAAAAACTCCACATCCATAAGCTCCTAAGATAAGAGTGTTTACGTTATTATCCTTCGCCATATCAAGAACAAACTTAATTCGACTTCTTAATACTTTGGTATTCTCTTCGTCTGACACATTCTGATATTTTTGTGCTGCCGACTTATTTGGAGCAGCACAAGTAATAACACTGCACTCTACATGATCATTCTCTCTAAAGAACCAAACACCAGGAGAAAATAATCCTCTGTTCAAATATAAAGCCTTATTCTTGTGTCGATTATTCCAATCATAAAATTCCGTCTGAAACTCTCTTAATACATTGTATAAAAACGATTCATGACACAAACATTCTTCTTGTGCTTTACTACCGTTCAAAAACATTCCACCTGGATTTTTATATGATGAGAAATTAAGAACTGCTGTACTTGGATTGCCGTATTTCATTACAGCACTTATACTATCAATATTCTCTACAATAATCTTGGTATCTTTGTCTTCGATATCCTCTTCAAAATCCCTATCAAATGAATCCGTGTCATAAATTTTTGTACCAGAAATCGAAATTTGAATACAACGACCATATTTATTCTGCATTTCTTTTGTATGTTTACGAGCGATTGTCGCTCTCTGTTCTTTATTCTGCCAATATTCTTTTATATATGCCATTTATCTTTCTCCTTTCACCACAAGAAATTCCGCTTTCAATCGGTCTTGATTTTATGTTAATCCATACTAAAACTTCATTCCTTTAAAGAAATATGTAATAACATCAATATTCCAACCATCTCCAAGAACATCTGCTGCTTCATTTCTTGTTAGACATTTTGTATATCCAGATGGCACACATTGACACTGTTCTAATTCATTTTGATTCATATATCTCACACCGTCAAACACATGACCACTATATCCATCCAGGTCACTTGCGGATATTTTTCTTTTACCGCCAGCTAACTTTTTATATTCCTTAACACAATTTTTATAATGTTCTTCATCCTTAAAAATTAATGTGGTAAATCCCGTTGAATAATATCTGTGGAACATCTTAACTGGTGTTGAATTAGGTCTACTGTCAATAACTGCTAAACATCTAGCTTTAATTCTATCACTCCAACCAGTTTCCAGAATATCGTTTAAACAGATATTTACTTCTCCTAATTCATTCTTTGGTCTTAAGTTTGTCCAATAATATCTCTTCCTCAATGCAGGAGAAACTTTATCAGCATTTATCAGATATGGTTCTACTCCCATAAGTTCAGTAATAAAGTCTCTATCTTCTTTTTTCATGCTCGCTACATTTTCCATGAAGAAATATTTTGGATTGATCTCTTTTAAAACTCTATAACATTGCTTAAATAATCCAGATTTTTCATCATCTGCTAAACCTATTCTTCTCTCTGTAATACAAGCAATCGAGAATGTCTGACAAGGGCTACCAAACATCACAATGTCAATATCTGTTTCAAAATCTCCTACTTCTGTATGTAATACACCATCTTTATATGTAATCTTGTTCACATCTCCAATGTGAATTGTATCAGGATAGTTGTCTTTTGTTACCTTAATCGCCACATCTTTAATCTCCGATGCAAAATATTTACCAACCTTAAATCCAGCTTTATCTAATGCAATGTGTCCACATGACATACCATCACATAAACTCAATACATTAATCTCACAATAATTATTTTTTTCTTTATTCTCTGTCAAAATCCTTTAATCTACAGAGATTGCGCAATCATTTATCCTAGAATTTACTGTTAAATCCTTTCGTTTTAATATTATTTTGTTATAAAAATCACTCGAAAATAGGCACGTCTGCCTAATCGAATGAAAAAAATATTTCTTGTTACTTTTAATTGGAAATTTTGGCTGAGTCGCCAAGATAGAAATTTCTATATATGATTATTCTCTATCGAATTACTATAAACACAATCCATGTTATAACAATTTGAAGAATATGTATTAACTGATCATGAATGAGATTTATATTTTTCTTATTTGCTTTACAATCATCTATAATACAATGGACTACCCAATTAAAACAAAATACAAAAACATACATCTTATATATTAACTCGTTTGGGTTAAAATATGTATAAATTGTTGGAATTAGCATAATCATAAAAGTCCAACTAAAGGCATGTTCACATAATGCCATAATATAATCGTTTTTATATAATTTATCAGGTGCATTTTTCTCCCACCATGACTTTTGTTTTGCTGATGCTAACCAACCTTGTAGATAATAATCGTCTACAATATGACAGAATAACATAGTTAATAACAAAATAGTTTTTAAAAACATTCATTTCACCTCTCTTCTCAGGAAATTTGGCTAATCAGCCTTTGAATAGAATTACTTCTATATTAGATTATTCTCTATTTGAAACTTCTTTAATTCTTCTTGAATCATCTTCTGCATATCTTCTTTGTCAAAAGATATATTTGCAACTGGAACGACATTTGCATTCAAATTAACATCACCAACAATAGCTTTGTCAAATACATCCAAAAACATTTCTGCAATTTCTTTTTCATAATTGCCACACAAACCACTATAGTCCATATCCACAATCACTCTTGAAAAGAAATCTTTGAACTTATCAGCGATAAAATCTCGTTCATATTCTCTTGGAATATCAATTGTTATTTTCGCCCTTTCACCTCGCTTATCCTCTATATGGTTCAGGACATTTCTGCCACGCAATCACATCTACGGTGCTACCACTTGGTAAAACATTCCATATCCAATTTCCCTTTGGATATTCACATCTATCAGCTTGTCTTACCTGTCTCCCAAAAGATGTTTCTATTGTTACCAAATATCTTCCTTTTTTCTGTGGTGGATTTTTAGTTCCCCATTTTGCCATTTATTTCACCTCACTTTATTGAAATCATCTTTACCACATTATCACCCATATGTTCAACCGCATGATAATCTACAATTGTCTTTAAAAAATAACATCTATTAGGTTCACATCCTCTTCCTTTGTATAAATTACATACATAATTACCACGCAAATGATTTGTACATTCAGAAAAGATACATTCTTTTGGTTCATCTGGCATTTTATCTACAATAATTTTCATATTCTAACCTCACTCTATCATTTCAACTTTAATTCTAAATTTTGTTGTTTCTATATGTTCGTTTTCTTGATAAGGACGATTATAATCAAAATGCTGATGATAAATAGTTGCAATCAAATGAGCATCATTACCAGAAATAAATTCCGTATCTGTCTCATAAGTATCTTCTGAACCATCACCAAGTTTAGAATCTGCACAATATATCTGATTTGCGTCTAATGCATCTTGAATAATTCTGTAAATGTCTCCTGTATTATACATAATCACTCCTTTAATATTTAATCCAACCATCTGTAATACCAGTCATCCAATAAATAAGATCTTCTCTATCATTTTTTAATCTTCCATCTATTACACGAGTTAAGATTTCATTGAGCCAGTAGCCAACTTCTTTTCCACTTTTAATGAGCATTGTATCCATTACATCCTTACCATTAACAGCCAAATCTTTCAGTGAGAAACATTCGTCTTTCTGTAAAACTTCCTCTAAGATATATTCGATGTTGCCAATTTTCTGAAGCCTACTTCTTTGCTCTGTATAAGCTTGCGCTTTAATATCTGCTCTACGAACATTCAGTAATCTTCTAAATTGTTCTTCTCCAATCTTATTGAGCCATCTCTTGATATACTTTTCACCCACTTCAAAAGTAGCGTCATGATAATAAACCAATTCAACAACCTTTTCTCTTGTATCATTGTCAAATCTTAATCGCTTCATTATTTTATCAGTCATATCAGCACTGACTCTTCCATGACCTTTGAAATGTCTAATGCCATCCTCTCCATCTTGGTAACAATGTGGCTTTCCAATATCATGAAAAAATACAGCCAATGATGTAATCAAATCTCTTGGATTCAAGTCGGGTTCACAATCACATTCATAAGCTTGCACTGCATGTACTGTATGATTCCACACATCATAGATGTGATATGGATTATTCTGTTGAAAGCCAAACATATCTTTAATTTCAGGAATGAACAACGAGAATACTTCACGGAATAATCCTATCTGTATATAAAATTCGCTTGATAATGCAATCTTACAGAACTCACTATTAATTCTCTCAATAGATATATTCTCCAAATTCTTATACATTTTAGAGATATTCCAATCTGTATCAGGTTCAAGGACAAATCCCAGTTGTGAAGCAAACCGAATAGCACGTAAAATTCTTAAAGCATCTTCTGAAAATCTATCCTCTGCTCTACCAACACATCTGATTTTATAATGCTCAATGTCTTCCATGCCATTAAACGGATCTACAAGACCAACTTCATCATTGTATGCCATCGCATTGATTGTAAAATCTCTACGCTTTAAATCTTCTTCAAGGCTTCGTGTGAATGTAACACTGTCAGGTCTACGACTATCTGAATAATTACCGTCAACTCTGTAAGTTGTACATTCATATCCTTCACCGTCAATTAAAATTGTGATAGTTCCATGCTGCAATCCAGTTTCAATAATCCTCTTGTCCTTGAATACTTCCATCATTTCATCTGGTGTAGCAGATGTTGTAATATCATAGTCATGGATTGGTCTTCCAAGGATACTGTCTCTTACGCACCCTCCAACTAAGAAAGCTTCATATCCATTATCTTGTAGTGTATGAATAATCTCATTTGCACCAGATGGAATTTTAATTTTCAATTTCTTCATTCAAATTCACCTCAATTTTCGGTTCATCAATAAACTTTGCCAATAGTCCTTCATGGTAGAATACCTTGTCACTTTCAGTAATTTCTTCTCCCAAGAAATATCTAAGTACGAATGGTATCATATAGTTGTCTAAACATTTGAACTCAATACTATATTCTCCATTTTCTTTGTAGATTTTTTTACAGTATCCGTCAGTACCATTGATTTTGTGGAGCGAAAATAATTCAACTCTGAATGGAATATTAGATTTTGTACTTAATCTTTCCTCAACACAATTTCTCACAAGATTTAGCATGTGCAAATTACTTACCGTTGTCATATCATAAACAATCTCATCATTTGAAAAGAATACAATTCTCTCTTCACCAATGATGTCATATAATAACGATAATATCTGATCCATAAGGTATTTTTCATAGGTGATATGTCTTTTAGGATTACAATTACCAAGAATAACCTGGCGAATATATTTACTATTTGCAATATGTTCGTTGTCTGTAAATTGGGAAATAAAATCTTCCCATGTATCAGTTCCACAAAACATATTCTTATCGTATTCGTGCAAAGATGAAAAATTAGCCTTTTTCATATCAATACTAATAAAAACTCTTCCATCATTAGTTGTCTTAAATATGTCTTTATTAGGCAAATCTTTATGAGTCGTAGTAAATTTGTTCATATCTTCCGCATTAAATCTCTGATATGCTTCTGAATTTTTGATGTTTGTGATAGCTGCATCCTTTACACGATTATATTCCTCAAAGTAATCCTGTTCACAATTGTATTGCTGTAATTCGCTTGAAAATCTAATCCACTTGTCAACAGTTCCATAGAACTCATCAAAAAGCTTAATTCTATCTAAAAAATATGGCTCTTGGAATAATCTAATTGGTATATTGCAATCCTTACAGAATCTTTCTTTTGCTCTATTTGATATTTCCATCAGATATCTCCTTTCACAATTCTCTCATTTACATACATCTTAAATTCATTGATTTTCTTATAATCAGGTTTATCCGGCAAAGATGTATTTTCTTTTGCGTATTCAAAACGTTTTTCATATTCATTTAATAAATCATAGAACTCAGAAATAGGCTGTCTATCCTCGTCTAAATATTCTCCATTTCTAATACTCATAAGTAAATCATGTTCATCTGATCTATAAGTGATAATCTCTTCCTTTTCCAGAATATCAATACACATCATATATAATCGAATCAAATGAGCCATATGTTTTCCTAATTTATCATGGGCTACAGCCTTTTCATTTCTTTTACCAAATTTACTGTAACTACTTACAATGGATTTCATTTCGTTCCACATTCCAGCCCAATCTCTTAATGGGTAATGTTTCAAATTTACATCCATAAAAATTTCACTGTCATATCCTTCCTGAACAGCCTTATCAATATATAGTTTCACATCACTATTTTCATGTGGATAATATCTATTTTTAAATTCATATCGAGCATTGTTAATACTTTTCAGAATGTATGCTTCATTTTCTGCCTGACCAACCAATCTTGCAGCTTTGTTCTCCATGCGTCTTAACTGACTAGAACTATAATTTCCAAAGGTATGTATGCAAATTTTAGACAGAAACAACTTTCTATTATTCAATAATTCTCTGCCAACATCAGAAAGATATAAATAATGTTCTGGTTTCAATCCAAGAATTTCAATAACATTCGGATTCTGTTTTGTCAATAATGTAATCATTTTATTAAAAGAATAAATGACCGTATCTGTATTATTATCATCTACTTGTTCGAAATCTTGGTTAAGCAGAATTTCATCTTTACTATTTAAAGATATTCCTCTTAAGTCTAAATCTGATGTTCCATCTTGCTTTTCCATCCCATAAGCATAGCTTCCACCAAGCCCCAACAAGATCATATTATTAGCAAGATGAGGATTTGTTTTTAAAAAACTATAATCCTCCCCTTGCAATATTTCATTTATAGATTTTTTATTAATTAAAATCATCATAATACCTCCATATATAACCACCTGCTGTTTTTTGTTTTCCACGACACACAGCAATAATGTTTTTTATGTTAGTTTCTCTAATAGCTTGAGTTATACTATCCCATGTTTTAATTAACTTCATATTTTTATCATATTGATTAACTTTTTTGTATGGTTTCCCACTTTTTCTATATTCAACTAACGCAACATCATCACACATATCAATATATCTCCATTGAAACCCATTAGCCGTTTTTCTCTTTCCATTTATGCAATCCCATATATGACCGCATCCTAATTTTCTCTGAGCTTCTTGAATGCTGGGATATTTATTTATAAAATTACCTTCAATGTCAAATTGCGCTACTGGTTTTGACATATTTTCAATAATTCTTTTACTACTTTTTATATAGGCTTGTTTAATCGCTTGCTCTGCATCATAATTGCACCATCCATTAATAGCACCTTGCTTTAATTTATTTGTCACAGTGTTATAAGAACAATGAAAATAATCTGCTACAAATTGAATATTTTTTAATTCATTATACTTTTCACATATTAGCTTTGTATCATTAGATAAAGCATATTCATTACATTCATCCCATTCTATTTCTTTATAATTAAAATTCAATATTATAGGCAAATTACTATTACATATTGAATTTTTCATCCACCTTATATTCGATTCCCTAGCATCAATTATTATATAATTGAAAACATTATTCTTTAATGCCATTTCTTTTTTGTATTCATCATTTGCGATTTCCTCATAATAATGCCTTCCTCCTAAATATGAAAAGTCGGATGAAGTGTAATGTTGTTTCCCATTGACCTCAATAATACAATTATGCTCAGGAATATAAAAATCGTATTCTTTATTATCAGACCATTCAAATTTTATATGTGTTTCAAACGGAATATATAGTTGGTCTAATAAATTACTCAAAAATTTCTCCCCATAGCTTTTATTTCCACTACAACAAGGACATTTATTAAGACGATTTCTTAATTTACTAGGTAGCATGTAAAACTCTTTTCCACAATCTTTACATAACCATAATAATTTTTTATTCGTATTAGCTGTGTATTTAAATCCATCTTCAACATTTGCAAGATGTGAAGCTAAATTAGGATCTATTGTCCACATATCGTTAAAACCTTTTAAAACACGTTTACCAAAACAATATGGGCAACCTAAATTACCTGTTCTAAAAGCATTACAAGGTAATGATAAAAATTCATGACCACAATCACCTACAAAATAATATTTTTGTCCTGAACTAATATTTTGAATCTTTATTTTGTTTTTATTAGAAAAATATTGAGGATGTTTAATTAAATAATCTCGTATTTCTTGAATTTTAATTGAAATCACCTCTTCCACCAAGAGTTAAAATAATGATATTGTCACCCAAATTCTTATCTGTTCTCAAAAAGTCATATTCTTTTGATTTTAATTTGTCCTTAATTTGCTCAATTGTCATTGTCTTAACCTCCAAAATTTTTATATGCCTATTTTGACTCGTCCCTTAAAATTTTGAATATCTTTATTATCCTTGTTGCGAGAACGGATTAGATATACATATAAATTTGACATATTTTACTCCATAATTTCCTTTAAAACACTTTTACATTTTTCTTTTAATTGTCTGTACTTTACATGATCTTGCTGCGTGTAATAAGCATAAATGTCAACAAGTTCAAGAAATAACTCATAGTGTCTTTTCTTAACCTGCCCATCCAAAACCATCTCTCTACAATTTTCTATGTGCCTAAAATTATCACAATCATTACAATCACAATCATTACAATTTGGTTCATCTTGCCAACTTCCTAATCTTGGCAAATACCATAACAATAGATCTCTAAAAGATATAGAATGACAATCATCTCTACTATAAAATGTAGGTATTTCATCATCATCTTCGTTTTCTAAGAAATTACAATCCTTCCAATAAATATCTCCATCTAATTCTCCACATATTTCCTTAATTCTTTTCTTCATAATACCTCCAAAAATTCCGCAAGAAATGTGCGTTTCTTTCTAATGTAAAATATATACCATATATAGTATATATTGCTTATTTTTAATACTATATATGGTATATCGTAACAATTACTCACTTAATTCTGCAAGTGCCTTATCAAGATCCTCGTCAGACATATTCTCAAGTGCAGCATCCTGTCTCTTAGCCTTGATTTCGAGCAATCTCTGTCTCATCTCAGCGTTCTTTTTAGCATCTTCTCTCTTCTTCTTTTCATCAAGTTTTACGCTAACAATATACTTAACAATTTCAATCTTATTAGAAATCTCTTCATCTTCCTTTGACTTAGTGTTCAGAAGACTCTCTTCCTCAGACTTCTTTGCTTCTGCATTGAGTGTCTTAAATACTGAATCCAGATTTGTGAGAGATAAATCCCACAAATCAATTACATTAATCATTCCTCTGAATGGGAACTGATAATTCGATCTTGTTGCATTGATAAATAATTCGTTGTTTGTCATAATAATAATCTCCTTTTCTAATTAAAACTTAATCTTCATTACACGCTCTGTTGCGCCTTTAACTTTTACTACTAAATCAGATCTCTTTGTCATAGAAAAACCAATTCCTGAAAGCTGATCATCTGTATCTTCTACGTGACACTTAGCACCTAATGCTTCAAATACTCTCTTGTGCTTCATTAAATCATTGTCAAGGAACTCAAGATAGAATCCATTAGGCTCTTCGTTATTCACACAATCCTTCAGGAAGAAGAACAAATGTCTATGACCAATCCCATCCTGCTCATCAAAGTAGTTTGGACTATAGCTGATTACTGATACAGGTACGAACTGATTTGTATTTACGCCCCAAATCTCACGACTTGAAATAGATGAATTACCTGCTAATTTCTCCTTAATTGAGAAGTTTCCATTCGCATCAAGTGTTACTTCTGCAACCTGAACATCGCCATGTACAGGCTGATTGTATTCAAATGCATAAATCTCACCATTGAACTCAACTTCTGCCTTAAATCCTTTACTTCCTCTTGCTGCGTACTGATTTACAAAGAACTTGTAAACGCCTGGCTTCATACGTGACATATCTGCCCATGTAATATTTTCCACAGAAGGTTTTCCTACCATCTGCTCCATAGGACGTGTAATATCAATATCTAACTGACCGCCACATCTTGACATACTAGGTTTTCTACAATTGCCAAAATAGATCTCGTTTCCATCAGGTTCTTTGCAATGTGCATCAAGGTCACTGTTATCATTTTGTCCTTCATTCCACATGATTGAAAATCTGAGTACACCGTCAACATTACCGCCAGCAGCTTTTACATTCTGCTTCATATCAGAGTCAGTAATGTTTCCTGAATAAGCCCAAGATAATCCATTATTCCACTTGAACATTGTCTTAGCATCTGGATTAATTGGTGCAATCATAGATACAAAGTTCTTCTCATGCTTATTCTCTACAAAAGCTTCAATTTCTTTTGCGGTTGGAAGCACCTTATCAATGAAATCCTGTGCTGAAATCTCTTCAACATTAGAAAATTTCTTAGGACTTACAGCAACATCCTTTTCCATCTGCCCAAAAATATCATCTGCACCAACCATTCTTCTTGCAGCACTCTTATTTGAGAACAGTACATTATTTACAGTAATATCATTCAGATTAGCAAATCTTCTCTGTAATGAATCCATATATCCAAGTTCTGTAATGGTCTTCTTTGCATCCTCAAGCATTTTCTTTGTAAAAATAGCCTTTGGTCTTTTATAGTTGCTCGGTGCTGTAATCTGCTCATACTTCTTAACTGCTGTGTCAAGATCCATATCCTCGCTTACATTAATAAGAAGTGTTCCAATAGAATGATTTCTAATTCTACCGATAGCCATACCTGCTGTTACCGACTTCTCCCAAGCATATAAGTCTTTTTCAGTATCAGAAGTCAGCTTATCATATTCCTTCTTATACTTCTTGAACTCTGTGAGTACACCTTTCCACTCTTCGCCCTTGTAAAGTGTATTTGAATTGATAAGTTCAAGAATTGTATCAAGTGCTTCCATAGTAATCTCATCAAGAGAACGCTTAAATACATTTCTTGTGTCCCTGAACTGTCCTTTAACTTCCTCGTTTGAACGACTACTTCTATTTACAAGCTTGCTTGGAAGCTCTAAGAATAAATGATCCCACTGATGAGACTTTCCATTAATTTCCTCAAAGTTAAAATCTGTACCAATCTTAGGGAACTTAGTTGTATAAATATCTGTAACTGTATGAGCTTTTACAAAAGCATCAAGTGCATCACATACTGGCTGATATGTTGTATCACCAAGTTCTAACTCCCAAATTGTATGAAGCTGATTATCTTTGATAGTAACAGCAGAACCAATATTCCTGATAAACTGTCTACAACAGCTACAATCATGTTCTCTACGCTCTCTAAAAATCTCATTTGTACCAGCAGGGAAACTATCAAGATATGTATTCCATAATTCATCTTTATCTACATTTACCTCAAATAAATGTGTTGCCTCTTTCTGCATTTCATCGAAGTGCTTCTGTAAAGCCTTCTTAAACATCATAAATCCATCCATGTTTTTGTACCTCTTCTTTCTTATATTTATTTTTGTTAATTGTTTCTATTGTTATATTCTCCGTTTATAATCCAAAGGAAACGAAGTTTTCTTGTTACTTCCATCCACTACAGTCCCTACAACCTTTTGCATACAAATTACACTCTTTAACCGCACAAGTTTCGCATTTATAAGGCTCTCTATACGATGTAATCTTTTCTTGTAAATCGTTAATTTCTGTCATAATAGTATCAATGTCTTTGAGTTTAATCCCAAAAAGAATCTTTTTTAATTCTTCATACATAAGTTTCTTTGATACATTACGATCACTTTTATCTGGTTTATATTTAAAGTTATATTTCCACTGATCTATTTCTCCATGTGTACAATTATTTATAATTGGAGAATCCGCTGTTGGATGACCACTATTCTTGTTTGAACAATAATAATTACCTCTCACATAATCGTGTTTACATCCATACTTACAAACATCACATGATACGCCCATATAAATCTCCTTTCATTTTCCCAAGAAATCGAACTTTCTTGCTACTCAAATTTCTTATTAACCCAATGCCCCGTTGGATCAATCCTGTATTCTTCAACCAAATTTACTTTTTCTAACCATGCAGAGTCACCATTTTCACATCTAATTGGCAACCATGCAAATACAGTAGAATATCTTAAATCTCCATGATAAGGTTTCCTTTGTACTACCTGTTTCCATCTCATAGTTTTCACCTCACAATCCAAAGAAATGAAAATTTCAAACTTCACTTAGCTTTCAATTCTTCTTCAATCAAAATGTTCAATTTTCTCCAACATGGAATACAAATATGAAACGGCTGTGCTTGTAATCTAAATGATTTTAAATACACAATTTTTTCATTGATTAATTCTCTATCGCAGATTTTACAAGTACATCTTTTTGTATCCCTTACTTCTACTCTATTGAAATCGTCTATAAAACTTTTATCCATAGTATCTCCATTTGAAACCGAATTTTCTTCCTACATTAATAATTACTCTGCATCAACCTTTTTAAACAACTTATCTCTACCATTTTCATACATTATAGTCTCATTACTATCTATCATATTTACCTCCACTTGAATCAAAACATTCTTATTATCATTTACCTATTTTCATCCAGCCATTCAAAAAAACTTTTGTTATATAAATTAGGAATACCATCTTTATTTCCTGTTATAAAATTAGAAACATCCTTAATTAATTCTCCCATTCCACAAAAGTTTAATTTAAATCTATAATATTTGAAACAAAAAATAATATACTCTTTGGTTTTTCTACTACCATATTCTCTATTATTATTTATTAGGTTATGGTATTCGTCTTCTGTTAAGGTGTATTGTTTTATCGTTTTAGGCACTTCTATTTCTTTTATTTCCATCTTTTCACCTCTTAATCCAAAGAAAGAGATTTCTATTGTTTATCTTTATTTTTCACAATTTTTACATTACGCATTTTATGAAAATCGCAACTTTTGGTATCCTTATTAAAATATATACAAAATTTGCCATCCTCACATCCGCAATCACATTCCATTTCTGTATAAATTCTCATCTTGGTTTCCTTTCTATTAATACGGTTGACCGAATATACCTAACTTGATGGACAGTATGGGATTCGAACCCATCCACCGTAAGCACCAATGCACCGCCCAATCAAATCCAGGTATACTCAGTATCATATATTACAACCTTGCCAAAAATTGAAAAATTAGCACTATGCACTTACATCCCTCTGCATGAATTTATCAAAATCACGTTTCAGATAAAGATAGTTTGTTTTCTGAGATTGGCTAAAATTGCTTGTTTTATAATTTTTAATCCAACTTTCAAAGTCCTGATCCTGCTCTTTCTGACAAGCGTATGCCATAAGAGCAATTAATGCCATTTTACAAGACTTGTATACAGGTGCGTCAATCTTCACACAGTCCTCAACCATATCTGTATAAAAATCCACATCATCATTCGTAGCATTAGAATTTGCATTTTCCTGAACAAAGGAAAGAATACTTTCTTCCGTATTATTCGTTTCTTCGATCGCTTCTGACTTGGTTTCTACCAAATCAATATGTAAGTAGTCGTTCATAAGCTTGTCCAACATATCTAGTTTTGCAAGAACAACCTTTTTATCTTTTGTACTTCTGTTGCTATCATATGTATCAAATGAGTCATTTTCATACGCATTGAATGGTTTGCTATGTAATGTATTCTGAAATTCTTTCAAGAAATTAGCGAATTTTTCATCTGCAACACCGAGTTTCGTAAATCTGTGGAAAGCTGCAAACCAAATAAAACTGTTTTTACTATTAAAAAGCTGTCCTGTTGTCTTCTTGTCAACAATTTTACAAAGCCGATTAAGCTCAGAATTAAAAATATTAAACTCTTCTTCTGTTGCATTATCATTCAAGAATTTGCTCATTGTCTTGCCCTTCGTCCACTTATCAAGATAAAAGATTGTCATAATCGACTCTGAAACAACTCTGTCAACGACTCCCTTTGTGAATTCCTTTTCTGTATAAGTACCGAAATTTTTAAAGAATTTATTTTCATCAGAAATCGTTTTGATAAAACCTGCAACTTTATACATAGGAAGAACATTTTTCTGATTCGTGTTCATGCTTGTCTGGCGATTGTATCTACCGATATGATAAGCAACTTCCTCATCAGTACAATCAAGATGCTTAACAACTTCGATTGAATATGAATCAAATTCATCCTGCAACTCTTCCGGCAAGTCAGAAAAATATTTTCCTCTAAGATCATATTCTACTGTTTCCATTTCGCCTTCTTCGTTCTCTTTCTGATAATAGGCAAATGGCATTTCCAATGCTTTTCCCATTTTAAAAGCGTTATTTCTAAATTCTTCAAGCACCGTAAGTCTCTGTAATCCATCAATAAGCCATAAAATGAATTCTGTTGAACTTATAATCTGCTCACAAAGCTTTATGCTATCAACATCTTCGCCTTTGATTACGGTAGCAGCTAAACCACTTTTTGCTTCGTCTGTCCACTGGTCAGGTTTTCTCTGTAACGGATGATTCTTCTTAACCTGATTTCGTGAAAACATTTTGAGAAGAACCTTTAATGTATAAGTATCTTTCTTTGTTTTATCTCTTCCTACCATTTTGACATCTTCCTTTCCTAAAATAAGATTGATATATTTCTATAAGCTCTCATGCCGTTTAACCGATCATTGAGTTCAGGTTGTGTTATATGTAAGATTTCCATTATATCTTTCTGGTCATATCCTTCCATGAACAAATTGGCAACTTCTAACTGTTCTGTAGATAAATTATGTAAATATTCTTTTGTTTTTTCGCTTACATCTGGTTCAAAAAGCTGTTCCTCTAATGTAGCCGATGTAGAAATTCGTTCTAATGTAGAAACACAATCAGGTGTTGGCGCATCAAGAGAAACATCTGAAACAAATATCTTTTCACCATTTTTCCCTTCTCTTGTATTGCTACGACAATGACGATTCCTATCACGAAGATATGTTGCGTATAATCTTCTATTTAAAATGTTCCGAAAAAATGTATTGAATGATGCACCTTTGTTATTATTCTTGTTATATTTACTGACACATTTATATAAAAGAAACTGCGCTAAACTGTAAATATCATCATGATCCTTTTCGCTAATTCCACCAATCAATGATACGATTGGGTTGCAGGCATATTTCAATTTCTTCATATCATTACAACAATATTCTTCGATTATTGCCATTTGTTCTTCATTAAGTTCTATATCTGTCACGCTATGTACCTTCCTTACATTATTTCTTTTTATTTGTTTCTCTATGTAATACTTTTCCGAAATTTAATTCTTCGTCATTAAGTTTCATGTGCCTTGTCTCGCTCATACACTTTATACAACGACAAAATTTCTCATGCTTGTCCTTAGAAAAAGACATCACACCAACCATAGGTGCATAACAATTTCTACAAATTACCATATGTATCAATCCTCCAATATTTCATTAGCAATTTCCCAATACTGTGTTCTACCTTTATATTCTCCATCAGAGACTTTACTTAACTCTAATTTCATCTTTTCAATCGTATACGCATTATCAATTGCATCCGACATGACATTTACATATCTGATACACTGTTTAACTTTACGATGTTTGTCCCTTATATCATCAAGCAGATATCCTATCTTTGCCACTTTGTGTGCTTGTGGTTTCTTTCCTTTATGTATCCTCTTGTATTTTTCAAGAGCGTGATTTATATCACTTTCAGCACTGTCACATTTAGATAATTCAGCGTTGAGCAAATTTTTATATGTAATAAGTTGTGTTTTATTCCAACCGGCTAAACCAAGGATTGAATTAGATTCCTCACAAATTTTATCTAACAAAGAATCATCAAAATTGTCATCACCCATATAAACACCGCTGTTTCCCTTGTAATAAAGAGAATTTTCAGATTCGCTTCCAGTATTTATGTCTATAAGATGATAATTCCTTAACCATGAATATTTTTTTCCACCTCTCTGCACCAACGACCTTGCCTGCTTATATGTAAATTCTTTTGCTTGGACAGAGGATGTTGTTGCTAAATACTCTCCAATTTTCATTGGATTTTCCATTACATAATTCTTTCCATCTGTTAATATGTACATACCATTCTCCTTCTTTTATTTAATTAATAATGGATCATCAGAGACTTGAACTCTGAACCTTTCGGTTATGAGCCGAATGCACTAATCAATTGTGCTAATGATCCATATAACAGCGAATAAGAGAATCGAACTCTTACCTCAGAGGTCAAAGCTCTGCTTGCTAACCATTACACCAATTCGCTTTAATTAATATTCTCTATTTAATTGTAAAAATGGATTTAAAATGCAGAAACGCTATAGATTTACCAGTCTTGACAACAATTGGTAAAATATGTAAAATATTTTTGCGGTATTTTCTGCCGTATTGAGTAAGACAGTCAAGTAGAAAGGTGCGCCAACACCGTTTGAATCGCTTGGCTGTTTTTTGTATTTCCATTTTTCTCACAATAATAATGATATTTCAAACATACGTTCTTGTCAATAGTTTTTTTCGAACATTTGTTTGTTCTTTTTTATGTATTATAATTATACATCAGATGGTGTCCCATAATTAGGACACTATTCCCGAAAAATAAGTGGAAAATTTATGTTATGTACAATCTCCGCTTGCACACCTTCTAAACATAGATGACCAAAAAAGTCATTATCAAAATAATCTACTGTGGCAGCTTTATTAATCATCATTTTTCCTTCATTGGCATTAATCTGTCTTGGTTTTGTATGAATGAACGTAATTCCATTAAAAGAATCAATCCAAATCTTTCCCTGAGCTGAATCAATCATCCGTTTCGCTTCTTCTTTGCTAACGTACATTATGCATTTACCTCCTCTAATAATCTATATTCTGTTCCATAAAATAATCCATTGAAACAAGCTTTATCTATAAGTTTCTTCTCTTCTTTGCTTGTTACTGTACCAAGTTTTTCTTTTACTTCTTCTTTAGATATGGTAAATAACTGTTCTCCTAAAGCCATGGAATATTCTGTTAATCCATTATCATTGTCGGCATGAATGCAACTATGAACTGGCATATTAAGTTTTTTTATTTTACTTGTTAAAGCCATAACTGTAATAATAGTTGCGTGCTTAGTTCCGATTGGATTTGATATTATCACATATGGACGCTCATTTGTCTGGACAGAACCCATTCCTTTATATTTTATTTCTGCCTTTATAATGTCATATCTTTGCAATTGTAAATCCATATGTACCCTCCTCTCTTCTTTTGTATGTAATGGATTATCTTTTGATATTTTGTATTATATACTTGTCTATATATATTGTCAAGTATTATTATAAATATTTTTTATATTTATTTTTTTCTTTATATATGATACTCTATGTATATAGGAGGATTATACTTATGAAACTATCTATTCAGGACAAATTAAAAGAAAAAAATATGACACGTTACGAACTGGCTAAAAAAATAGGGGTAACATATCCAACAATCGACAAAATTTACAAAGGTGAATCAACTTCAATTAAATTTGATATCTTAGAATCAATTTGTAAAGAACTTGATTGCTCCCCTATTGAAATCCTTGATTCGGATGATGATAGAATGAAACGACTTTTAAGTTATACGACAGCAATAAACAAAATAACACATAATAAGGACGACGAACAATAATCATCGTCCTTACATATTTACATAACCCTCAGTTCATTTGCCATATTAATAGCTGCCTGGTACTTGTCCACATCATCTGTAAGCATTATGCAGATAATAATTCAATTTTGTATGACCTATTGTTTTTAGTAATAACTTCATTATTTTTTAAACATTTCATAATATCTAAATCAGATAAACAAGTTTAAACCTTTATATCTTGCTTTCTTTTATATCTGTCGCCATTAATTACATCTATATATTTATACTCTATGTTTTTAATTATTTTATCATCATCTACATATTTCCATTGATATCCACTGGTTATCTTAGCTTCTCCCTTACAACACTTAGAAATATTCCCAGGTGTAGTATTATTATCCCTTGCAGCAGAAGAAATACTTTCGTAAGTTTTTATATATTCTCCATCTAGTGAGTATTGCTCAACTTCTATTTTCCTAGTAGATTTGTACGGTTCAATGTTAGAATTATCACCATAATAATATTTCCATTGATAGTCATGAGATTTTTGTTTTTTATCATTACAACATGCAGCTATTCCACTATGCAAATGTTTAATTTTCCACTCTTTTTCTACATCCATGGCACATTCCCATGCTTTTATAAATTTTCCATCAAGATCATATTGAGCAACAGGCTTTGCACGATATTTATTCCCAGTAAATCTAATAGAAGATAATTGCCTTTGTTTTAATGACTGTTTTCTACCTTTTCCTGCCTCTGAAATCTTTTTCCTTGTTTCTTCAGACATATTCTTTTTGGCAATACTCATTTTCCTTCTTGCTTCTAATGAACGTTTTTTACCAATATTACTTTTTCTTATTTTTTCAATTTGCTCAGGTGTATGCTTTCTTCCTTTTGAAGCTAAAGACATTTTTCTTAGCGTTTCTTGTGATGGATGTCTATTTTTCTCAGCTCTCTTATCAATTGATTCCTGTCTCATCTTTCGATTATTCCCACCAGCAATCATATTATAGCCTAATTTATTATTCATTGAATTATATTTCTTTATAAGCCCTTCTTCAATTATATTAGCTACATCTAATGATATCCCATCAATTAGAACAATATGCTCGAAGTTATCCCATCCATATTTTTTAATAGCATTATAAAAATGTGCAGAATGCTTATAGTTATTCCCGTTTCCACCACATCTACGTTTAAAATCATTACAAGTTTGTCCGATATAGATTTTATTATTGATTTTATTTATATGAACATATACTTTGTATTTTCCTTTCCATCCTTTTATCTCTTGTTTCATTCTAATTTCACCTCATCAATTTTATCTAATATTTGATTTAAAGATATCGCTGCATCATTAGAGTTTAGTTTAATGGCTTGTAATAAAATCTTTCTTAAGTCTTGTTCTTTTATTGTTATTACGGGACTATTCTTCTTTAGATCATAATTCCCATTTGATACACCATTTAAAAAATCTCCAATATCAGTATAATACATTCTTTCTCTTTCCTCAGATAAGCCAATATAATGCATAGTTGTTTGTGTGTCACTGTGTCCAAAAATATTCTGTAAAGTTTCCAAACATAACATATCATGTGGATGAATCACTTTACTATAATATCCAAAGGAACGCCTTATGCTATGAATCGTCACCTTGTATTGAATTTTGTTAAATTCCACTGCTTTTTTAAAAATTTTATCAAATGCTCCAATTTGCCATTTTGAAATATCTTTAAAAATTACTTCTTTATATATATATTCTCCTAAAGTTTTAAATTCTTTTTGATGCTTTCTCCACCCATTTAAAATCTTTTTAATTCTATCTTCACTATAATCTTTGTTGTATAACTCTGTAAATCTATTAATCATTTCTAATGCTTCTTCGTCAGAATAATTTATAGACTCTGTTTCATGAAAAAAATCATCGTTCTCCATTTTTCTCCATTCATACTTTAAGTCATAAGGAAAAATATAATCATTTAAATTATCTAATGGATTGATGCCTGTTATCTGTAGATATTCTTTAATAACCTGCTTTGCATATGGTGAAATATATATGATATTATATTTTCCAGTCTTTTGCTCCTCAATTGTTCTAATCTCATCCTTTATTGTTCCATTTGGATAAAAGATATCAGACCATATCATATCTAGTGTATCGCCTACTCTTCTTCCAAATAAAAATAACAACATAAATTTTAAATAATCATTCCATAATTGATTTTCACGAAAATAATCAATCATCCCTTTGATATCTTCCATATTCCAAAAAGGATAACCTTTAGTTTTACCTTTTTTCTTAGTCGCATAATCTCTTGTCTGTGCCATATTAAATAACCTCTCTTTCTATATGTATTATTCTCCGTTTTTATAGTATCTATCTCTAATTTGTTCGGCTCTATCATATGCCTCCAATAAATCGTCACACCATCTAATTTCTAAATTCTTAGTTTGTTTTCCGCAACAAGGTTTATTAAAACAAGCTAGATCCTTTATGTGCCATTTTTCACGCTGATGACCTCCACGCTGGATTCCAGATCCAAGTTCATTTATTTTCATACAATTTAAACATAAAAATTTTGAACTTCTCTTTGGATTTCCCATATTCATTTTTCGTCACCTCTTTTTCTATAATAAAAAAGAAGCAGATGATTCCTGCTTCTAATACTTATTTTTTTACATTTGATTTGCTTTCAGTAAGAAAGCAATTTTTCTTTGTGTTTATAATCCAACCAAATTTCCAAACAAATTCATTGCTTCCTCTCTCGTATACCTTTCCCTATTGTATATTACTGTTGTATCAAACTTATATTCTTTTAATTTATTTCTATCTAATTTGAATACACCATATGCAATCATATCATTTATTTCGCTCACTCTAACAAAGGATTCTTGTGATTTATTTTCCGACATGTTAAAATCTGAAGGATATACTCTTTCCATAATTACACCTCCCATTTGAAATAACTCATTCATCTAATAATAACCACAAATTTTTACCATAAAACTGTTCTCTTACTTTTGGAATATCATCACTAATTTGCGATAACCTAACCTTATCAAATTTTATATTGTTAAGTTCATCCATTGTCCTATTACCAAATCTATTTTTTGTACAATCTGTTTCTTCATTCGATTCTTCAACCATACAAAACGTAACTTCTCTTAAATGCTTTATAATCATTCTCTTTGCTTCAATCATACTCTTTCCTCCAATCTACCTTTTAAATCATTGATAACTTCTTGTAAAGTCTGACAACGTGCAAGTAACATATTATTTGTTGTTTCTGCTTCCTTTTCGTTATCAACAATGTATTGCTCTACTCTCTTTATTTCCATTTTAAGCTCACCAATATATTCTTTTACCTTTTTTCTCATATCTGGCTGATTTTCATATTGATTATTTATACTATTCATATTTTATCCTCCATCGAAAAAATTATTTTTCTTTCAATACATATCTATAAAATTTACTGAAATATATTGTTAAATATATATCATAAATATTCGATATTCTGTTTTTATTTTCATTTTTTTCAAGTTTTTTTCTTTTCTTCTTATTACGACCTAACACAATAATTTTTTCTTCTCTATATGTAATGTTAATAAACCCCGTTTGTACCATTTTAACAAAAATATTTTCCATTAAACTAGTAGATACATTATATTTATAAGAATATTTTTCTTTAAATAATTGCCAGTTGTCTATACTAGGTGGCGAATTATGTTTGTCTGACCATTTCTTGTAATCTGCCAAAAAACATATTTCTCTATACGATAAAGTATTTAATATATCCAGATATTCTTCAAATACATTATTCTCAATACGTTCATCCATTAAATATCCATTTTTTATAAGATTGCCAAAGAATTTTACCTTATCATTAGTTGCAAGTCTTCTTACTGCTTCTAATGTTTTATTAAAATTAACAATGAACTCTACATCATTTACCATTTCTGTTGTAATATTATTTGTATCTGAAAAAATTATATCTATCAGTTCTTGTTCCTTCTTTTCTTGAAATTCGTTTAATAAAACTTCTGTTGTAGAGTCAATCATATCACCTATAACTGGAATTGATTTTAATGATGATAGAAGAACTGATTGCACAATTGGATTGCCTTTTATATCTTTCAGTTCGTTTACATTTTTCAAATCATTTTTGATGTCATCTATTTTATCCATAATATTTAATCTCCAAATACATTACATACTATTCCAAAATAAAGTTAAATTTTCTATGATTCTATGCCTGTTATTTTGATATAGCTTGAACAATCAATAACATTCATTTCAATACAATATTCTCCGCAATCTATATATATTGAGTCTTTCTCAATATCAATTTCTTTAGCTTTGAATTTCTTAGAAGTTTCGATCATATAATCTCTGGCTTTATCATAAGTTGAAAAGAATTTCTTAGAAATATAGAAACCACGAGTTACTAATGTGTTATTGTTATTAACTGTTAAAACCATATAATTATTTACTTTACATTCCATATGCAATATCCTCCTTATAATGCAATTAAACCTAGATTTTCCTACTATTTACTTTCGATAATTACATAAATTCCATCACAGTTTAAATCTCTTGCTATATTCTCTGCATTATACCAATCAAATTCTTCTGCATTATCTTTTGATACCCATGCACCATTATTGTAGTATTTAATATCATTTTCTTTTTTTATTATATATTTGCACATTATAATTCTCCTTTCCATCCACAAGAAAACTTGGTTTCATCAACAACTTAACTATTCGCTATCTGGTTCAAAACCTGAGTCAGACCAACCCCAACTTATTAACGCTTTTTTTACATTTTCAATATCATTTTCGGTTGTTCCTCTCCATATTTCCTTTACTTTTACATAGAAACTACTATTTTTTATATGGTCATATAAATACCAAATCTCATCTTCATCTAATACTGCATATGGATAACCATATTCTTTTGAACAAATTTTATTTCCAATTCTTATCATTTCTGCCATATAAATCACTCCAATCTATTTAATTCCAGCTTCCTTACACAATTCTAAAAACTCATCCTGGTTAATTTGCATTTCTGGTTTAATGGTTGTCTCATAATAATGAATTGTATCTGCCGTAAGATTATAATTCTTATCAGATTTTGCAAGATCAACCATTGATTCTAATGTAAATTTTACAATCCCTATATATGTTTTCTTATCTATTTTATCCATATTATTCACTCCAATCTTTAATCATTTGTTCGATTTTAGGACTATCTGTACTTATGCCAAGACATTTAATCCATCTTTCGGCACATTCGCAGAATCCTTTATGATACATAAACTCTGAATTTTCTTCCAATTCATCAGCATTAACATTCTCATCTTCCATAAATAATCTTACTTGTGCTTTATGATCTGCATATGATATTAATAAATTTTCGATTGCATTTCCTGTAATATTCATATCTTTCATATTATTTAACCTCCAATCTTCCAATGAAACTATTATTTACTTGTTTCCATTCTACACAATATCATTCAACAACTCAATCACTTCGTCAAGTTTCTCACTCGCTTCTTCCATACTATCAATTGCATCTTCAGAACACATCCCTCTATAACTACTCTGCAATCCCTCTGGCATATTATCAAATGCGTCCTGTTCTTCATTTAATATAGAAGATAGCTCACCTGATGTCTGTTTTAATTCAGTTTGTATATCCTGAAATCTTGCTTTAAGCTGCCTTATCTTTTCTTTTCTCTGTTTATTCATTACTTATCACCCCATAATGCATGGACTACATCATAATCACTTGGCATACATGTACATGTCAAAGCTCCAAAATTCAACTTATTAAATTCTTCTTTTGTAATTTCAATTCCCATATCGCCATCAACAGTAGTATTGTAATCAAGCTTTCCTTGACATTCTGGACGGAAATACCATACTCTATAGAACTCTTTACCAGTCTTTCTGTTCTTCCCACTAAACAAACAGGTAATTGTTCTACCTGAACTTATTTCAGTTGTGACAGTTTTTCCGAAATATGGATTGTATTGACTATATACATTTTTTCCGTATTTCAAATTTTCCTGTTTATCATGTTCACTCATTTCGAATAACTGCTGTGTACCCCTTCCATAAGAAGTATCATACACTTTACTGCTATTCACACCAACAGTTGAATATAACTTAACTCCGTTTCTATCAGTAGTTTCAACTCTCTTCACTCGTTCACCATTGATATAATCATTACACAATCTATCCATATAATGAACTTTTCCATCTTTATCAACTGTGCGAGTAGTTTTTTTTATATCATAATTATCATAAGCTGCCTTTGCAGCACTTCCTGCATAAATTCCTAAGAATGCTAATAGCCCTCCGAACATAATCATCAACCACCTTTCTTATTTTATATTACTATTTTCTCCACTTTTCCATTTCATCTACAGACTTCTTATTTAAGTTATTATACATATCTTGTCTCTTACGAGATTCTTCCTTTTGGTTCGCTTTCCAAGGAAGATAAATACATAAGTATCCTGCAATCAAACATCCAATTAACTGTGCCATAATGATTACCTCCGTTTTTTCTTTAATTATATCATGTGTTGTGTCCTATTAAAAGGACTGGAAAGTGCTTTTTATCGTAGTTCTAATCCAAGTATTTCTTTTACGTATATAGCTTCTTCTTTATCTTCAAGAACTCTTCCTTTTATATTTCCATCAACTTCAATGGCTGTGACTACTTTAAAATCTAAATCAGAATAAAGAAATGCATCAATCATATCAAGACGCTGCGTTGTTACAACAGGTGGATTTTCTTCTCTTGCGATTTCTATCCACTCTGGAAGTTCAGTATAATGTGTTGTTTCATCTGGATAATAAACAATATCATTATCCATATCAATGTTCAGTGTCTCTTTTGCATATCTTTCAACTGCATTATTTTTACCTAATAATAAAATCATTTAATCACCATCCTTTTAAAATTTCCGATTCATTCTGTTTAATGTACCAATTTGGAACATCATTTTTTCTATAATATGCTTGTCCACCTGAAGGAAATTGAAACACAACAGATTCACATCCAAATCCGTCAATTCCCTTTCTTACAACTTTAAGAATTTGCTTCGTCCCGTCTGTTTTATCACATATTAATTCCATTCCTTCATATAAATCTTCATAAGTCATCGTACCTCCACCTTTCTCCTGAAATCATCGTTTCATTTACTTATCAAGAATACCTATCATAGATGGTATCTGACACACTTTGAACTCACCATCAAATAATTCTCTATGTTCTCTGGATTCAAAATATCTTTTTGCTTTATTATAAGCATCTTTTTTTGAATCTGCTTTTACTTCAATCATTCTATCGTGGAATATTGCTATATAATTTCCATCTTTAATTCTTACCATAATACATCTCTCCTTATAACAAATCCTGAATATTGTAAATCCTCATTTCATTAGTTTTTCAAGCATAATTCTTGCTATTCCTAATGCTAAAATTTGACTTCCCTCTTTTGATAATATTGGATTTTGAACTCCAAACCTTTGCTCATTCGTTAATACTGACGCATTGTTAATTTTATTTCTACTGTTCATTTCGTCCCAAAGTCGTTTTTGCTCTGCGTAATATTCTTCTGTTAATGGTTCATTGTATTTCATTGTTAATTCCTCCATTCTTCCAAAGAAACTCTTGTTTCAAGTCTCTAATTAAAATCAACCATTACCACTTTATTTTCCATTATAGCAGCGTCATACCACTCGCTACTATCATCGCTTGTGTATTCTTCCTGCAAAAATTTCCTTGCATCTTCGTCAGTAACAATATTTCTATTTCCCATTTTAATATGGTTGAATAGCCAATCCTTTTCGACTACAACAATCAATTCATTAAAATCTGCTTCTTCTTCCTCGTATGTAACAGGGTTCCATCCGAAAAATCCATCACATATACAAAAAGCAATTAAATCTTTGTGCTTTGAAAAATCTACATAATTTGCATTTTCAACTTCTTTTAATATTCTTTCTCTTACTTTATTCATATCTCATCACTCCTTAATCTACCTGAATAATCAATCTGATCTGCTTTCCACCTATACAATCAATAACAATTCCGTTATCTCCTGTGATATACATATCAGAATAACGACCAACTCTTTCAATTTCAGGTGCATCACCAGTTTCCATTTTGTCATTGAAAAAATCGTATAACTCATTCTCAACAGACTCTTTTGTAATCACCTTTACAACTTCGAATCCATCATGACAAAATCCTGTCTCGTCTGATAACAAATCTGAAATCTCTTCAAGTGCATATTCTCTGTCTTTCTTGTACAGTTCCTCTAATTCATTTGGAATAATTATTTCCGTTGGAAGCTCATTGAATACTTCCATATCACCATCTGTGTCCCATTTAATATTTATTGCCTTTAACATAATCAATCACTCCTTTAAACAATCCTTATCAACTATTGCAAATAACTTAATCTCTTCACCGACTTCGCTTTCATCAAGATCCAGATTATCAAGTAGTTCTACAAATGACTCATCGGTAAAATCTTCCTTATATAAATACACATCATGTACTGTTGGAGTACACCATAGATATAATCGAATAAATTCAATTAACTCTGTCCATTCACATTCCTGGCAAATCCGTCTTGCACATCTTACTAATGACTGGACAAAATTTGCTGTCATTAAGCCGTTGCCTTCAAGTTTTTCAATCTGCTTATCAGTAACTTCTTTTACATTTTCAATTCCTTTATCCATGATGTAGGAAATAACCGCATTCCCCATTCTTGAATCAAATTCTTCCTCAATGATTTTCCCTACTTTTGTATCATAATATCTCTTCATATCAATTTACCTTCCTTTCTTAATACAATGAAGCGGTTCTTTCATTGCCTTTTCATACAAGCTCCAAGTCAAACAAACTTATCATTGGCTCTTTGTAAATCTCTTTTCCGTCTACACGAATCCATTTAATAAAATCTGTTAATGCAATCTTTTTGTTTCTCTGTAACTGCCACGAATACATCTTTATCCAATCACTTAACAAATCAAACATATTATAATCATAAAATGGACATCCCTTTGGTTTTACACTTTCAAGTAATTTCTTTATTTTTCTGTCGATTGATATGTGAGCATTCCCACAATAATCAACAATTATATAATTAGTTTCCATTAGCATATGCCTCCTTTTATGCAATACTTAATTTACTCTGTTTCTGTTCTGTTTTATTAAGACTTCTAATGTATTTAATTTCATCTCTCTCAAAAGACTTCAGATAACCTTCTGCAATCATTTCATCCGCAACTTTTAAGATATATTCAACTGTCTGTCCACTTCCATAATTTCTTCCATCATTTAATCCTAAACGATTAAGTCTTACTATGTTGGCGATACTTCTTGCCACATCAAAAGCTGCATAATATTTATTTGTTCTTGTTGTTGCAGATTTTTCAAATAGTTCTTTGCGAATTTCATCTCTCTTTCCATTCAGATACTCTTCATACTCACTATCAGAAATATCATAGACTGTTTCATATAAATCTACCCAACGAATAGAAGAAAGTTTCATATTACTAATTGCCTCTGCAACTTTTTTGACATCATTTTTCAGAATAACTCCACTAATCTGCTGCGGATGTGCGTATAAATAAGCACATTTCTTTTTCTCTGCGTCATATCCACAACCTTCCATAATTCCTAATGAACTAATAAGTTCGCTTGATTCTTTATCCCACGCCTCTCTCTCTTCTGTTTCCCAACCATTGTTATAATCGTATGTCGGTGTGTCAATATTGAAATACACATTTACATATTCATTTCCATAATCTAAATCAGGATTCCAATTATTTGTCAGTGTATGATCTGCTCCATATTCATTTCCTTTTCTGTATTCGTGATATTTAATATTCATATCCATATCAATCAACCTCCGTTCTATACTTCATAATCGCTTACTGGTTCTGTATATCCACTATCCAATTTAATTTCCGTTGTTTCATAGTCATCATAAACACTATTTCGTGTACCTCTTGTATGTACAATTTTTGCAAGTTGCATAATTACATATCTGCGTTCACAACCATGTTCATCGTAAACTTTATGTGGATAATATAATGCTCTACCATTGCAAACTGTAAAATTATCAAACTCTTTTCCATAGAACTGTTCACAATCACTAGCATGTAAATTCCGTAATGCATGATCTCTTATGTATTGCTTCTCATCATCTGTTAATTTATCTGTGTTATCTAATAATGAGAAATCAAACAAGATATTTCTCTTACCAGTTTCAATAGAATCGACATATTCCAAGTTATTTTCTTTAGCTGTCTTTTTAGCTGTCTTGTATAATTTATACTCTTTGATTTTCATTTTCGCTTACCTCCTATACAGTCTGACATATCAACATTTTTTCATTGTAAATTGAATCAATAACCTCATAGTTCTTCACTTTTTTATTAAATGGTATTTTGTCATACTGTCTTATATCTCCAACATGACCATCAACACATATTTTTTTGATTCGTTCACTTTTTGCTACTTCCATTACAGTTTTCATTTTTCATAAACCTCCTACAATTCAAATTTTTCCGACATAATATCTACATTTTCCATATTTCTCATCCTCGATCCAATCACCATTAGCAAAAATCTGTTTCAAGCATTCGTTTGCTTCGTATTCTGTATCAAATATAAAAACACCATCTTCATCATTTTCCATACAATGACTTAGATAATCTGGAAGTCCATAATATTTTCTATATATTGTGTACATGTATATTTCGCTCCTTCCATTACAAAAGGCAGACACAATTATTTGCATCTGCCTTTATTTATTCTCTGTATTAATCTGCTTTCTCTTCTTTTGGTGTGATTAAACTCATAAGATTCTCACTAATATAACCACAGAAAGCATCAATACTTCCATTTCCAATAGTCCAACAACTATCCTCATCATAGTTCCAATGGATAATTACCTCATGTCCTGCTGTGATATTAGGTAAATCAACATCTTCCTTTCTCGCATATGAACTGTTGGAAAGAGCTTTAAGATATACATATCTTCTGATATTCTCAATATCTCTTTCTGTTTCTGCATTGAAAATCTCTACCAGATATTCGTCAGAACATTCATTATAAATATCATATTCAGAAGCTCCATTTTTCTTATTATCAAGCCTCTTTAACTCTTTGCTGATTGCAAACAGTGCTGATTCCTCATACTTATTACACTCTTCTTCGCTTCTAAATACAGTTCCATCCTCTGCAATGTACTCTATTCTTACAAGTTTCTCAATTGTTTCTGTTTTTCTTACTTCGTTTACTTTCATGATTTTAATCTCCTTTTCTTATACAATATATTGTATATGTTTGTTTCATATACTACTATGTCTTGTAATTATTCTACCGAGAAATTACAATTTCCTTTGCCATTTTAGTTCTGAAATACAATGTCTGATATTTCTTTTATTAATCTTTCAGCATCATTAACTCGCCTTGCTAAAACATCATCTGTACAAAAATCCCATTGCTCATCTTCATTTACCTTTTTTATTATCTGTAACGACTGAGATAATAACGTGTTAATGCTTCCTAATGCTTTTAATGTATTATCTTTATCAATAATATGTTTTGCCATATAACCACACTCCTATCTGCTCCATTGACCAACTTTATTTCCGTTTATATCAATGCAACTACCACTTGTTACTCCGTCTTCTAACTTAGCACAAATGCCTTCAAGTATACGTTTTAACTCAACAGCTTCCCAATATTTGCTTTCGTTTCCGTCATAAGGATCACCAAACGCTGCATTACCTGTTTCAATTTCAATTTTTAACATAATTCTTTACCTCCTATACCCATGCTGGCTTTACTTTAGTTTCTGGTAAACTTTCCAACCACTCAATTATATCCTGTGGTACTTCTTCCATCTTCCAAGCAGTTCCATATTTATAACCGCACACTGGACATTCTCTACCAATAAAACCGAGTTTGTGATCTTTATAAGAAATCCAACCTCTTGTCTTATATTCTGTATTTGAACGTCCTAAACAATCTTTCTCTTTTAATTCATATGCGTTTTTATATAAATTTCCATATTTTTCAAAGATATCTTCATCATTATAAACATCAATAGAATATTCCATATTTGCATATACGGTTTCTTCTTTTGTCGGATAAAAAGTTTCTCCATTTTTTAAACACTCCACCGCTCTTTTCTTTGCGTTGTCTTTTTTCTGACACGCTTCTTTCGTCAAAGTCCATTTCTCAATTTTAACTTTATCCTGAGTGTGCTCTGCCCATCCAAGTTCTTTCATGTGTTCACAATAAGGACGCATATCATTCAAATGCCATCTATTCCAAATATCACATAATTTGTTAAGCATTTCCGTTGTCCACTCATCTGTTGGTGAACCATTTCTGATTTCATCAACACACTGACCAGCAGAGCCAAGGCAATCTCCGTTTGATAATGGCGCAACTACACCACTCATGCTTAATTTTGAATCTTTATATTCAATTCTCACAAATGCATTTCTATCTACTTCGTTTCCTGTTCTTGTGTAAACCTTACATTTACATGGATTAATGATTTTATACATAATTACGCCTCCTTAATTTCTTTCAACATACTGTCGATACACAACATTAAATTTTCTTCCATATTTTCTTTAACCATTTCCAGATGTTCGTTTACCTGTTTTCTGATTTCTTTTTCTGTTACATTATGACCGTAATTTGCAATCACTTCGTCCATAATTTGCCTATATGTAAAACCTAAAAGTAAGTCCTCATTTTCATGTATTGGCAAATTGTAAGTAAACTCTTTTCCATTCCGTGAATCCGTTTCAGGATCATATAACCATTTACTCATAATTCGTTTCCTCCTTAATTTATGCAATCTCTAAACTGTTCCACCATGCTTTGCCTCCACCTTCAATTCCATAGAAACCAATAAAAGCATTGATATGTCTCATTGTCGTTGCTGAATACCCATTCCACAATCTCTGAAAAACTCCATTATGTATTCTGCAAACGACTGTATTGTAGCTTGTCAGCTCAATGTCTCCATTGTCTAACTCTGTTACTTTCGCTTTTCCGTAAAATGATTTTCGTATATCATTTACTACAGGTAAATCAAATTGTTTCATGTTCATTCCTCGCTTTCTTGTAATAAAATAGGCAGCTAGGTATTTATTCTCCTAACTGTCTTGCGGTTACTATAAATTTATTGCATTTCCATTCTCATCATATTCAATCGGTGCAACGTGAACTGCATAACCGATTCCTTTTTCTTTGTCGTAAATTTCCATTGTACCACCTGCACAAAATTCAAATGAGAATCGCTTATCATCCGTTTCAAGTAATTTAATCAAATGATCCGTGAGTTCATTTAAGTTCCGTGCATCTTCTTTTGACTTTTCAATACTTGTCATTTCGCTTCACTCCTTTTCAAAGAAATCTTAGTTTCTATACATCTCTTTTGATATAGCTTTCAGAACATCGCTACCACTTGTCTGATAAATCATTTCTCCATTTCTCCAAATTTCAAATACTGGATAATCTTCATTTGCATCGAAATCTTCACAAATACTTGTACGAATTTTGTTTATGTCTTCGCTAACACAAATTGTTTCATTACCGTCATATCCTTGTTTTGATAGCACATATATTTTCATATTTATTTCCTCCAATCTTCTAAAGAAATGCGAATTTCTTACTACAAATCATAATCGTAATCTTCATAATCACAATTATCTTCTGCACAAAATTCAACCGAAATTCCTGCCCCAAAATTTGCAATCAAAAGCCCTCCACATTGTGGACACCGATTATTGCATTCTCTAATATCTTCTACAAATTCTTCATCTTTCCCAAGTTTAATATCTTTTCTTGTTTTCATTTCTTTTATCTCCAATTCATAAACAACACACATTTTAATTTCAAACACTCATTGTTCCATCTAAATAATCATTTAAACCTTCAAAATAATCTTCATTTGGCTGTTCCTGATGAACAAATCCCTGTTCGCACTGTTCTTCATAAGCTGCCTTCTGCGTCTCTTTATAAATAATTTCATCAACTCTATCCATTTTCTTGTCTCCAATTCTAATAAAACACATATTTCTAACTATCACTTTCAATCAAGTAATTCAGGACATTTTCAATATAAGAACATTCGACATCTATAACACATTCCTTTTTAAGTTTGCTCTGTATATCTAAAATATCTGAATCATATAGATGGCTGATTCCAATTTTTTCTTTTTCATCGCAAATTTCTATTATTGTTTCAACTGTAGATACAAATATCCGCAATGAACAATCCATGCAAATCATTCTGTTTGCCTCATCATTTGTCTGTCTGCAAGCTCTGCCATAATATCCACATATACAAGGTACTTTGCATTCGCTTTCATCACTTCCTACTTTATTTTTTATACAGCTTTCTTCAAATGCTTTCTGTTTTTCACTTGTTATAATCCGAAACATATAACTCTCTCCTTTCTCTTATGAAATATCCATTTCTTAATCCTCATCAATGCTATTTGCACCATCAGAGAACCCATCATCATAACCCTTGTTATACATAGGATTCTCGAACTTCGTATTAGCTATTGGTGAATCTTCTTCAATGCCAAAGAAAGATTTCTCTTCCTCAGACATTTCACAACACTCGTCAAAATACTCCATTGCACTTTCCCTATCATCAGAGATTAAGCCATCCTTAAAAAGCGTTGCTAATTCTTCTAATCTACAACGTGGAATAAAATCTGCATTTACCTTTTCCATGAAACAATCATAAGCTAATTGAAAATATAACATCTTCTTAAGATTATTCTGGAAATAAGTAAAATACGTTCCATACGCCCACTGTTGACCTTCTGGCTGCGTTGGATCATAACCACTAACAACTGTATACTGTGTATCACTTTCACTTTGTAATAAAGCAATATCTTCTTTCCGTAAAATTTCTTTCCATTTCATTTATCACACCTCCAAGTCATATTCTTTAATAAGTCTTTCCCTTACCATTTTGTTCAAATCCTTATTTACTGTTATGATTCTATGGGAAGTTCGATTTATGTATGTGAAATGACTTCCACTGCATCTTGCGAATCTATATCCATTCCGTAAAAGAATTGGCTCAAATTCACGCAACTGTTTTGTTTTTCTGCACATCTAGTATCACTTCCTTCCTTATTATAATGTAACCGTATTGCCGTTATCCCAGCTATGCTTTATCTGTGTTTCATTTTTATCACTTGCCTTTTCGTTATATTATTCTCTACATGGCATTTGCTCTTGTCTTTGTTGCCTTCTTTGTACGTTTCTTTTCTGTGAATGGAGATTCCATTTCATAACGGACAATTTCTGACAGATAATCAAAAATCTGTGCCTGTGTTTTATCCATGATGTTTTCAACGAAAAATTCTGTTCCTTTACAATGCTCAAGCAACGCCGTTTCCATTTCATAGATACGACCATCACAATATGCATATAATGCTTTTAATGCACGGATAATTTTTGCCGTATATGCTTTTCCATTGTAAGAATCTGCGTATCCGTTCCATCCAAGATTACCAAGTAATGCAAGCATTGAATCGAATAAATCTGGATTTGACTTTGACAACTTAACACCATCAGAAATAGATGTGAGTGTTCCTACTGTGTTTTCATTATCATCATCTCCCTTTACTGCGACATTATTCTTATGACAAATTTCCTGTAATTTCACATAATCTGTCTTACCACCTGCAATAGCTGCCTTGTAAATATCCATGGGCTGCATTTTCGCTCTATCCTGTGACTGATTGATAAACAAATCAATTGCTTCTTCGGGTGAACATTCCATGATTTCAACCACTACGGAATCCATTTTCGCCTTAAATGCGCCATATATTCTGTGCTGACCATCAATAACATACAATCTGCCTTTGTGGAACAGTACCTTCGGAACATCCCATTTGTATTTGTTATATGCGTTGCCAATTGCATATGCCCTGGCAAGTTTTAATCTTCTCTGCCATTCTGGAATGTGGATATACATTGGGTCAACTACAAGCTGAAGTTTGTCTCCAATCATACTGTTCCGCTTTGCGTCTTTAATCATCCGTGAAATATAATCCGTTTCCATTTTGCCGGTAAATCCTTCTGCGTTCCGTAATTCCTGCATTTCCATTTCTGCTTCTTTCGCTGTTAAATAAACTCTTTTACACATATTTGTGTCCTCCTTATAATTTGTAATAAAATAGCGGCTACATTATTTTGTAGCCGCCTTTACATGTTCGTTTGCATCCTTACAGCTTTCAATTCCGTGACAACAACATCTGTCTCCACAATTAACACAAAGGTTGCATTTAATTTCTCTTACTTGTTTTTCAGTCATACATCTTTATTCTCCAACATATACTCATAATATTCGGTTTCGCTTGCAAATAGTTGATATTTCCCATTTACAAGTCCCATATAACCTTCTGGTGTATTATAACCATTCATTCTGTCTCCTTTCTAAAGCAATGCAGATAAGATTTCCGCAAAGCTTTTGTGATTTTTGTTTTGTCTTTTATTTCTCTTTGATGCAAGTTCTTCTGCATAGCGCATATTCTCATACGCAATCTCTGCTTCTGGTCTTGCATCTATGATTTCCATTCCGTTGTAAGCATGAAACACAATTGCTTTCTGCATCATTCCATTTCCTCCCTTGCATCATGCAAAATCCGTGTAATTTCGCTTTCTGATTTTGCTGCTTTGATTTTGTTAATTACGTTTTCGCTATAACAAAGCTGTTTTGCTATGCGGATAGCGTTGTATTTTGCGTTTCCCATTTTGTTATTCTCCTTTCTGTACATAAAAAGCAACCTACAAAATTGTAAGTTGCTTTTAACGATTCAAGTGGTAACTGTCAGAAATGGCAGCCTTTTAAAATTCATAATATCCGATGATTTCCGTATCATCCTCTTCTACTTCATTGTAAACGGGTGCATATTCTTTATCATTAGAGAAATAATGTTCTCCGTTCCATTTTGAGTTAAGAAGAATTACGCCATTTTCAAGAAATGTTTCTGTCCATGAGATTCCATATGTAGAGGATTCAGGAAACTTCTCTTCAAATTCTTCCTTGCTGATCGGTTCGATGATATCCATCTGTTTGCCTTCTGATGCAAGATACCGTGCGCCATTTGGAGCTTCTGTATAAGTTATTGTTCTCATTATGTTTTACCTCCGTTTCTTTTTTATTCTACATTAATAAAGTAAAGCCAACTGTTTTGCTAACATAGCTTTGCTCATATTATGAGTTTTGATTCCCTGTGGTTTCCGTGTTTCTGCCCGGACGCTATAAATCCGTGGTTGCTGTTTTGCCTTTGTTATTTCGTAGTTGCAATAAGCTGTGTGGGTTGCTTTTGCTTTTTCTGACATAGTTTTGTCCTCCTTTTATTTTTCCCAATAGTAATCCGAACCGTCCTCAAGATAAATCTGTAAGCTGGTTTCCGTTGCGGAAAAATCGGTTACTTTTGACATGTTTACCATGTTATTTTTATAGGCTTCTGTTTCGTTCGGAATATTTTTCAAAAGATCCGTATAACTTGCATTTGCCTTGTTATCAAGTTGACGTGTTACATCTTTTAGTTCAACCGTGATATATCCGTCTGCGTTTGTATAATAGCAGGCAATATCTTCGATTGGGATTGAATGATTTAACTGGGCAGATTTACCTATAAAAAATGCACTCGTAATGAGTGCTGATGTGGTGAGTATGTATGCTATTTTGCGTTTCATGATTCGTTTTCTCTTTAATTTTGGGTATAAAAATAGCACCCTTTGCGTTTGGGTGCTTGGGGTACGTTGGTTATATTTGACGCATTATTATTTGCCTTGTAATTGCTTTTTCTTTGCCTTAAGTTCTGCTATTTGCGCTTCGATTGAGGCAATTTCTTCGTTTGCCTTGTTATATTCTGCATCAGGTATCCATTCCATGATTTCGCTTGGTTGGACATGGAGATATTCGCAGACTTTATTTATAATGTCCGTATTCATTGGTTTGTTTTTTGAAAATTTAGCTGGCATATTTACAGAAATTCCAGCATCACACAATGATTTCCATTGCATATTTTTATCTTGCAATAATTTTTCTAATTTTTTGTACACAATCATATTATTTTACCTCCATTAGATACACCTCCATTCTATCACATAACTGTGTGATTCACAAGCAATTTGTGATAATGCACACTATAAAAGAGCAGACCTTTTGCGTTGATCTGCTCCTCTAACTATGCACTAATCCTGTAAACTTTCATTGATTCGCTTAATGTTATCCTCAAACTTTTTTTTGAGTTTTTCTATTTCTCCATTTTTAAGCAAATCTAAATAATCCTCATACATTATGAGTTCTTTGCGTAAGTCGTCTTTAAATTGAATATCCGTTGGCATATTGTCCATCCTTCCACCGCCTTCCTAGTTATAGTATAGCGGATTTATTGTATATTTACAAGCTACTTATTTGATATACATATCACAGAATACAGCCATGAAAAGCTTATTAAACTGTGCTTTACTTATTGCTGTATGAAGCGTACCGTCATTTACAATCTTTTTAGACTGTGCGTATCTTGCACCAAACATATCTGACATATTCTCAGCAAGTTTACTAACCTGTGCCTGAGAACATCCATCAATACCGAGATTCTCAAGAAATACTTTAATGGCAGTGAGGAAGTCACCACGCTTGTGCTCGTTAATCTTTTTAGTGTATGCGTCATGCATACCTTCCGGAATAAAGACATATGTATCTTTCATGGCTTTTGTAAGTGGTTCAACAATAGCTTTGTGTGCTGTTTCAGCCTTACGGATAGCATTATCTACTTCGAGCCGTGGGAATTTTTCAGACACTTCCTCTATAGATAATCCATTGTCAAGGTCATTCTGCCGATTAGCAAGAATGTTTTCAAGCTGTGCTTTGAGCGGTTTTATTTCAGCCTTAAATCTTAAATCTTCTACAGCTATAGCAAGTGCTGATTCTTTAAAAGACTGTAACTGTGCGGTTGCTTCTTTGTTCATTTTTGTGAAATTAATCTGATTCTTTGACATAGTGTACTCCTATTCTCCCATTTTACGCATGGGTGCAAAATTGTTTTTGTGTGAAATCCTCTGCTTTGATCCGACTTGGAACGGACTTTGAGCGCAGATCTGGTGCTCAAAGGTAGCATTATTTCAGACCTCCTAACCTTACCTAACCATGCCCTTTGGTCGTTTTCTGCTAGTGAGTAGCCGTCTTTCATTTTAGACACTTACGGCGTAACCCATACCTTAAAGGCTTATCTGCAAGCAGACTTCTAGCGTATAGATACAGTCCTTGTGAAATTTTCAATGTGCGTCCTGTATGTGCATAGTGTTCAATACACTACTTCCGGGCAAACGGTGTTATACAGGTTTAAAAAGTGTGGATTTTTTGCATGAAATATGCTAGAATAGAAATTGCTAAGTATAGCGTGTTTCATGCTATCCACTATGTAAGGGTGTAAGGTGTGCTAGACTTTGCACCCTATTTTTTCAAGTCGTTGTTGCTTGACTTGTTTAAAGTGTATCACATTTTCGTGTGATTGTCAAGTTGTAATTTTCCTGACCTTGCAAGGAAGGTTCGTTTTACGGTACTTCTTTCAACTTGTCTATATCTTATCACACGTTTGTGTGCTTGTCAAGGACTCTTTAAAAAATTTTAAAAATATTTTCGTGTGTGTTGCTATGTCCTTTCGACATTGAATATAGTATCACACGAATGTGTGATTGTCAATAATAAATTTCAAAAAATACGATAAAATTTTTATTCAAACATACGTTCGATTGTGTTCTGCTCAGATAGTCCAGATCCGATTGTGTCGAACAAATGTTCTATCCTCAAAAAGTCGGAAAAATGGAGAAATACCGACCTTTTATGTGTATAGGGGGTACTAAAAACCATGTTTACAACTTATTTTTTCTGAAATCCATATAGCAGATTCATCTCCACACCAACTCGAAAATCTAACTTCCAAAATCTAAATAAAATCAAGCAAAATCCCAAATCCATCACTTCTAACTCTATATCGTACCCAATATCGTCAAACCCCTTATTTTTCAACTATTTCAGCCACTTCACACCAAATTTTCAAAACTCCATAATACCAAAAACCATCCAACCAACTCAACTTTCTTCCTTATATATAAGCATTTTCACCGATAACCAGTTTTCACGAAAACTATCCAATAATCGTGACATAAATTCTCAGACCACATATAATTCAAAAATATAAAAATCTCATTTCTCATTTTTTTACACTCATCACTAACCACACACCATCAAATTTTCCAACCCATGATTTCTTAGACTAAATCGCACGAAATCAACTCATATTATGAATAATAATTTTTTCTTTAAAACCACAAACCAATAATTAGCATTCAATAATTTAAAAAATGGAGAATAATATATAAGAATAAAAGTTAAAAGGAGTACAAAATCATGGAAAACAATACAAACATAATGAATTTCATTTCAATTAATGATATAATTGCTATCGACAAGATAGATTTATTAATCAAACAAATTGAGGAGAGTTCTATGAAAGACAAAAACAAATGGGAAGTGCCTAAGTATACCAAATCCGAAATTAACAAAGCTGGTAAAATAATAGCTGATTCATCTTCTACGCCTAAAGAACGTGAAGAAGCTTTAATAATATTGAATAATTGGAGAGCTGCACATGCTTACCCATTACAAGTTATTTGTAGCAATCTTCGCCAAAAGAATCCAGATGCCATTGTTGTTCAAAGATTAAAACGTCTTGAATCAATAACAGGTAAGATACAGAGATTTCCTGAAATGCAACTTTACAAAATGCAGGATTTAGGTGGATGTCGAGTAATTGTTGATACTATAGAACAAGTATATAGTGCAATTAAGAAATATAAATCATCTAGGATAAGACATATTCTTAAACGTGAATATGATTATATTGCTAATCCTAAAAAATCAGGATATAGATCTTATCATATGGTATATCAATTTCACAGCGATTCTAAAGATACTTATAATAAGAATATGTTTATAGAAATTCAATTTCGCACAAAATTACAACATATGTGGGCAACTGCCGTAGAAATGATGGGAATATACACAAAGAGTAATCTTAAATCCAGTCAGGGAGATCAAGATATATTAAGATTTTTTACTCTTGTATCTTCTTTATTTGCTATAGAAGAAAAAATGCCAATATGTCCTAATACTTCTGATTTTGCTGATGAACTAATATCGGAAATTAAATCTCTTGATAAGAAAAATAATATAATATCTACTCTTAGCGGTTTAAATGTATCCATAAAACATGCAAGCAAAATTTATAATCAAAAAGATAAAAATTTATATTATATATTATTACTTAATTATGAAGAGATGACCGTCAATGTAAAACCATTTAAATCTTCTAATCTTGAAACAGCAACAAAGTTATATGAACGCATAGAACAAGAATCAGATCTCAATGTTGTATTAGTATCAGCATCTTCGTTTGAAACATTAAGATTAGCATACCCTAATTATTTTGCTGATATATCATATTTTGTTAAAAAATTAAGAACTGTAATTAAAAATTATGATGCTTAAATAATTATCATAAAATTATATTTATTAAACATTTTATTGTAAGAGACAGCTCAGTAGCTGTCTTTTATTGTATTATTTCAAAAAACAATAACATATAAACACATTAAATCATTAAATTTAATCCCAACATAGGGGGAGTTACTCAAAAATTACAGGCAATATTCACATAATCAACTTACTATGCCAATAAAAAGAAGCGACAAATTTATTACATAAGGACAGTACAACTACTGTCTTATTTTTTACGCAGAAAATAAAATCAAACAGAGAATATATAACCAAGAACTTATAAATCAAAATAATATAAGCACAAGAAAGGATGAAAAAATATGAACTCACAAACAGCATTACAAGTAACAGACTTTAATTTTTATGGAGACAACCTTATTGCACTCAAAGATAACACAACTGGTGAAATATATACAGCAATTAATTCAGTATTAAGAGGAATTGGTTTTATAGACAAAGACCAGATTCGCAAAAGACGTGACAAATGGATTAATGATCCAGTTATTTCTAAAGGTGTGGTAAAGTTCAACATACCTATGCAAGAGGTAGTGACTAAAAATGACACCACCCTATTAGACAAAGAAACATACTGTATTTCACAACACAAACTTCCAATAGCATTAGCAAAAATCAATATTACACCAAAAATGAAACAAACTCAGCCAGAATTAGCTTCAAAACTTGAATTATACCAAGATAAATGTGCAGATGTATTAGCTTCCGTGTTTATAGACCGCAAAACTGTTTCAAATATAAATATGCAGTCTATAACAGATGCTTTGACTTCAGTAACCAATACACTCACCACTCTCACACAGACAATGGCATCAATGCAGCAAGAAATAAATACTATTAAAGAAACTCAATCGGCTCAACCAAAATTATCTAAAAAGAAATGGTCATATTGGTCAACAAAGATGTATCCAAAATATCAGCTCTTAACAGATTATTTCCATATTACACACAAAGAGTTATATAAAAATCTATACAGTGAATTACAGAACACCTATCCTGATATAGACCTTAATCAAGAAATAGATGACTACTGCTATGAGAATAAACTTGAGTCTGCTTACACACTTGATGTAATAGAACATAACCTAACACTACGTAAATTATTTGAATCTGTAGTAGATAATCTGCTTAATAAATACAATTTAGCAGATACATACAATATCAATACAAAAATCCCAACTATATTTGATGAGGCATCATAGCGTGTCTCATTTTCTAGCTTAAATCAACACTCAGAGAAAAATAAGCCACTTTAATTTCATACCTCTACAAGTTATCACCTGATACATAAAAATTGAAATTCACCCTCAAAATCGTTAATTTACTCAGCTAATCCCAACATAAAAAATATATCCATACATCATATATTATTTCTAATTACTTCAATACCACTTCAAATACCACAATAAAAAGAGAATATATGAATATCCAAATCGTTTATTGCCAGATAGCTTTCATTTAAAAGAAAGGAAAACATTATGAAAATAATCAGATATTCAATGACAGGTTTTACACCGCAAAAGCAAACACATCATATCCGTATATTCGAAACATGGCAAAATTTGAATCCAAAAGATTATCCTGGAATGGAATATATTATGCAGCAACTTAAACAACAACACACTCTCTTCTACAACCAACATAAAAAAGATTTACAAGAAGGATTATGGTTTTTCATAGATGGTCACAAAAATAATCAATCTCTCAATCATCTCAAACATAGAGTTCCATGTTATGAAGCAGAAATTCCAGATGACATTATGGTATACGACTGCAATTTAGAAAAGATTGTTCCATTAACAAATCCGTTAGTTTATTGGGCTGGATGTTATGTACCAAAAAGATTATGTAACCAAATAACAAATATCAAAAGGAGAAAATAAAATATGATGCAAAAATATAATTTAGATTCAGAGATACCAAAATATCTCAAACAGAAAGAAAGTAATATATCTAAAGCAAAGAAGAAATCTAAGCATAAGCACCAGTATGAAGAATGTTTAATTCAATACAGATGGAATTTTAAAAGTAATGTATTTACACAAGAAGAAAAAGATAAAATTTATACATCATTGAGCAGTTACTGTGCCGTATGTGGGAAAATCAAAGGATATTTGCAAAACGGAAAATATCATACTGAAATTGAAGAATTACAAAAAGAAAGACAAAAAGGAAAACCGTATTGGGTTGGAATACCAGACGAAGAAATATATGAAAGATATCATGATAAATTACCAGTATTCTTTGTAGAGAATATTTTGAAAGATGAATATGTAAACTTAGAGGAGAATACCTAATGAATGGACGAAATCATAAAACAGTACCAGGAGAACCAACTAAATCATCAAAGGATAATAAAAGTCAAAATGGAATAAATAGAAACATTATTGTTTCAATAATATTAGGAGCTTTTTTGTTTGGGTTAGGTTGTGATTTACAATTACTTTCTGTTGGAAGCATAGGGATAGCATTAATAACTATATCAATATACTTAATTAAAAGAGGATAATTATATAGATGCATATGGAGATGATACAAATTATAATCAAAACAAAATTTAAAGAGTAATTTATGAGCGTAGCGAATAAATTACGAATAGTCTGTCTTGTTTAATATGTTGTTTATCTTAGTTCAGTTCAGTAAAGTAGGTCTGAACCCCCACCATTTTAAAAATTATTCTAATTCACTAGGGGATGAAACCCACTTTACTGAACGCTCGTCAAAGTCAATTCAATTATTTTTACTCAATTAGAGAATAATTAAATATCAAACAAAAAGGAGGAGTTATTTTTTGCAACAGAAAACAGAATATTTTACACGATTTCCAAACGATTACATTCAAGGAAATATTAAAACTAAATATGGAGTGAGCCGTAAATTTTATATTACTTATATTCTTATTGATAAGTATAGATCATATGAAAATTATAGTTGGATTACTCTTAGAAAAGTTTTGGATTTTTATGGATATAAAACTCATAAACGTAGACCAAAGGCAGTCCAAGAGATATTAGATGTTCTTGAATATATGATTAACAACAAAATGATTGAAGTGAAACAGGATCTTGATTCTCTTGGGTACGACACTGGCATTGAAATTAAAATCATTCCTGAAAATTTTGATTTTGGTAAAGATTTTTCAAAACTCACATCTTCTCAGTTTGATTTTATCATGATGAATGAATCTTCAATCAATAGAGAGAATATATTAGTAGCTTTTCTATATATTAATTCTTACATATTTGTAAGACAACGAGATAAAGATGGAAATGAATTATTATCTAAACCACAAGATAAACCAGAAGCATTTTTCAGAAGTATAGATACCATGTCTAAGGATTTGTCTATGTCTAAGGATACAATTAATCATTGTATTCACTATCTCACTTCTTCTATTGGAAACAAAGAACCACTCTTAATTAAAAAAGAAGTTGGCAGTGTCCAGCCAGATCCAAAAAAACCACCCAAAAATGTTCCAAATATATATGTATTAAACAAACAAGGATATGAGCAAGAAATTGAATGGGCTATTTCTAAAATGCTCGAAATTTATGAAGTCGATTCTTTTGGAGAAATCAAAAACGGCAACAAGTCGTAAATAAACCAGAGAATAAACATATGTAACCAATTAACGCAGCACTCAAAAGGAGTTGATTGCAATGAATAAATTATTTTTAAACAGTAAAGGAGAATTATTAAATGAACAGAACCGTAACTATCGAGTCAAGAAACCATAAATATGCAAATCAGGATGCAGGTATTATTTGCCAGTCTGATTTTAATACAGAATATGAAGGAAGTCACAACATGGTTGATAGAATTATAACATCTTGGAAAATTGATAAACAATATAGAAAAGAAAGTGTGAATGAATAATATGTATTGTGATTTATGCGGAAGGATTAATGGTCATCTTACTGGCTGTCCAAATGGCAAAGAAAAGGAGACTACATATCGTTGTTCTATATGTGACAATGGAATTTATGAAGGTGAAGAATATATTCAAAATAATTTTGGTGAATATGCACATTATGACTGTATAACCGGCATTAGACATTTATTGGAATGGTTGGGAACTGAAGTTAAAGAAATGGAGAAATAGAAATTTCATTTGGAGAATATATAAGTGAAACCATAAATAAAAGATAAAAGGAGGATTTTTATATGGTCAATTATGAACCAGAGTTAATGTACGCATTGGATTCTAAAGGTGAATATGCTGATTGGAAGAATGTTTACAATGTAAGTGGCAGTGACGTACTTTATTGTCCTATTTGTTTAGGAAGAGTCAAACTTTGGAATGGACAAGATCCAAACAAAACCTATCAAAAACAAAGATGTTTTCATCATATTGATGGAATGTGTTCACGAGAAAGCAGAATTCATTTTGCTTATAAAACATGGTTGCTTGAAAAAGGAAGGAAATTTAAAGTTGGAGAAACTATATATGAAGTTGTTAATTCAGAAATTGAAAAGACTCTTCATACCAAATTTGGTGATTATCGTCCTGATATTACTGTAGAAACCACAGAAGGGAAAAGCTTTTATATTGAAATAGCAGATACAAACAAGAAAACTGATGACTATATTGAAAAATGGGACGAACTTGGATGCGATGTTTTGGAATTAGACGTAAATGAGCAGCTAATAAAAGCAACAACAGCAGAGATTCCAGAATTTGATATCATTTACTCCTCTTCTACTGGTGAATGTTATATTAAACATTATACAAGGCAAGATTATGATGATTTAATTACAGAAAGAAAAATTTATTGGAAGCGAAAGGATCTTATTAGATATAAAATTCAATGGGAACGATTGGACTGGTTTTGGAGAAAACTTCAAGATTTTTATTCTGGAAATTCTAAAATTGATGTTTTAATTGAAGCATTTAAGCAGATGGATTCAGAAGATCAACGTTTTATATGTAAAAGGATGCGAGGAAAACATGCATCATTAAAATATGAATTAGAGAATAATTATACTGATAATCAAGATATTGAGACCGCTCGTTTACAACATATTAGTTCAGTGATAAGAAAATTAAATAAGGAGTTTGGATATAGTAGTTGCAATGAAGATGATCATACTCGTTTATATAGGGAGAAAAAGTGGATATATTTTAAAAGCACGGTTTTTTATATAAGAGAAAATATAACAGAAACAGATGTATATGATTATTTTCATCCAATTATGGAAAAATATTATAACCAATATACAATTCCTTATAGAAAAGAACTAAAAGAAAGAGAATTGTTAAATAAAAAGATTGAAGAATATATAGAACTTCAATTAAAGCCACAATTAGAAGAATTAAAAAGTCAAATTAATAATTGCAATAATAAAGCATGGAATATGGATTTTTATATAAACAATTCTGGGCATTACTGTTCAATTACTTTATCATTATTGGACTATTGGAGAAGTAATATAAAACCTTATATAGGTGATAAGAAGGATTTTGAAATTAAAAATGTTATCACAAAAGAAATGAATCGTTTGTATGAATTGGGCATAAAGGGATGTGATAAAGATATGCTAATTTTTTATTCAGATATTAGAATTATGGAGGAACGTTAATATGACAAACAATAATGGAGTTTACATACCATCTATTGATGCAAAGGATATTTATTTATCGGCACATTACATTGAGGAAAATCCAGAAGGATATAATTTAAAACTCAAAGATGGACAGTATAATTTACGAAAATTTATTAATACACTTGATTACAGTTTGGATCTTATAGAATTAAAGGATATTTATTATAGAAAATTTAGGAAACATGATTTTTCATTTAGAATTAAAAAGCACGATTATTCTGTGAATGTAATTAATCTTACATTCAAGTATTCTGTAAAAGAATGGAATCAGATGAACAAAAACACTTTTGTAAGACTTGGATATGATTACAGAGAACTTACATTTGAAGATGGTATTGCTAAAAATAGTAAAGGTGAAATTGTTGGAATTAAGACGAATGAAAAAATTGAAAATCCGATTGATATGCCAAAACCATTTGTAAAAAAACAGGTAAACATTTACGACAAAAAGGATAAATCTGTTATTAAAGAGATTCAAACTCAGTACTACAAAAAGGGTGAACCTAAGACGGTAAAGACAAATGCGGAACTTAGAACAGAATTATATAAAGATGGATTTATATGTAATGGTATTAAATATTGTCGAATGAAACGTTCTACTGGTTCTGCAAGAGTTGGTAAATGTCTTTTTATCAGAGAAGATTTATATGAACCAATTTTAAAGTTCAGTTCAGGTGGTCTTAAATACAATCAAGGTGATCCAATTGATTTAGCTGCATATGAGGGATATATTGCTCTCCCATCAAGTAGTATTATTGATACCATTCCAATTAAACCAGAAAATATTCTTTTAATTGATGATTATGATAGCATATTTAATGAGGACGTAATTGAAACTCATGATGAAGATGGTTGGTTAAAAACTACTGAAAAGAATTGTGAAATCACAAATACAATTTGGGACGGTCAGTCTCTTATGGATATATCTCTATTTGGTGATTATTCAGAATATGGTATGCTTCTACTTAGAAATCTAATGTTCAAGTCTTGTTGTTTCAACTGCAATATCCAACAATGGTTCAAAGATAATAATATAACAGATGTATCTCAGCTCAATGGTAAAACAAGAGCTACACGCATTGAAGATGTAAAATTAATTACCACACCTAACAGTATTAAATATTTAAAATTTAGTACATGGGATGAATGGCTTGACCACTTATATCCTGATTTTGGTGTTGTAAAACATGATAAGAAAACTCATTTCTTTAGTGGTCGTTTAGTGCAGACTCATTATCAATTACTCAATACTCTTCAGATGTCAAAAGATGAGGTAAGAGAATTTTTACAGGAATCGCTTGATTTTGCTCAAATGCTTAGAGATAGACCAGAAGTTGTGCGTTATTATATTAAATATCCTGATATTAATGAAATGTCACCTATGGATAAGCCTATGAGTAGTAAGAATGATGTGGTTTATAACTTAATGTGTGTGAATGATAATTTCACCAAGACAAAATACTATCAAGATTTTTTACACGATTTATTGGCATCATATTACAAGAATCTTAAAAATGGACATATTTATGTAAATGGCAATTACTCTACTCTTCTTGGTAATCCAATAGAGATGTTGCAGCAATCAATTGGTAAGTTTGAGGGTAAGAGCCAGATTGGAATTGGTAATATACATAGTACACGTTTTGAATATAATAAAACTCTTCTTGCTAGTCGTTCACCACATGTTACAATCGGAAACATTTGGCTTCCATATAATACAGAGAATAAATTGATAGATTGTTATCTCAATCTTACAAATGAAATTGTGTGCATTAACTCTATTGGAGAAAATGTATTGCAGAGATTATCGGGTGCTGACTTCGACAGTGATACAGTAATGTTGACAGATAATGAAAAACTCATTCGTGCAGCTAAAAGAAATTATCACTTATTTAAAACGCCAACATCGTTTGTAAGCTCAACAAAAGTTAAAAGATATTATACGCCTGAACAACAAGCAGATCTTGATATTAAAACATCTGTAAATAAAATTGGTGAGATTGTTAATCTATCACAAGAATTAAATTCTTTACTTTGGGATAAGATGTATCATGGTGCTACTTATGATGATATTAAGGAATTGTATTATGATATATGTCAGTTAGATGTTATGTCTGGAATTGAAATTGATAAGGCAAAGAAAGAATTTATTATCAACAACGGTAAAGAGTTAGATAAACTTCGCGCAAAATATGATGAGTTTGTGCGTGAATATGAAGAAAATGAAAAAGGCAAATTAGTAAGAGGTAAGAAACGTATGCCACACTTCTTCTCTCATATCTCTAGACAAAAAGGATATTATAATCCTGATAAGAAACATTATTGTAAATGTCACACTTCAATGGATTATTTACAGACCATTATTAATGGATTCAAAATTAAAAATCCATATAAGAAGGATTGGCTTCCATTTGTATCTATATTAGATAACTCTTTATTTAGAACAAATCGTGTAAATCAGAAACAAATAAATAAAATTTATAGTATTTTAAAAAGATATATAAATGAAAGAAAAAATATTTACGCTTCTGATTCAGATACAAAAGAAGATAAAAATGAAAAAGCGAGCAAATTAAGAGAAGACCTTATTTCCGACATTGAAGATGAAACAATTGGATTTTCTACATTATATCGTCTACTCTCTTCTCTTGAAGATAAAGAGAATTCTCAAATCAAAAATCTTTTATTAGAAATTATGTATCTCTGTGGCAATGATAGTTTCAATAAAGCTATTATCCAGTCGAAACATGAAATTTCCCAATTAGAAGAAAATGGTACTGATATTAAATTGTTTGATATTAGCTTCAAAATTACAAAAAAACAGGCAAAATGCGAAATCAACAGCCAATTATAGTTCTCATATGAGAGCGAAATTTATTTTACATAGGAGAGGGTAGTTTTCTATTTATTACTTTTACGATTACTACCCTACTCTATTGTAAAATTCTATAGCTGTTATTATAGCAAAGGAGGAATTACAATACAACAAGAAAAAAAATATTATAATCAAAATGATATTGCAAATGAAATTCGTGATAGGATTGATTGTTCTTCAATAGATGTACTTCGTGTACTTAATTCATTGGGTGATGTGGTAAAGGATAAATTTGGTGATAGTGATGATTATGTTGAATTGAAAATATTTCCTGGACTAAAATTAACTTCAAGATATATACCACCAGAACAATCAAAGTCCAATCTTAATCTAAAAAGCAATTCTATTTTATCTATTACATCGGTATTCACTGATGATTTTCGCAAAAAAGTTAGAGAATTACATAATAATTTAGAATGAAATCAGCTTTTCTTAGCTGATAAAACAGAGAATATATAATTGTAATTTTCGTCTAACACATGGATATATTTTAGTTGCTGTGAAGCCATGTGAAAAACTTGTGTATGTGTGTAAGAAACCAAGTGAGTTCAGCAAGCAAAAACCTGTACCATACATATTCTGTGGAAGTAATTTGAAGGCTATTATCATTATGATACGTGAGTCAAAGGCATTTTCAAGCAGAACAATTCTAAAGATCATTTCTAAGATTGGTACATATTCATATTGTACTTCTCTTCTTATATGCGTCGGTGACTGTGCTACAATTCTTGCAGTATGGTTGCCGATTATTCTCAAATATATAGCTGGCAGCAGACTGGATGTTTGAGGGAGTCTCATAAACTCTCGAAGCTTGGTTCGATTCCAAGGCGTAGCAACTCGGTTGGCTTGACAACCATTAAGATAGCATATCGTGAGGTATGTAAAGATAGTCTTACACGCTATCGCTGTAGAAATATAGTCAATTCAAGCAAAACTGACATATCGGAGTCTCAAAAGGACTCGTTTCGTATCGGTAACGAAGTAAATCCTATACGGAAATAGTATCGTGAAATAAGGGATGATAAGCACATTCAGGGGCGACCGCTGAGAATGTTGTTTTTGACCGCAAATCAAATAATCCATGCAAACTTATGAAGATATGACGATGAATCAGGAGGATATATAGTCTGAGTGCTTATTACACGATGGCGATATCCATTTATGTGAGTGAACTGGCAACAGCCTAATTAGCTTATGTGAACGTTTAGTAGGGATGATAACCGAAAGATATGATGGTGTGGAGTATTCTTATTCTCAAAAGGAATTGGAGCTTCTGGTGTTGCACATCATCTGTATGAATAACTTTCTATGTATGTGATTTAATAACAATTGATAGCAAAAATCAAAAATTATTGGATAAATAATTCTTATCAAATTATATAAAAATATTACAGCGAAAGTCAACATCTATGCGTATTGAAAGCGGTTTAATAGTGTAATCTTTGGATAATACACTCACTGAGAAGTCTCGCAAGGCTTTAAAGTGTTTGGTCGAATCTGCACAGTTCTCTTAGCGGAGATTTATGGCAAGGCATTGTCGATGGAATGAGGACATCAGAGTAGATACGTAGAAATAGAGATCAGCCACTCTATAAACAAGGCAATCGTGGGAAATACTATATGTGTGCATTAGCAGCATATGGTGGATAACGAGAGAATATATAATGCTCGTAAAGATTTCTGAATGTGCGTATAATCTCAGCGCATGTAAAATGTAAGGATCTCATACTTTGGTATGGGATTTTTTATTTTGGAACTTAGCTCAGTCTGGCAGAGCACCTGGCTTATATCCAGTTTGTCGTGGGTTCAAATCCTACAGTTCCAACTACTATCCTACTCTATCGTAGGAAATAAATCAAGAAAGAAGTGAAAATTATTAAACAGATTTCTAAAAGCGAAATTGAAAAATTATTATCTGAAGGTGTAATTAGAAACACAAGACGAGGATATGTAGATCGGAATGGCGAACAGGTCGGCTACTATCGTACCAAAGGTGTTGCAAGAAAACGTTACATCGAAGATAAATATGTTAAGTAGGTTCTGCCTATGAAAAATCGAATTGAGTATAAAGGTTTTTATATTGACAGAACAGAAAATGGCTATCGCATTAGCAGAAAAGAAGATACAGAAAAGCATACTCATCTCTCAAATCTTAATCCGTCATATAGGCTTATAGACAATGTAGTATCAAATAAAATTCCGACTCGTTGTGGATGTTATTATTTGGAGTCACATATTCGTTTGAGCTATGATGAAAATTATATTAGGAAGATTCGTGAGTATATCAAAGTGAAACAGAATAAAAGTAAACAAATGTATTACAATCCTGGCAGAAAACGTTCTGGTGGGAATTTTTAATTTTATGGAGGAAAAGGAATTATGGTAGATAGTAAGATTAAGAAAGCAACTGTTAGTGCTGCTAAGAAGAATATTACAGCAAGTGGTGTACGAATTGAGAATGGAGTTTTTGTGGACGATGAAGGTTCTATCGTAGAACGTATTGCAGAGAAATTACCAGAAGGCACTACTATTTTTGATATTAAAATAAGTATTGAGATTTCAGACGAAGAATCTGATTCTGAGGAATAGAGAGTAGGTGGACATTATAATCGACTTACATAGATTAGAAAATGAAAATGAGGAACAATTTATATTTAGACTTGGGCAGGCAAAAGATTCTGGAAACTTGGATATGAGTTGGGATGAAATCGCCAACATAATTAATAAAGAGTTTAGATCTGACGAATCTGAATATCGCAGCGAAGCTGCATATAGAAAGCCGTATCAACAAGCCAAAAGATACTTTGAAGCAAATGTATTTAAGACATTTTCAGATAAAGACACATATTTTAAAGAATTACAAATTCAGAAAGATGCAGTTTATAAAGAAAAACGCAAATTATATGACCAACGAAGAGAATATAATAAACTTTTAACATCTGATGCCAGAGCAGAACATCTTAATGAAGAACTTGTAAAGGCGGCAAATAGATTAAATGAAGATCAACCTCTCATATTTAATGAAAAGTGGTTTAAACCAAATATTCACAAAGAAGCTATTATGTTTTGGAGTGATTGGCATTATGGTATGACTACTGATAATATTTGGAATAAATACAATACTCAAATTTGTAAAAATCGTGTTAAAGCATTTGTTGAAATGTCAAAAGAATTTATTCGACTGAATAATATTGATATATTAGACATTGTTATGCTAGGTGACGCAGCACATGGCTCTATACACACAGGTTGTAGAATTCAGTCTGAAGAAGACACTTGTGATCAGCTTATGCATGTCTCTGAAATTATGGCAGAAGCAATTAACGATTTATCTAATGTTGTAAATCATATTGCTGTATATTCTTGTTATGGTAATCATATGAGAACTATTCAAGATAAAAAAGAATCAATTCATTCTGACAATATGGAGAAAATAATTCCTTGGTGGATTGAGCAACGTCTACAGAATAATTCAAAGATAGAAATCAAATATTCCGAATATAAAGAATTTACTAAACTAAATGTATTAGGTAAGAATATTTGTTGTGTACATGGTGATTTAGAAAAAGATTTTAAGCAGATTGGTGTAACAATTAATACGCTATTTTCTCGAAAGTTTGGCGAAACAATTGATTACACTGTATCGGGAGACAAACACCACTTGGAAGAATTTGAAAAATTTGATATTGAAAGTATTTTGATTCGTTCTTTATGTGGTGCAGACGAACATTCTAATAATGGTAGATTATACTCTCGCCCTGGGCAGACATTGATGATTTTTAACGATGTCTATGGTAGAGAGGCTACATATAATATTCCATTAGATATTGTAGATTAAAATACTAATTTCAAGACAAAGTAGACCAAGTACGAGTGACTTGGTTTTTATATTATGCATAAGTAACTATGAAAATTGGGCTATTCTTCTACTTTTGAATAGTCCGATTCGGTGGATATTGTGATGTTACTGTCACAATATGTAATAGCCCGTGTATGGCTTAGAATAATACACAATTGTAAGTACGAGGGAGTGGACTCGATTGAGACACTACCCTCTTTTATATTAAACAAAATTCGGCAAATATAACAAGTGCTGAAAATAATAAAAATAAAGGATAATAAAGGAGAAAATTAAAATTATGAATAAGACAGATTTAATAAAGGTTGTAAAAGAGACAGTTTCAGAGGTATTAGAAGGAGTTACAGTAAAAGATACTGCTGTATTTGTAGATGCTACTATTAAGGCTATTCAGGATGCGGTGGTTGCTGGCGAGAAGGTTCAGCTTGTAGGGTTTGGTACATTCGAGACTACTGAGAGAGCTGCAAGAACTGGTAGAAACCCACAGACAGGAGAGACACTTGCGATTCCAGCCTCTAAATCACCTAAATTTAAGGCAGGTAAGGCTTTCAAGGATGCAGTTAAGAATGCTTAATTGATTGGTGGTGAACTCTTTGAATAAAAATAAATATGAAGATATTCAGATGATTGACCTTGAGGATAAGGTTGATGACATTATCTCTATTTATATCAATAGATTATATCATACTGATAAAACAGTTGGTGTAATTGTAAATAAAGAAATTGCAGAGTACATTCTTGACAATCTTATTAGACTTGATGAGACAAGTATTAAAGAGATTGATCTTGTAGACTATATGAATATTGGTGAATATCTTGTATCTGTTGATGACAACGGTGTAATCACTGTTGTTCCTATTGAGGACTTTGGTGTTCTTGATAAAACAGATATTTTCTACATTGATATGGATGGTGATATTGAGCAGAATATCATTGATTATTGTGTAAATGAGGATAAAGAAGTTATTCTGTTTGGTCTGAAAGATGACTGCGAATGTGAAAACTGTCCTACGCATGATGAAACTTATTTACATACTTCTGAAAACGAAGATGGAAATACTCACGGATTTACTGCTAGTAAGTCAGATGGCGACTCTTATATGAGTTATTCTTACTACTCTAGCGATGAGTTAAGTCATGAAGATATTCAGAAGATGTTAAAGGCTTTTGGATTTTAGATTTTTGGAGTGTGTGGTGTATGCTACACACTCTTTTTGTATGGGTAGGTATGCAAATGGCTGAAGCAAGCGGTCTGTAAAACCGTGACCTACATGGTAAACATTGTGTGTTCAAATCACACCCTACCCACTAATAAAATAATTAACTAAAAAGGAGGCTGAAATATTGTCAAAAGAGAAAATAACAAGGGTGAAATATTTCACTCCTGATAAAGAGAAATTTATTTATGAAGAGAACTGGAAGAAATATGAAAAATATTTACAATCTAATATCATCAAAAATCGTGATGTAAAAGATACTACATACAAGAGATATAAAGGTTTGTTTCGACATTTCCTCATGTGGTTAGGAGAAAATTATGGTGAATTAGATTTATATTCTGATGAATTCATGGAAAATGCAGTTGATATTATGGAGGCATATATGCTTTTCTGTCAGGAGACATTGATGAATCATAAGAAGATAATCAATATGAAAATTTCTGCTGTAAGTTCATTCTATATTTGGTCTATGAAGCGTGGATTTGTTAAATATCATCCTTTTGATGGTAAACTTGACAGAATGAAGAAAGCCAATGAGGAACAGATTCTTAATCATTACTTTTTAAATGATGAGCAAATTGCAGCTATTAGAGCAGATTTGTATAAGACAGAGAATAATAAATGGACAATACAAGACCAGTTATTATTTGAAATCGCACTCTTCTCCGCTAATAGAATTGGTGCTTTGGAAAAACTTACGGTATCTTCTCTTGATTTGGACAATATGGTATTTGAGTCAATACGTGAGAAGGAAGGATATCGTGTGGAAGTCTCTTTTGATGACACTTGTAGAGATATGCTTGAAACATGGTTGTCTATGAGACATGATGGCTATGACCATCTTGAATGTGATGCATTATTCATTCACAAATATAAAGACAAATGGCTTCCATGGACACAAGGTATGATTCACGATAGAATGAGAAAGTTTGGAAGAATTATCGGTATACCTGATCTACATTGTCATTGCATCCGTAAAACTTCAATAAATAAAATTTATGAAGATACTGGTGATTTAAACCTTGCATCACAGTGGGCGAACCATAAAAATAGCTCCACGACTCAAATGGCATACATCAAACCTGTCTCAAAGACAGAATTAAGAGATAAATTAAAACTTTTGAAGTTCAAACAGAAAGAACTTGAAAAGGAAGCTGAAAAAGAAGGTATTTAGAAGACACTGACAATCCCGATGAAACTTTCGTCTAACATCATTTTTCCACTATCAAACAGAGAATATCTCAATCTATACAATACAGAGAGGTCGCTCCTCTCCTTGTTGTTGGGGTATCGCCAAGCGGTAAGGCACAGGAATTTGACTCCTGTATTCGTAGGTTCAAATCCTACTACCTTAGTTAGATTAAAAGGAAACGAAAAAATAAAAGAAAGGAGTACATATAATGGCTTATTTACAGGTTACAGAAAATGACTTACAAATTGGCGATGTATTAAGCATTACAAGTGATAATGGTAAAACTTTAAAAGCTTTACAGATGCTTATTGGAAATCAGACAAAAGCAAGTATGAGTATTGATTTTGATAACAATTGTCTTGTTTTTAAAGTAAATGATACAGATATGAATTTACCACAATTACAGTGTAATTTGTCGAAGTATACTATTAAAAATATGATTTGCGGATTAAAAGAATTTTACAATTTATTAAGTGAGGAGGCAACAGAATAATGAAATTGGCACAGAAAACAGAAATTAACGAAGACGTAATCACAGTAAGTTTAAATGTTGAAGAATTGGGTGATAGCGTAAGAGATGCTGACACAGAGAAAAATCAGTTACATAATTTCGTAAGATATATCGAATATAGCCAGATTGACTTCTCTGGGAATTTGAAACTTTCAGATACAGGAATTCCTGTGATTGTTACTGATGAGCCAGATGGTTCTACTATTGAAAAGGTTACAATCTCTGATTTAGTAAATAAAAAGTACACTCTTGATGAAAACTTATCTATTACACTTTCTATTGATATAAATAAAATTCCTACTACTTCTCTTGGTACAGTGTTTAATACTCCTGAAAAGTTAGGACAGGCAATGGCAGTTCTTTTCTTGGAAAAAGTGAAAGCTGCAATCACAACAAAATTAACAGAAATTAGAGCATTAGCTAACGATTTTGAAGCGGAAACTTCTGTTGTATTATAATATATTATTAAGGAGTAGTGTTAAATTTTGAAAAAGAAAATTGATAGAGAATATGGTACTCAAGATAGAAAAGAGATGTTTTATCTGATTGATAATGGCATCTCTTTTTTGTTTGCAAAAACTGATGAAAATGGAGTAACCACTTGGAAGTTTAAGAAGAGTAAAAAATTATTCCAATCATTATTAGATTATTATTCAAACAGAGAATAAATAAATGTGCAAAGGAGTAGAGAATCATGGGAAAATTAAAAAAAGTTATAGATAAAGAATTTGTTAATATAGATTTAGATACTAATACAAATGGTAATATTGTTTGGTCTACGTGTCCTGGGAAAAAATGTGCAGTTAAATATAACGGGAAAATATATCAAATTAAAATATTATCCTATGATAAAAATAAAAGAAGAGTTCATATGATATATAATGAAAAAGAATATGATATGACAACTTCTAATTTAATAAAAGGTAATATCGGATTATTAATTGGATATATAACTACAAATTTTAAATATAGAATTGGTGATACTGTGAACGGATATAAAATTTTATCACAAGAAAGATTGCCAAGAAAAAATGGGAAAACGTATAGAGCTTATAAAGTTGAATGTATAAAAGATGGATATATTGGTACTGTTGCAGAAACATCTTTAGACAAAGGTGATGGATGTCCTGTCTGTGGTAACAAAATAATTATCAAAGGTATAAATGATATATGGACAACTAATCCTGAATTGGCAAGTTTATTAGCAGATCCAGAGAATGGCTATAAATATACACAAAAATCTAATGCTAAATTAGATTGGAAATGTAAATATTGTAATTCATTAGTAAAGAATAAAGGAATTGATGTCATTGGAAGAAATAATCACGTTCCATGCCCATATTGTAATGATGGATTTTCATATCCAGAAAAAATAATGAGTAATATATTAGCTTTCTATGATATAGATTTTGAGCATCATTATAACATAGGAAAACAAACCTTTGTATTTAAAGATAAACCATATAAGCTTGAATATGATTTTTATTTTGAACTTGATGGAAATAAATATATTATTGAAATGGATGGTGACTTTCATAATAAAGTGCATTCAAAATCTGAATATACAATAGACGACATAAAAGAAATAGATAAGAAAAAAGATATTCTTGCGTTAAAAAATGGAATAACAATGATAAGAATAGATTGTTCAATAAGTGAATTTGATTATATATTTAATTCTATAAAAAATAGTATTTTAGATAAACTTTTTGTTTTATCGAAAATTGATAAAGTTGAAATAAATAAGAAAGCATATTCAAGTAATATAGTTGATGCATGTAAATTATATATGACAAAAACCAAAGACCTTAATTCTATATCAAAAATATTACATATACCGTATGGAACTATTTATAATTATCTTAAAAAAGGAGCAGAAATCGGATTGTGTAATTATGATCCAAAATTTAGTTTAAAATATAAAGGTAATTTAGGTTTTGTTGGTACATATGAAGTTGTGATATAAGGTAAAACAGAAGTTATTCTATAAAATAATGGGTGGTACTCTTCCACCCTATTATGGGACGTTGGACAAATGGTTAAGTTGACACCCTTTCACGGTGTAGATGCGAGTCCGATTCTCGCACGTCCTAGTTTGAGGACTCAATGAGAAAGGCGTTATCATTTTGGAATTTTTTCAAATATTAATTCTCTTAGTTTGAGTTGATATTTATCATAATGTGAATTCCAATTAAAATCTTTTGTATTATCTAAGATATCTTGTTTGAGATTTTCGAGTTGCTGTTTATCTGTTTTATGCTTCATGATAATCGGTAATTCGTTAATCTCGTTCTCATAAAATAAAATGGTTGCAATAATACAATTCTTATTGGCAAACAACGCAACTAATTCTTGTTTTGTACCCAATACAATTTCAGCAATACCTACTACTCTATTCGTAGTCATAGCTTTACGAAGAAGTTCATATTCGATTTCTGACTCCATTTCAGGAATTAAATAATATGATTTATCTATGAGTAGGTCTGATATTTCCTTTGATTTACAGAAATATTTTATTGAAAGTGTTCTATCTTTGTTTGATGTAATTGATTCTATATCATGTTGTTCCAAAATAACATACTTATCTTCTGCATATTTATATCCTTTTACAATATCTTCATTGTGGATTTCTTTATTACAAGATGGACAAAATTTGATATAACGCACTCTTTCCTTTGAATCTTTGCAGAGCTGATTAAGTTCTATTGAGTTATTATGAGATACTTTGACCATTTTTATAGGAATATATAAGTCTTTGAATTTGATTGCTGTTTTATATGATGTGTTCATTGGTTACTCCTTGGGTTTTTGATTAGTATGTGAAGAAATTTTAAAAATATTACCTGGATATAGGACAATTTGGTAGTCCACTAGTTTTGGGAACTAGACGTTGTAGGTTCGAGTCCTGCTATCCAGATTTCATGCGGCAAGCCTGATGCCAAAACCTATTTTTTGGATGCATACGAAACTTAGGCGTGTAAGCTCAACACTTACTACCGCCCTATTAAATTATCCGTAGGCAACAACTACGCAGATCATTCTGATAAAGTCGTAATGAAAATAGTTTCATTTAGTTTAGAGAAAGATAATTTTTTTAAGAAAGAGTCATTTCCTTTGGAGGTGGCTCTTTTTGTTATGTAGTATTGGCAGAGTTGGCATTGCACCTGATTGCTAATCAGAGGCAATCGTTTATTCGGTGCATAGGTTCGAGTCCTATATACTACGCTCATGCCGTGTGTCCGATTGGTCGAGGGTGCTGTCTTGAAAACAGTCTGGATGTAAAAGTCTTTGGGGTTCGAATCCCTAACACGGCGTTCTAAATAAATTGCACTTTCATTGGAAATTTAATATCGGAATTTTGAGAAGTCATTTCGTATGAAGTGGCTTCTTTTTTATATTGAAATAAAAGGAGGTGGTCGTTAGTTTGGCTACGACAAAAGAGACACAGCCTACAAAATTAACGGCTGCACAATTAAAGAAGAAAGTTGAAACACAGGAAGAGAAAATCAAGTCTCTTAAAGAGGGTGCTTGGTGCTATATGTGTGATACACATAAAGCAAGGGATAAATTTTATGTAAGTACTGATCCAATGAATAAAAGTGGTCTTACTCCAATTTGTAAAGACTGTGCAAAAAAGATAGCGTTAAGAACTACAAATGGTGTTGATCAAGAACCTACAAGGGAATCAGTACAACTTGCCCTTAGATATTTGGGGAAACCTTTTCTCGAAAAGGTATGGGACTCAAGCATTCAGGAAGTTGAGAATCTTGCTTCTGGAAAAGTTAAATCTAATGTATGGACAGCGTATGCACGTCAAATTGCTATGCCAAATTATATAGGACTAACATACTTTGATTCAGACCATTTTGTTAAGGATAAAACCGAAAATGAATCAGTAAAAGAACTTACGACTGAGGAAGAATTAATTGAATCTCATGCAGGACTAGATACATATGATAGTTTCTTAAAGAACAAAAATGATGTTATTAGGTTGCTTAGTTATGATCCTTTTGAAAAAGAGGATATAGCTGACCAACCTTTCTTATATTCGCAATTATTAGGGCTATTAGATTCTAGCGAAGACGCTAATGAAGATATGATGCGTACTTCTTCTGCTATTTCTATTGTTCGTGGATTTTTACAGCAGTCTAAAATTGATGACACTATATCAAAGTTGATGTGTGACATTTCTAATATTGAACGAAATTCTGCAACAATTAAATCCCTACAGGAGAGCAAAGGTAAGATCACTTCTGTTATTACAAGTCTTGCACAAGATAGTTGTATTTCATTAAAACATAATAAAAATGCTAAAAAAGGTGAAAATACATGGACTGGAAAAATCAAGAAAATTAAGAGTCTTAATCTGCGAAGTGGTGAGGTCAATGGTTTTGATATTGATACATGTAGAGGTATGCAACAGGTTCAGGAAATCAGTGATGCTTCTATTATGAAACAATTGGCACTTGATGAATCTGAGTGGTCAGATATGGTTTCTGAAATGCGTGTCGTTAACACTGGTCTTAGAAAAGAAAAGGATGCTTATCAAGAAATTAACAGAATATTATTAAGAGAAAATCTTGATTTAAGAGATACATTAAAAGAAAACAATCTATTAAATGAAGAACAGTTAAAAGATTTAAAAGATGTATATTCTGTCTTTGCAGAGTTTGATGAAGTTGAAGAGTCTCCTGACGATGAAACAAAGGAGGTTACTGAAAATGAATCAGAATAAGCAAATGATTATGAATTATTATCAGAATGAAATTTTTGATTATGATAAAGATTTTTATAATCAATATGGAATATATGTAAAACCACATGGTTATTCTATCTCATCTCGTAAAATTGAGTCTTATATTCAAATTGCTGAAATTCAAAAATATCTGCAATGCAACCCAGTAAAAGCTATAGATCTTTTTTTCAACATAGAGCTTTTAGATGGGCAGGCACTTCTTGTACAAAGAAGTTGGGTTTGTCCAAATGTACTTGCTGTATGTACTCGTGGATATGGTAAAAGTACAGTTATTGACCTTGAGATAATGTCAAAAGATATGTGTTTTTGTAATGTATGGACATACATTGCAAGTGGTACAGGCGGTCAGGCTGAACAAACTTTTACTACTTTGGAACGACTTGCCAATGATAACATTGATACATTTTACGGTTCAACTGGTTCTTTATTTAAGAACGAGATTGAAATTAAAAATGCAGCAGGTGATGGATTTTCACACTCGTCCAATGGTTTTTCCTATTCATGTTATAACGGATCTATGACTAGGACATTGAACGGAAATATAGATGCAAAAAGAGGTATGCGAGGCACCGTAATTTTTGACGAAAGTGGTTTCTTGTCTGATGAAATGATGAATGTATATGGTGCATTCGCTGTTGTAAATAAAAGTTTAAAAACAGGTAAAGATATAGATGGTAATTCAATTGATCCTATTCGTCAAAGATGTTTGCCAAGAGATTTATCGTATCAAAAATATTATATCAGTTCAGCTTCTTCAACTGATACTCAGTTTTGGAGATTGTATCGTGATTTTTCTAAGCAACAAATTATGGGAAATCCAGATTATTGTGTTTTACATATAGATTGTGAGCAAGCATTTAAACCAACTCTTAGAGGCGAATTAGTTACTCCTCTTCTATCTCGAAATACTGTCGAGTCCGAAATGAGGACAAATCCAGAAAAAGCAAGACGTGAGTATTATTGTATTTTTACTACTGATGCTGGCACGGATGCAATTATTCGTAGAGGTGTTATTACACGAAATGAAGAAACTAGGAAACCTCTTCTCTATAATGATACAGGTGATAAGAAATTCGTTATCACATATGATCCAGCTAGAAGTCGAGATAATTCAGTAATTCTTGTTGGAGAAATTTATGATTATGAACAAGTAGATGGTAGTATTGATAAAAGAATGCGATTAGTAAACTGTATTAATCTTATTGATGTTGGTAAAAAAATCAAATCTCCTATGCAAACACCAGATCAGATTGAATATTTAAAAAAAGTAATTCTTGATTATAACGGTGGAGCTGACGCATATGGAAATATTGTTGGTGTATACATTGATGCAGGTAGCGGCGGATCTGGTGTTAATATAGCTGATTATTTGATGCCAGATTGGACTGACGCAGCAGGTATTGTTCATAGAGGTTTAATTGATAAAGAATATTCTGCTGATTATGTAAAGAAATTTCCAAATGCAGTAGATAAAGTTCATCTAATGTCACCTACTGGTTATAAATCTGAAATGTATGAAGCAATGATTGAATTGATGAATCAAGATAAGATTAGTTTTACAGCTCAATATGATCATAAGGGTTATCTTACTGTATTTGATGTTGATGAGAAGAAATTGGCAAAAGAAAAAGAAAGAATTTCTAATGAACTTAGAAAACAAAAAGTAAACGAGAAAGAGTTTGAAACAAAACTTAATGAAGAATTAGAAAAAATAGAATCAGTTAATACCAAAACCATTAAACTTGATTGGCAAGATGAAATAGCTCTTGCTAATATTGATGCTCTTAAAGAAGAACTTGTGAATATGGTTCGTAAGAAAAGAGACTCTGGAAAAGATTCATTTGAATTAACACCAGAAAAGGCTAATAAGCTCCACGATGATCGTGCGTATACGGCGTGTATGGCTTCTTACGCTCTTATGTGTGAGCGTAGAAAGGCTATTACAAATAGAAAACGTCCAACCGAAGATGCTACAAGTTTCATCAATAAGCTTACAATCCGTAAAGCAAAATATAATTAAGGAGGTGCGTTACCAAAAATGCCTAGACCTAAGAAAGCAGATGCAAATTCTAATGCACCTGCTAAAATAAATAATTCACAGAAGAAAACCACTTCTTCTACTCCAAAACAGCCAACCGCAAATGAAATGCGTGAATGGTATGAGAAAAATAAAAGTAGACTTGAACGTTACGAAGATGCAACAAGTGCTATTACAAGTCTTCGAGATATTCAAAAATCATCCAGATATACATCAATTAGTAATTACTCAAAGGAAGATGTAAAATCATACATAAAGAATATTTCTTCTAATGAAAAGAATCTACGAAGCCTATCTCGTTATCTCTATTATCGTTCAGAAATCTATTATCGTCTTTGCAAATATTATGCAAATCAGATTGATCTTACAATTCGTAATATAGTTCCCCCATTTATAATCTCAGGTAAAAATGATGTGCAATCCACATTACAAAAATATCAAGAAACAGTTGATATAGTTGACACTCTAGGATTAAATTATGAGTTTCGTAAAGCTGCATCTATTACTTTAAGAGAAGATGTATTTTATGGATGTGCTTATTATACAGAGGGACAAGGAATGTTTGTTCTTCCATTAGATCCTGATTATATGAAAATAGCAGGTATGTTTCCTGATGGTTCATTTGCAGGAGCTATGGACATGAGTTATTTCCGTAGCCATCAAGAACTTCTTGAATATTGGGGCGAACCGTTCAATAGTATGTGGAATACATATCAGAGTACAAATGAAAAATATCAGTTAATTCCCGAAGAATATAATGTATGTATTAAATTTAGGTCTGAAGACTGGGAGACCATCGTTCCCGTGCTTACACCTATATTTTTATCATTGATTGACCTCATGGATGCCTCTGATTATCAGGCGGTTCAACAGGCAGCTAATATTTATAAATTAGTGTGGCTTGAAATGAAAACTATGGGTAAAGATGTAGATGATTGGACTGTGAATCCAGATATAATGATTCAGTATTTCAATCGTATGCTTGAAGAAGCATTACCGCCTTATATCTCCGCTGCTATTGTTCCTGGTGAATTACATGAGATAAGTTTTCCAGATGACGCAACAGGTGATGTTACAAAGGTTGAAAAAGCCACAAAGGAAATACTTAATACCGCTGGTGGTGCTCAGATATTAAACCTAAACTCTGCATCGAATTCTACTGCTTTTAAATATGGTGTACTTGCAGATTCTACATTTTCTATTTCAACTCTTATTCCACAGATTCAAGCGATTGTAAATCGACTACTATCTAATTGGATATCTGAACCTTGTAAGGTTAAATTCTTTGATGTTTCTATTTATCAGAAGGATGATTTTAGAAAATCAATCTTGGAATCATGTACTAATGGATTACCAAACAAAATTCTTTATAACACATTAAATGGCGTATCTGAAAAAGATACGTTATCTATGAACTTTTTGGAAGAAGACTGTTTGCAGCTTAGTTCAAAATTCAAACCGCTATCTAGCACTTATACTCAGACAGGCAATAATAAAGGCGGTGGTCAAGAGAAGGATGATTCGGAACTTACAGATGCTGGACTTCGTACAAGAGACGAGAATTTAAATGATAAATAGGAGTTGGTGGAATGAATCAAAAATTTATACAGACACAAGATGCACCTACTGCTACTCTCCTATCCCAATTAGGATATCAACAGGTGCAAAATTCTAATGGTATTTATGTATTTTTGAATACTGATACTCTTCGGTTTTCAGAAAATATAGATATAAATAAATTAAAGTATACAAATATGCTTACATTTTAGTCGTCTTCCTTGGGCGACTTTTATTATGTCAGAAAGGAGGAAAAGACTAAGTAGATGCCAAAGGTTATTAAAAAGAAAATTTTAACTGAAGATGATTTACTGAAATTCTGTCAAGAGCAGAAATTTGCAAAATTCAGTTCTAAAGATACTGGCTATCAGTTGGCTTTAAAAGTACCTACTACTTTCGAGGTAGATGATACCGTAGACGAAAATCATCGTGGAATGATGCGTCTTAAATTCAGAATTTTTCATACAGGACTTAACAGAAATAAGAGCTATGTATCAAAGGAATCTGCTGAAAAGGCAATGAATACAATTGCTGACAGACCTGTGTTGGCAGCAATTCATCAGCTTGACGATGGTAGTTGGGATTTCGAAGGACATGAGATGGAAATCGTTAAAGATGATAAAGGTAATGAAGAACTTAGATATATTGAATCTCAAGTTGGTTCTTTCTCATCTGAACCTGCATTTTGGGAACATGATGATAACTTAGATAAAGATTATGTATGTGCTTATGCTTATATAAGTGAAGAATACACAAAAGCTTGTGAAATTATTCGTGCAAAACAAGGTTCAAAAAATAGTTGCGAGCTTTTCATTGATGAACTCTCTTACAACGCCAAGGAGAAATATCTTGAATTAAATGATTTCTATGTAAACGCTTCGACTTTGTTGGGAAGTCACGATGATGGTACAGAAATTCAGGAAGGTATGGAAGGTTCTCGTGCTGATATTGCTGATTTCAGTGTAAATAACAATTCAGTTAAATTTGACAAAAATGAAAAATTGATTGAACTCTTAGAAAATCTTAATAAGACACTTTCTAATTTCAATAAAGAACAGACTCCTGTTCAAACACAATCAAAGGAAGGAGGAATAAATAACAAAATGACAAAATTTGAAGAGTTACTTGCCAAATATGGTAAGACTGCTGAAGATGTAACATTCGACTATACAGAAATGTCAGATGAGGAACTTGAAGCAAAATTCGCTGAGATGTTCGATGATGACAATTCAGACGGAGACAATTTAGATAACGGAGAATCTGGTGAGCCTTCCAATGATGGAGAAGGTAATGGCGAAGGAGCTTCTGATCCAGATGGCGATGAAGGAAAAAATATTTCAAAAAATGAGTTATTTAATAAGTTATTTGAAATTTCATTTGATGAAATCAGATATGCGTTAAATAATTTGTGCTCTGTATACAGAAATGATTCAGAATGGTGTTACGTATCTCAGGTTTATGAAAATTATTTCATTATGGAGGATTGGGACAGCGACAAGTATTATAAACAGTCCTATGAAAAAGATGGTGATAATATTTCATTATCTGGTGAAAGAATTGAAATGTTTGCTATGTTACTTACTGAATCAGAGAAGCTTTCTATTGAGGATATGCGTTCAAACTACGCTGTACTCAAAGAGTTTAAAGAGACAGTAGAAAAGAATGAACTTCATGCACAGAAAGAAGCTATTATAAATGCTGATAATTATTCTGTTCTTACAGAGAAAGATTCAGAAGGAAATTATGTAAATGCTGATTTCGCTGAATTGGTAAAGACTATGGATAATTATTCTGTAGAAGACTTTGAAACAAAGGTAAAGGTTATGCATTCAGATTATATGTCTGCACATGCGAACTTCTCTTCTACCGACACAAAGAAAAACACAAATTCAGTTAAGATACTTACAAATATGAATAAGAAATCAAAACCTAAGAAAAACTACGGCAACTTATTTGATTAAAAACTGAATATAACTTTATTTCGTACAGAACGCTTTATGCGTTCTTTTTTATTGCAAAAAAACAAAATTTAAGGAGGAAAACATAATGGCAATTAAATACACAGTTGAAAAACATACTGTATGCAATCCTGGAAATCTTATTGCAGAGAATTATGGCGAGCACATGGTTTCTCTCAATATTACAAGTGCTACAGATAACGGAAGAATCGTCAAAGTAGGCGATATGGAGACATTAGACAAATACAAGGTAGAGGCAGCAACAACTATTGGCGCTTACATCTTTGACAAAAATGCAGATGGTACATGGCTTGTAGTTGTAACAAGTGTACCTGATGATCTTACTGCTCTTATTTATCAGAAGCCAATCATCAATGAGGAATCGCCTCGTGCTCTCACTTCTCTTTCTAATTTCTATAACGATCCTGAAGATGGTGCAGTTCGTGGATATATTCTTCATGCATTAGATCGTTTTAGTCTTTCAGACGAGGGATTCGATGGAACTCCTGTAAAGGGTGCAAAAATCACACAGATTTCTGACGGAAAATTAAAAATCGGTGAGTAATTAGAAAGGAGGAAAAATACAATGTTAAGATTTAGTACAGACAATTTAAGAAAAGTATTTGCTGATGAAGAAAAATACAAGAACTTTAAGAAACTTACATATGACTTAAATCATGGAAATGATATTTATGAATATGACGAGGATGGAAATCAGAGAAAGATTTCTAAGAAAGAAGCTAACAATGCAGTTAGAAAAATTCTTATGGAGGTTTGTGACCTCACAGAAGAAGATTTGAAGTCTAATAAGCTTCGTAAACGTGCAGAAGCACAGCATCAGAATGAAGTATTTGAACTCATTGAGTCTGATATTGATTTTAAGGTAGAGACAGGATTTCAGGAGAATGAATGGTTTCAGAATTATGTTGATATGAGAAATATTGCATTAGGTGATGATGAGGAATACTGGACAAAAGATAAGATTATGCTTGTTGTTGCAGAGATTTCTGGTGGGCATCATGACCTTACCATGCAGAACTTAAATGAGGGTACATCTCACAAACTTCATACTAGAAAATATGGTATGAAGATTGGTAAAGACATTGATCTCATTCTGCTTGGACGTGTTGACTTTACAGAGCTTACAGATAAAATCGCTGAAGCATTTGCGTATAAAGTAATGGAACTTTGCTTCGCTGGTGTTTATGGCGCAACAGATAAGTTACCAAACAAGTCTCAGTTTGTTAAAACTGGTGCATTATCTACTTCTACTAAGGAATCATTTGATACTCTTATCGAAGATGTTGGTGCAGCAAATGGTGCAGATGTTGTAATTATGGGTACAAAAACAGCTCTTAAGAAACTTAATGCTCTTGCAGATGTTGATTGGAGAAGTGATTCTCAGAAAGAATCTGTTGCAACTACAGGTCGTCTTGGAAATTATGAGGGAACTGAACTTATTGAGATTCCACAGAGATTTGCATTAAATGATGTTACAAAGAAACTTATTCCTAATGATAAGTTGCTTATCTTTGCAAAGAATCAGGAGAAATTTGTATGGTTTACTGATAAGGGTGAGACAGAAATTACTGAGGCTGGTCAGCAGAAGGGAGATTTAGCAGACGACTTCCAGACATATGAAGTACAGCGTGAGTTTGGGGTTGCTGTTGAACTTCCACAGTATATGGGTGTTTGGTCATTCTCTTAAAATGACATTAGTAAATTAGAGTGGCTAGTTAATCTAGTCACTCTTTTTATATTGGAAAGAAAGGAAAAAGAATTATGCCATATCAGAAGAAAACAACTACGAAAACTGATGAAACAAAGAATGTAGAAAATAGCGCAACAAATAAATCAGAAAAAAGGAAATTCTCACAGGACGAACTTATTCCATGTTTATCAATTACACCAGGAGAAATGTTCTTTGTTGGAAATAAGTCGAAAGATTTATATACTTTTGCAGATATTGATGATGTAGTTGATATTGAGTTTAGAGATCTCGATTATGCTGCTAGATCAAAAGATTCTATGATGTTTAAACCGAGATTTATTGTACAGGACAAGGACTTTATAAAATTACATCCTGCTCTTGACGAAATTTATTCAGCTCTGCACACAACGGCTGATTTAAAAGCAATTTTAAAAATGACTCCATCCCAGATGGAAAAAGTTATCCCTACTCTCCCAGTTGGAGCGCAGGACGCATTGAAAACTATCGCCGCAACTATGGTTGATGAAGGAGAACTTGATTCTGTTAAGAGAATTCAAACACTTGATTCTATTTTTGGAACAGAGTTACTTTTAAAATTGAATATGTAGTAAAGGAGGCTCACAATGACGCTTCTATACGAAACAATTTTTTCACGAACAAGAGGACGTATTTCAGATATGAAAGAACTTTCTCTTGACGAAAATGATTTGCTTGAGATATATACAGAAAGATTACATAATGTAATTGGAAAACCGAGAGTTCGTAGACTCTTCTCTTCTATCGCACTTGATGATGAGATCCAACAGATTAACTTTACTCTGAATAATTCGGTTGATGAAGCATCTGATATTGATTTTGTCACAGACTTACTTATCCTTGGTATGACTATCGAATGGTTACAACCACAGGTGGATTCTATTTTACATACATCTGTAATGATAGGCGGTAAGGAAGAAAAGAAACTGTTAGACAATCATAGTAATATGATTAAACGTCTTGACAATATGAAGACAGAACTCAATAAGATGATACGTGACTATGGTTATATGTATAACTCTTATATCAACTCGGAGTCCTAACATGAAGTACATCTACGGTTATTTTACAAACAAGCAAATCAAAGAAGCTGCCAGTGCCATGCACAATGATATACATAAGCTTCTACTCTATAAAGATAACACAATAGAGGAAACTATCTTCGAGAATGATGAAGCTTTCCTCGTATATTTTGATCACTTGCTTGAAAACTTTGGTGGTGTCCATACTCTCTTTAATAACAATGGAATTATGGTCAAGTTAATGTCAACATTGCAAGCCGCAAGAAACGAAGTTGTAAGTGATAATTTTCATTATGGTACTTTTCGTAGAGAAATATTAGATTCTCACAATTATATTAAGCAGATGTTCGAGGAGGGTGATGCGTATGCCAAGTCTGTCAACAGCTAGGCGTATCGCCAACGCCAAAACAAATAATGCGAAAACAATTGGTCAGATTTATAAAGAACAGTCTGATGATCTCATGGAATGGACATGGGAAGCTGATGAGCAATCAAAGTTTTGTTATATCTATGATTGGAGACATGATGACAGTCCAAATATGAATATTGGTATGACCTATGAAAATACTACTAAGACTCCAATTGACGCAAAAATTCTTGTAAGTAAGTATGGTTCTATTGATAAGGACTCTCCTACTCTACAATGTCAATTCAAACCAAGTCAGAAAGAGTATTTTACAGAGAATGACGATTTATTCTATATGGAAGAATATCGTAAAAAGTATCAATTAGATGATATTTTTGTCGGTATGTATCTTGACGTTCCTGATAAAAAAGGAGTATATCATCGACATTTAATCTGTATGAAAGATGTTGAACAGAACTTTCAGAAGTATTTCTTGCTTCCTTGTGACTATCTTTTACAATGGGTACAGACCAAAGCAGATAAAAGATATAAGAGAAGTATGTGGTGTGTTTTAAAATCACAGTCTAGTTACAACTCAGGAATTTGGGTAGATAACGTGACCGCAAGTCAACAGAATCAGGAACTTTTGTTCATTCCAACAAATGAAATATCTGACACAATCTATTACGTTTCTGAAGATAACAATAATAATCAACGGCTCATTGTAGACATTCCAAACTATTCGATTGAGAATTGGACACCTAATACATGGGTGGTCAGCAAGGTGGAACGAGTAAATGTTCGAGGAAGGACAAAACTTACTCTATATCAGAAACCATTCAACAACAATACTGATTACATCGAAAAAGATGAAAATGGTATTATAACAGGTCTTTGGGCTAACTATTTTGGTGGTATTGCCCCAACAGATCCATCCACTCCAATTACTCCCCCATCTTCTATCATAGCGAGAATCTCAGCATCCACTTCAACTATTAAAGTTGGTGGTTCTTATAAAAATCTTACAGTAAATCTATTCAATGATTCCAACGAAGACATTACAACTGAATATGCTGATGCAACATTTACATGGACTTGCTCTATTGATAATGAAGATTGGACAGACAAAGCTACATGGCGAGCTGGTACGGAGTACAACCAAAAGAAAGTAAAGTTTCCTAATGATGCTTCTGTTATCGGCAAAATATTGTCTGTTAAGTGTGAAATTGTTAAGGATAATTTGCCGATAGAATCTGAAAATTTGCCGTTAGAATTGACTGAATAGGAGGTGTATGTATATGGAAGAAAAATTAGTTACAAAGAATGATTTGTTATCAAAACTTCGTGCTTATAAAGAATCTCCTGATGATGAAAATATTCAGTATAAGAAAAAGATTGAAAAAGCACTTATGCTTAATCCATGTCTTTTATATGCGCTCAATGAAAAATCATTAGAATCGGAACTTTTTGATGATGATGGTAATATCAACTGGGAATGGAACGAAGATACAAAAGAGTATGAACCTCTTGGTGAATGGGATAGATATTTCGGTGGAACATCCAATATCCGTCCTTATTTGTTTATCCCTGACACTCAGACGGAGGTAAAACATTATATCTGTTATCAAGTATCTTTTGATGAAATGCCTCGCTATCAGGATACATTAAAGTATACGAATATTACATTTACTATTTTTGTTCATGGTAATGATAGAAATGATAAATTAACAGGTGTTCCAAGGCATGACCTCATTGCTTCTATTATAAGAGAGCGATTTAATTGGTCTAATATATTTGGAATGCAAACACATCTTATATCTTCTAAAGAGTCCACGACAGATAATAATTATATCGTTCGCACTCTCATATTCCAAGTTGTTGATACTAATGGAATTTATAACACATCTAATTCAAAAACATCTATAGTTAATTATGGTGTAAGGCGGTGATTATTTGGATGTATTAGAAACGCTAGATAATCTTCAATCTGCTGTCGAAGAAGATAAAAAAAAGAAACAAGGAAAAAGTCATCATCCAGAATATCATTTCGACAAACTTAAAATGTATTTTGGTGAAGATTATTCGATAAATGGTATTACCATTTCTATTCCAACTATAGGAGATATTTTAAATATTGGTGAAACTAATTTTTATAGAGCATTATCACCGTTCTTGAACAATTCTACTTCTATAAGAGTTCTTCTTTATGATGCTTTCAAAAAAGACTGGAATAAAACAAAAGATATTGAAGTGTTTTATATTTTATATCAATTGTTAAGAAATTCAAATAATGAAACTGCATTTGAACCATTGAAATTAATTTTTAAAGAAAACGATTTTAACGATTTTCAATTAATTCATATGGCTCGAAACAGAAATGGTGAAGAATGTAATACTCTTGCTTTATATAGTGAATTTCAAGATATATTACTTTTCGAAAATGAATATTTAGAAATAGCAGAGTATATTCGAACCATGATGAATGTTCATCCAAAGGTGGAAAAGGCAAAAGGTAAAACAACAAAACATTGGATATTACAAGAAGACAAGATGAAAGCGGCACAAGATAAAGATAAAGAAAGTGATTCTACTCTCTTACCACTTATATCTAGCTGTGTTAATCATCCAGGTTTTAAATATAAATTAGAAGAATTGAAAGAAGTAAATATATGTCAATTCATGGATTCTGTAAACAGAATTCAAAAATATGAACAGGGAACAGCTGCACTAAAAGGATTATATTCCGGCATGATTTCAGCTAAAGATATCCCTCAAGACTTAATTAATTTTATGGGCGAAATTTAATCGCTCATTTTTTATTGCATAAAAACAATTTCTAAAGGAGGAAAAAATAATGGCATTTAAATTAGGTGACGTAATCGTTGATAGATTACAGTTTGGTTATGGTGCAAAATCTAATGGTGCACCACTGTATGCTTTAACGCAGCTTACAGAAGCTAATATTGATATTACAGCAGATTCAACAGATATTAACGATAAAGATGGTAATTTAGTATATCGTAAATATACTGGTAAAAAGGGTGAAGTAACTGCTACGAATGCATTCTTAAATCTTGCAGTTATTGAAGCAATTTCTGCCACTGATGCTGAAATTGCAACTGAAGATAAAGGCATTGTTATGCCTATGATTCAGATTGTAAAAGCTGGTGATACATTAGATATCACTGGTTATGTAGAAGGATCTGTTGTTGTAAATTCTCTTTCTGCTAAAGGCTCTATGGGAAAAGAAGAATACAAATTAGGTGTAGGTGATGCTACTGCCACAACATTCTCAATTAAACATACAGATGCAGTTACAGAACCGTTAGAATCTGCTAAACCAGCAAGCGATATTTTAACACCACCAACTGCAAAAGATGAAGCTCAGTATATCGTTAAATTTAAGAAAACAATTCATAGTGGTGCAAAAATTACTAATTCCGGTAATAAATTTCCAAAAGCTCATGAATTATTCTTCAAAGCATTAGTAGTTGATAAATGTGATACAGAAACTTTAAAAGCTGCTATTATTCATATTCCATCTTTTATGCCAAGTCCAGAATTTACTCTTGCTCTTCAAGGCGGTGATTCTCAGACAATGGATTATAAGGGTGCTATGATGTTAAATGCTTGTTCTACTGATTCTGAGTTATTTTCTATTTATTATATTGACGAAGAAGAAGACGATATTTAATAAAAAAAGAATAACTTAAGGGCAGTTTATTGCTGCCCTTTTTATTAAGGAGAAGATATGTCAAAAAAGGATTTAAGAACTTGTTGTATTTGTAGCAATAAATATAGTTTTTGTCCAGTTTGTAATGTAGAAGACAGGAGTAAGGAATCTTGGTATTTCACATTTTGTAGTGAAAATTGTCATGATATTTATGAAATAACTTCTTCATTTGAAGATAAAAGAATTTCCGATGTTGAAGCGAAAAATAAATTAACAAAACTTGATTTATCTAAAAAGAACAATTTTAGTGAAAGCTACCAAAAATCTATTGCTTCAATTATGAACGCAAAAGTACAAACCAAAAAGACAATAAGTAAAAAAGAGAATTCAGACAATGCGTCTGTTAATAAGGAGATTATTACAAAAGCTGAAAAAGAGGCAAAAAGTAATGTTGAATAGTGATTTTAAAAAATTTTAATAGGGAACATGATTACTATTCAGTTAGTTTTTTGTGTTCCCTATTTTTTACGTTGTAAGACATAAGAAGGAATAAAAGGAATATATGGTAAAAACAAATTTAAAGAAAGTAAGAGATTATTTACCTCATGAAGTTGTTAGGATTGTTAACCCAAAGCAATATTTATTATATATTAAAAATCAGGTTTATCCAATAGATATGTATACTAGTTTGGATGAAAAAACAAATAATACAATTCTTGCAATGGTATTTCTTAAAAAGGATACAAATGAAGTATATAAAAAATGGTGTAATTATGACCTATCATAAACAAATCATTACCAATGAAAAATTTAAAAAAGTATCAATTAACACTCCAATTCAACCAGAAATAGAATTAGATGGTGGTTTTGCTTATTGTGCAAGATGTTATAAAGAATTGGACTGTTATACAACTCCGTGTCCAAAATGCAATCAAATTCAAGACTGGTCATGGATGAAATGTAAAGGAGGAAAAGTTTATGAATATTAATTGGAAAGTTCGTTTTAACAAAAAGAATATTTTATTTATTACACAAGTTGCTATTTCTATTGTAATTCCTATTCTTACATATTTCGGATTACAAGCGTCTGATTTAACAACTTGGGGAAAAGTATGGGAAACTTTTATTGCTGCAATCAGTAATCCATATGTTGTTATAATGGCATTAATGTCCCTTTTTAATGCAATTACAGACCCTACTACTAAAGGCATAAGTGATTCTGATAAAGCATTAACTTATGAGAAACCAAAGGAGGATTAATTATGTCAGTAATGTGTGCATGGGCTTCCTCTGATGAAAGAGGGAAATTAAAAGGTGGCAATCCTGGTGATCAGACGGGTAGGGAAGTAAAATGTGGAAGCATTTATAATTTTGGTCAAACACGAGTATATCGTTGTACCGATAGATCAAGAGCTGTTAAAATTGGTGCTGCTGCAAAAGCAATTGCTTTAAATAACTATTTTGGGTATTGTCAAACACATCGTAGTTCTGGATATATTGCTTTAAAAAATACAGGTTGGATAGTTGCAAATGTAAAAACAAAATGTGAGGTTGATTGTTCCGAATTTGCTGCATGTTCGGTAAATGTGGCTTTTAGTAAAGCCATGTTATCTTCATCTGTATATTCTGGCAATATTGGAAAAGCATTAATCGCAACAGGTTATTTTAAAGAATTAACTGCCTCTAAGTACCTTGGGAAATCTGAATATATTAAATGTGGTGATATCATTGTTGCACCAGGTAAACATGTGATTGTTGCATATACAGATGGTTCTAAAACGTCACAGAATACTATTTCTACAACTATTCAAGGTGTTATTTCTGGTAATTCATTGATTAAACGTGGTCAACAGGAAGCAATTAAGTTTACCGGTGTAAATATTGCAACAGATGGAAAAGTTGGCAATGAAACAAAAGCTATGAAATCAAGAGTGTTACAACACGCAATGAATTTAGATTATGAAGCAGGTCTTGTAGAAGATGGTAAATTTGGTTCAGCGTCTAAAAGAGCATTAGGTTCTCACTACGTTAAAAATGGCGAAAAACAATATATGGTTACAGCTGCGGAAATATTAATGTATTTAAATGGTTATAACCCAAATGGTGTTGAACATCCTGGTACATATGGTAATGGATTGGTTAATGCTTCAAAGCGAAAGTTCGGTAGTGATGGAACTAGAATATCAGCATCTAATTTCCTTCAATTGTTATAGGAAGGAAATGGTGAATATAAATGGAAGCTATTGAAAAATTAACACAGCTTAATTATATATTAATATTTTTAGGTTTTTTTGCAATTCTATTTGGGATAAAAGAAATCATTGAAATTTGTTTATACTTCAAAAAGAGATTTCGGATTAAGTTTGGACGTGAAGAAGACAAAGAAATTATCGAAGATAGAATTTTAGTTCTTGAAAAACATGACAATTGGCAATACAAAGAAATATCTAAAATGTCAAAGGGTATAGATGATATAAAATGTCAACTAACTGAAAAAGAAAGAGCTGATAAAGAACGTACAGTTGCGACATTAAGAAATCAGTTATATGGATTACATACTAAATTTTCTGAAAAAGGTTATGTTGACAATTCTGGATTAAAAACTTTTACGGAGTTAGGAAAAATTTACGAAGCCGCTGGGGGCGATGATATTTACCACGAAAAATTGAAACCAGAAGTATTAGCATTACCGATTCATGATGATTAGTTACCACACTTTTCCATTTTTACCAATAACACCATATGTATTTTAGCATTTCTTTTTATTATAATATAATTCTAATATTACGGAGGATTATATTATGTATAATGAAGACAAAGTTGTAGAATATGGTTACATTAAATTACTTGCATTGGATGTAGATCATATAGAAACTACTATTTTAATGGAAAGGAACACAAATTCTAAATATGATATTGATGAATTTAAAGAATTATATGGCGAAAATAAAGGTGCTGTCATATTTATAATTCATATGAATTATGATAATGATATTAAATTCAAAGATTATAAGAGGATTTGTGAAACAATTCATCCATTTGATTATGTAAGAGATTTGATAACAAAGAAGAATGGACGAATGTTACATCGAAATGATGTAACGAATGAAGAATTATATGACCAAAACAGGGTTACATATATTCAAGAAAAATAAAATATTGTGAATATGAAAGAGCGGTTTCTTCGGAAGCTGCTCTTTTTATATTGGAGGAATAATGGGAAATATTTTACAACTTACTTCTCCTATTAGCCCCTCAGTAAATCACTATTTGTCATATAGAGCCATTATTAAAAACGGCAAACCTATGGCAATGAGTTATAAAACGCAAGAGGCGACAAAATATCAAAAGAATTTTATTAAATATGTTCAGGAAGAAGTAAAGAAACAGGGTTATGATTTAGAACCAAACGCAACGCAGCATTTTTATATAGATTCTGTCTTTTATTTTGACAGAATAGATCGTGATGCGAACAATTATTTTAAATGCATGTTAGATGCCATAACAGAAACTGGATTAGTTTGGGTTGATGACAATGTAACTTGTGAAAGGGTTCAAAGAATCTACTATGATTCAGACAATCCTAGAATTGAATTGACTATCTATCCTGTTGACTACATTGGAGTTTTTGACAATGCTTCACAGCTAGATGAATTTAAACATCACTGCATCGGATGTAAAAGATACAAACGAAATTGTAGTCTTCTAAAGAAAGCTATAGAAGGTCGAATTCAAAAAGAAATACATAATGGAGAATGTGAAAAATATTCACCGATAAATAAATAATATGTATTCATATGAAATAGATAATATTATAAAAAATAAACTAAATAATATAGATTCTGATACATATTTAAACATTTGTAAGCATTCACCACAAATTAACCATATTAAATATAGCAGTTTTACTAATAGTTATGAAATATGGACTGAAGATGGATATTATTGGAATTTTACAGTATACAAATTATGAAGGAGATAAAAGGAATATGAACAAAATTACAATTAAAACATTTTGTAAGGAATACAATAATCGTGCTAATGATACATTGAAGAAACAGTATATTAAAGATAACCTTGAAATTACACCTTATGTATCATTTGTCAAAAAAGATGCTCTTATCAGTAACTTACTGAAGGTAACTATGATTGATAAAGAGACAGGAAACATAAAGGTAAACTCTTCTGCTGAGTATCTTTTAAAGACAAGAATTTTAATTGAAAACTATACAAACCTTACGGTTGAAACAGATGGATTTTATGAGGAATATGATGAACTGAAGAAATCTGGATTGTTTACAATTTTACTTATGGGTGATAATGATACTGCACCATTGATTCCGATTGAAGAAATTGCAGAGTTTAATCATTTACTATCTATTAAGAGAAATGATGTGTTTACTAATCGTTATGAGATTCACAGCTTTATTACAGAGCAGGTAGATAGATTCAAGGCTCTTGGTGAAGCTACTCTCACACCACTTATGGACATTGTGAATAAGAAACTTGATGAGATTCCAAAAGAAGATTTAGATAAGGTTATTGAGTTTGCTAAGAAAGGCAATTTTAAAGAAGTCTAAGTAAATTCAATTTCTTGTGAAATATTTAGGCTCTATGCGTGTCACAACGTATAGGGCTTTTCTTATGGAGAGTGGTTACTACTGCTCTTCTATTTTAGTGTAAAATAGTGAAAATTTTGGAGGTGATGATGAATGGGATTAAATAAAGACATTATTAAATATTTGGAAAAACAGGCTCAGAAAAAAGCTTCTGAATTAGCACATGAAGTTCAACAGAGATTAACAGATGGTTACGTGTCATTTATTGATTTATATTATAGCGATTATACACCACAACAGTATGTAAGAACACACAACTTATACAGGTCTTATAACAAATTTTATAAAAATAGCCACGGTACTATTTTTTATGGTGGTGTTGAAGTAACACCTGAAAGAATGTTTGATAACTATGACCAAATTACACCTTCAGATCTTATGTCGGAATTTATTTACAATCCGAAAGGTACTTATCATGGTTGGTATAACATTCCTGCTAGTTTCAGTGTGTATAGAGAAATGCATAAGTATCATGAACGATTAAAAGATGAATATAGAAAACGTTGTATGGTTTAGAAAGGATGTGAATGAATGGCTAATTCAGATATTATCAAGATTGGTTTTGACTACAGAGCGAGTCTTGAACAATTTGAAAAAGAAACAAATGGTGTATTTGAGGGAATTAGTGATAAAGCTGGTAAGCAGAAAATCACAATTCAATTAGATGCAAAAGATGATAAAGTAATTGATAAAATAAAGGAATTACAGAAACTTAAATTAGATAAGTTCACATTCGAGTTTGGTAATTCTGGATTAAAAGAACAGCTACAGACATTTGATAAATTAGAGAATAAGATTAATGAGATTATTAGTTTATCAAAAGGAATTGACTTATCATTTAATACCAAAAACAAGACAGAAGCTTATAACCAATTAAAAAAATATGCAGATGCTTTTAAAGAATATTATGGTAATGAAGAAGCAATGGCTACCAATGCAGGCGCAAAGGCTGGTTATGCGTATTACAAAGCCTATGAAGAAGCATTGCGAAAAGGTGTTGCACAAAGCAAATTAGAAAAAGTTACTGTCGATTTTGATGTAAATGATTCAATTTTTAGCAAAGAGAGAATTGTTGAAAATAGAATTAAAGAGTTTGAAAATTTTCAAAAGTATGGTAATGCCGATGAAAGTAACTTAATTGCAGAAATTACATTACTAGAGAATCGGATTTTGAAATTTAATTCTGCTTATTCTCAAGTGAAGGCTAATTTAGGTGATGCACCAATTACACCCGAAATCACAAAAAACATTGAAGAATATGTTAGGTTATTAGAAATTGTAGAAAGCAGAGCAAAAGATGCAGAATTATTTGGATATTCAAGCGAAGATATCAATTCGGATAAAGACCTTGCAAATATGTATCTTGACTTTGCAAAAGAAGATGCAATTACCGAAAACAAAAAATATATTGAATCATTAAAACAAGAAGAGACACAAGCTATTGCTACTGCTGAAGCTGAACAGAAATTAGTAGAAGCTCAAAAGGAAACAGTTTCTAATACTTCTAATTCAAATAATTCTCAAATTGAAGAGTTAAAATCTGATATTCAAGAGGTAAAAACTGAACTTGGTGATGTAAAAGATAGAATTTCTTCTATTGAATCGAATGGTTTTGAAAATGTACGAGATGATGTTGAAAAGACAAAGGAATCTGTAAAAGAACTTAACAGTGAACTTGCAGAAATGAAATCCAATCTCTCTTCTACTCCACAAGAATCGAATATTTCTTTGTCTTCTGATTCTACTGTTGAACAGCAAATCAAATCTGAATCAGAGTTGAATGCTGAAATTGAAAAAAGAGAGAATATTATCAGAGAGCTTCAACAGTTACAAGAGAAATTAACTGTTCATGAAGATTTTCATGGTAATGACAGGTATTTTGCAGACCAATTACCTACAGAGGAAGAAATTCGTGAAGCAGATAAGAGAATTAAACAATTAACTGGTACTAATAATATCTTTAATGTTGACAAACTTATACAAGACAGAAACGAATGGTTATCTGAAGTAAAATATAGTCTTGAAGAGTATGATAATTTAATTAAGGCAAATGATCAAAAAGCACTTGATGAATATACAACAAGAGGTTTATCTCGTATCGGTGGGGCTGAATCATTTTTTGGATATGAAGATAATAATTTTTCTATAGCGTCAAAATTTGTTGAGGAAAAAGAAAAAATCCAAAACGAGATAAATGATCTCTATACAGATTTAGATAAGTTGGATGAAAAAATGAATTTAGATTCCAACAATTCTTCAGTTGATAATACAGTTCAATCTCAAGAAAAGCTTCAATCTGAATTAAAGGAAACTCAGAAACAAGCAGAGAAAACTGCTCAAGCTGTTAAGGAATCTACTGCTACTGATTCTACCGAGCATAGGAAAGACGCATTTCCTGATAAAGATGTTTCTGCTTCTGTAGAGTCTGCCACTAATTCCATCAAAGAAGAGAATAATGTATTAGAGCAGAATACTCAGAAAGTTAAGGAAAATACACAAGCCAAAGAACAGAATGTCAATGTAAATCTTAATAAATATGATAAACGTTTGGATTCTTATAATGGTAAGGTTGATAAATATCAAGCCACTATTGATAGATTTAAAGATGGTGGTTGGTCAAGTGATACATATTTAAAAAATGTACAGGCTGTACGTGATGCTGTCAAACAGTACGCAACTCTTCTCGACAATATAAAGGCTAATCAAAATGGTATCGCTACTGATGAGGATATTCAGAATTTAGACAAGTATGAAAAGAAAATCAAAGATACTATAGCCACTGTTACTAATATGTCGGCTGCTGAAAAGGGATACAAATTTGAAGCCGGTCAGAAAGAATTAGACAAGATTCATAAGCTTCTTAATGAAAATAGTAGAATGTCTTCCGAAGCAAAAGATAAAATTAGAGCTTACTATGCTGAAATTGAAAGTGGCAATCCTAGCATGAGTTTGGATAAAATTCATGGTGAAATTTTAAAGATTTATAATGCCGAGGTTGAAGCTGGTCGTGCTGGCAGAACATTATGGGATACATTAAAGAATAGTGGATTCCATCAATTAGCCGCTCAGATGGCAGGTATGTTTGGATTTTACGATGTTATTAATCTGGGTAAAGAAGCAATTAGTACCATCGTAAGTCTTGATGATGCTTTGGTTGATTTAAAGAAAACCACAGCAATGAACAAAACTCAACTTGAAGATTTTTACTATGATGCCAATGATGTTGCAAAACAAATGGGTGTAACTACCGAGGAGATTATAACACAAGCAAGTGCGTGGTCTAGGCTCGGATACAGTTCACAAGAAGCTGCTACAACAATGGCAAAACTGAGTTCTAAGTTTGCTTCTATTTCTCCTGGAATGTCAACAGATGAAGCCCAGGAAGGTCTTGTATCTATAATGAAAGCTTTCGACATTGATCCAGATGATGTTGAAACAGAAATTATGGACAAAGTAAATGTGCTCGGCAACAAATTTGCGGAAGAGAACCAAGATGTAATTGAAGGTTTAAAACGCTCTGCTGCTGCTATGTCTGCTATGGGGCAGTCCTTTACTGATACAGCCGCTCTATTTACAGGTGGTATGGAAATTCTGCAGGATTCTGAGTCGATGGGAACTGCATTGCGTACTCTTTCAATGCGTGTCAGGGGCTATGATGAGGAGACAAACCAGCTATCTGACGATTTAGTTAATGTAACTGGTGAAGTTGCAGATTTAACAAAAACAGCTCAAGATTCACAGGGCGTATCTTTGTTTACAGATGCAACACAAGAACATTATAGATCTATGGTGGAATATCTTGGAGATATTGCCGATAGATGGGATCAAATTTCTGAAAAGAATCAAACAGAGCTTCTTCAGAAACTTTTTGGTAAAAACAGGGCTAACGAAAGCGTATGCCCTTATGTACAGAAATGTGCATAATAGGACACATCTAAAACCAGTAAATCCTAAAGCTCTATTACTACAATATGACTGAAATAAATCATATGAATGTAACGAAAGTAAAATAACAATAGAGATTCTATATGGTCAAAAGCCTAAGTAGAAATTTTACCAATTTTATATAAATTGGGAATGGTAGCTTGGTCGCAAAGTTCCGAATAGGAATGTGTCAAACGACTATCCTCTTATGAGGAGGCGAAAGCCTTAATGTAGGGTGCAAATCGCAAATGGCACTCGAAACGGTGTGCTTGCTGCTCTTTTATTTAGAGTGTGAGTAAGAAATAGTCTGACCTTCTATCGAAAGATAGAGATGATATTGATATAAAGAAGAGAATATATTAATATCTGATGAAGTGTTGCGTACTTCATTGAACATATGTGAAATGCAGGTGCTGCTATCATCCAGAATTTTGATCAAGTTCGTGCTGCTATTGAAGCAATGGATGAAAGTGCAGGATCTAGTGAAGCCGAGATGAGTGCAATTGAATCCTCTCTCTCCTACAAAATCAACGCACTCAAGGAAACTTGGGTTGGTTGTGTTCAGGATATGGTGAGCAGAGGAGATTTGGGTACAATTGTAACCGGTCTTACAAAAATTTCAGAAATTATTACTTCTATAACTGGTAAATTAGGACTATTTGGTACAATTGCAACAACTGCATCTGGAATACTTGGTGCAAAAGGATTAGGATTAACGTAAGTTACTCGTCATAGTTTACAAGTCAACCTTTATAATGCTATATAATAATGCCATATAGCAGACTAGAGGTGCTTTCGATTTGAGTCGTTCATCGAGAAAGCTAGTCCTTGGATTAAAATATCCTAAATATGTCGAATATCGGAGGAAGCCGTAGCCTATGAATAGGGTGCTGTACATTGAAATAAAACAACTTATTATGAAAGTAATAGGGAATGTACATGCTTAGTAAAACGAAAACGGTAATTCCGACACGTTATAAATGTTAATTGAAAGTGTGATTTCAAGATGTTATATCGTGCGAGAGGCTGACAAGACACGATTGAATATAGGCGTAATTATATTCAATTGCAATATACATGATCCGTGACCTGGGGGAAAGCCCCTGAGAAGCGAATAGGGAAACGAACTTAGTATTTATTACTATTGCCCTACTTAGTACATATCACACAAAATCATATTAGCTTGGAACAATAATATGATTAAAAATAAAACAGAGAATATATAAACAGAACTATATCATACAAGGAGGTATAAATATGGATATTTATCATAAAATTGTCGGTGTTTAATCAGATGAGGACTGTCGTGATGACCAGCCCTCAATTAAGGAATAAAAGGAAATAAATTATAGCTTATACAGAAATAGAATTATTTACGAAAGATTTTCTAGTCTTGATGAACATTTGTGACAAAGACTTGGTTTGGGAATCCGTATAGTCTTTACACTTATTAACAGTATAACACTTTCCAATTGTATCAACTATGACACAAAGGAAATGGCAACCGTATACTAAAAGTCCACCACTTACAAGTATTTTAAATACTTCCAATTCTACCTTCCCTTCTTTGTAGTATTTCTTAAAGTTGGGAAATGTATTGCTCAGAACGAGCTGAATTTATTTCCGATGTGAATTGTGTCAAACTACAAATATGGCACTTCGTATGGTAAATACCGAGCATTCTGTCGTGTTATTGACCTGAGATACGATGGCTCAAATACAGTTTGCTTGGTATAATATTACCATATTTTATTAATTTCATAAATCCAGAACATAGGTTTTGTCGATTTATGTAATACGAAAACTTATCAAAATTTTTCAAAAATCTTTACAAAAAATTTCATCTGTGTTATCTTCAAAATAGTAAAAATTTTCATTTTTTGAAGGAGGTAACACGATGAAAAATTCTAGCAAAGAACGCACTTTACAATGGATAAATAATCAAAACAAGAAGGGTAATATATCATTTGAACACCGCCTACAACGTCCGACTGGACAGTGGAATACACGCATGAAGAGTCTATTGATTCATAGTTTATTAAGTGGTATTCCAGTTAATCCAATTTATGTTGTTGAGGAAGAAAATGTAATTTATCCATTAGACGGTTCTCAAAGAACATCAACTTGCATTGATTATATTAATGATGTATTTTCATTAAGCAAAGATACTCCAAATGTATTCATATCCGTAAAAGAAAATGGAGAACAAGTCATTAAGGAGTATGAAATTGCAGGTAAGAAATTCAAAAAACTTGATGATGAAGTAAAAGAAACCCTTCTTGCTTGTACCTTAGAATTTTGCACATTATCTGATTATACAGATGAAGAAGTAAAAATCATGTTTGCTCGTCAGAATTCAGGAAAACCTCTGAATGGTAAATTGCTTCGTGTAGTACATGAGTCGGATAAGTTTAGTGAAGTAGTCTACTCTCTCGCTAATCATCCATTTATGGATAAAATTATGTCAAAGACACAGCGCAAGAATGGAACAGACAGAGATACAATTATCCAAGCTATGATGCTTATCTCTTCAAATCAGGAACAGGAATTTACATCTTTTAGAACAAAAGATATTGATGCTTATGTAACTGATTATGCAGATCAGTATCTTGATAGAGCCGACACATTAAAAGAAGCTATGGATAGATTTAACGAATCATTTGATGGTGAAGTAAAAATCCCTTCTACTTCTATTCCACAAATTTTATATAGCGGCTATAGAATCGTTAAAGATAAGAAATCATTCTCTCGTCTTGCTGAAAAGGTATCTGAATTTATTACAACATATGATTCTAATGAAGAATATAAACAGTATGTTCAGAGTGGTACAGGCAGCAAAGAGAATGTTAAAGGACGCTTCGATTATTGGCGTGGAATTGTAAAAACATTACAGTAGAATATTTGAAGAGTAGTCGGTTGGCTACTCTTCTATTTTTGTTAGTGAACAAACGTTCCTATGGTATTATTTTCCAATTTAGTATATAATTATAAAAAGAATTTACAGTATTGGAGAAGGTTATGGGAAACAGATTTTTCATAAACAAAAAACTAAAAAGAAAAATTGAAAAAGATTTAAAAAAAGATGTTCCATTGAAGAAGAAATAGATAAAGATTTAGAGGATTTTAATGAAGAAATAGATGATGAAACTGTCTTTTCAGTATTTAAATATATTGAAGATCATGGTAATAAAAAACAGAAAAAATGTTTAATTGAAATAAGAAGCAGATACGAAAAGTCTACATTGATTATTGATGATACTCTAAAGCTTTCTGACTGGTATGATAAAATGTGTGATTTCTACAACAATAGTGATGGAATAGGTTTATAAAAATGAATAATTATATAGTTTTAGACAAAAGGAAAAATTTCAGTCGTATATCTTCTATTATTAAAAATTTAAATTTAAAAAACACTTTAAAAAATAGAAGAACTTCGATATGGGAAAATGATGATTTGGAAATAAGTATAGATAAATATATAATTAGAATAATGATTTATTCAAATGAAGATGTTCAATATTATACTAATTTTATTTTACAAAGGTGATAATTATGGATAAAAGAGAACGAGAAAAAATGATTGATTTTTTAGATGAAATATTAAGCAAATCAAATATCTTAAACTATAAGTATATTGATTTAGAGGGCGATAAAGATGCTAATTTTTTAGTTATTCCAAAAGTTGATAATAAAAAGCTAAAAGAAGATATACAATTACAATTAATTATTTATTGTTCTGATGTTGAAAGTCTAAGTATTTATTGTCCTTTGTTGTATAAATTGCTAGACAAAGATAGTTTAATGTATACTTTGTCAGCAATTAATGAAGTTAATAGTAAAATAGCTGTTGGAAAAATTTATTTGAACAAAGATAACAATTCTATAATAAGTTACATATATAGAGCATTATTTAATGATATTTATAAAGAATTAACGCCGGATTTGATTAATGATTATATTGATGCGTTTTTATTAACTTCTATTGAATTTTATTCACAAATGAAAGAGGTTATTAATGAAAACGAATAGTAGTAAAAATTTTATTTTATTATTTGGTGTTTTGATTTTTGTTGCTTTTATTCGTGTGATATTAAGAACAAATAATAATATAGATAATATAATAGCAGGTATTAACATTGTATCATTATGGTTTGTAACCTATTTAATACTTGAAAACGCTGAAAATAAATTTTCCAAGCGACTTCAAGAAAATACTATTATTGGAGAACAAACAAAATTAAAAAAGAGTGCACATTTCAAGTTAGTTATGAAATATACAAAGATTATTATTTTCATCTTTGGAGTTTTATATATGATTCTTTTTGCAAACTGTATAGTAAACGACATATTAGGGTTTATTTCATTATTTTTATCCATAGAAGAAGAATATATTTATAACTTTATTCAAGATTGTTTTTATAAAAAGAAATAATCTATAGTAAAAGAGCAGGACTAATCTTCTAATCTTCTGCTCTTCTAATATTCTCACTACTCTTCTTTTCTGCTCAACCCAAAATAAAAGACCTGTCATCCGACAAGTCTTTTACTCTCCCATACTATTTCTAAATGTAAATACCTCTATTTGCAGCTTCTTGTCTTAAACCATCAATGGTTCTTTCCCAATGATCGATTTCACCTTTATCTCCTTTTGCTTGTGCATTATAAAGATTCCTTTCATATTCTCTTAAAAGTTCTTGATAGTGTGTTCCACCAGGATTAGATTGTCCCATAATAAATACCTCCTTCGTATTTTGTAATTATATTATATTACTTTGAGGAAGATTTTACCATTCAAAACATATGTTTAGGCGATTTTTATCTATTTTACAAAATATTGTAATAGTTGGTGTGAATTTGCTATTAAGTTGATTTCTTTAATTAATCCCATCCAATCTTTGTACAATTCTTTATAAAAATCATTTTCAAAAGAAAGGATCTTATCATATGTCTTCAAAGAAAAAACCTCCATTACCAAGCATGTCTATTATAGGTAAAAGACAAGAAATATATTGCCTGGATTTATTTGGTAAAACTCGTAAAAAGTGCGATAAATTTAATAATAGAGATAAGAAGAAAAGCTAGTTCTCTTCACTCTTCTTTTCTTTCGTAGTATTGAGATTGAAAATTTCTTTACGCTTGCCCCCCACTATACTTGATTGTGGTAATTGTTTACGTGTTGTCTCAGTTTTTTGTCTTTATTATTATTGATTGACATTGATGTGATCTCCTATGCATTACCATACATAAGTAACTGGACTTAAAAAAAGAGAATATATACATAGATGAGTCCGTAGTTATGATGAACCACGGACTCGTTAATGATACTACTCTCCTACTCTCCTGATAAATCGACAATTGGCTAAGATGATGTTTCTATCTTTCAGATGTTATTGTTACTTTATCTGGTATACTTATAGACGTATGCTTTGGTTTGTTGCTATATACCTTGTACACGATATACGCAATGACAAACCAAGGTGTTTGTCCAATAAGTGCCAAAATGATGTTGGGAATTTCTGACATCGCATTCCTCCTTTCTGTAAGAATATAAATTACATAACGGTTGGAAATTAATGCAGAGAATTCTGCTATGAAGTTTTAGATTTTCCAAGAGGTGACTCGCCTTACCTTTCTTACTCTCGGTATGGTTACAGTTAATATGTTACATGACAGAACTACACACGAGGTCGTAGTGTGCTCACGACCATATCCTGTCATGTCTTATTTTATCACTTATTGGAAAATCTTGTCAGTCGGAACATATGTTTCAAAATCAAGGCTTCCACTTATATCCACATTTCTTGCAAACATTCATTGATTTACCAGAACCAATAAATCCCCACATAAGCGAATATCCACGATTCGTAACACCAATATCGGTACAGCCACATTTCGGACAATGCACTTTATCTGATTCTTCTTTGTTACTTTCTAATTGAGCCAATTGAGCTTTGAATTGAGATAATTTAAGTTGATATTCAATTGGATCTTTTTGCTTAAGTTCAATCATTGATTTGAGAAAAGTAGTATCACAATTAGATATATCTCTCATAATAATTATATCTTCATTTGAAACTGGAATAATTTTTAATTTTTCATTTCCACAATAAGGACATTTTGTTATATTTTCTCCAAATGGAATAAGATATCCTGCACAAAATTTTACATTATTAGTTGTATCTTTATTGAATAAATCGGATTGCGCACATTTATTGCAAAAAAGTGTATTACTCATAATTTATCCTCCTATATTTATATATATCCAAGTATATATTAATATAATACCATGTTATTATTACGTTGTAAACTTTGACGAAAATGGTATAAAAACAACATTAATAGATAAAATTAAGTCTGATACACCAAAAATTACAGATAATTTTAAAGACCTTGCAAGAATGGCTAAATCTATAGATATAGATATGTCATCAGTTGGTGGTTGGGAAAAATGGGCAAAATCATTTGATAAAAATGACAAGATTGCAATTAAATTCTTTTCTGATGTAGATAGTGGTAAACAGAATATTGAAGATATTGATAAATATATGGAACAAGCTTCATCTTCCACTTCTAAGTTCTCTGCTTCATTAAAAAACGTTGCAGCAAATATGGGAATTATGCTTGCTATAACCGTAGCTTTAAAATTACTTGGTGCTGCATGGGATCATTTCAATGTAACTGTCGAAGAATCTCAAACAAAAGTCGATGATATAACAACAAAACTTAAAGAATTAAATGAAGAATATGACAAATTAAATTCAAGAAATTCTGATAGTCTCACTTCTTCTGAAAAAGAACGTCTAAATTATTTAAAAGACAGAATTTCTTATGAAGAAGAACTTTTTGATATTGAAAAGAGAAAACAATATCAGGAACAAATGGGTGGTGGCTTTACTGATTTATTTGATAAAGATTCAGATAGTTATAAAAAATGGGTTGAAATTGTAAATGACTTTGGAAAAAATGAAGTCATGGAGGGATTTTGGCACGGTACTATCGACTCTAATATTGACGAATATAATCAGGCATTGACTAATGCTAAAGACATAACTGATAAGCTTGAGGATTTAAGAAAAGGCGGTCATGCTGAAGATAGTTATTATGTCAAACAATTAAGAGATGATTTAGAATCAGAGAATGAAACAATAACATCCATTGAAGGTGATTTACAACAAAGATATGACGACCGTAAAGAACTCATTAATAAATATAACGAGTATATTCAAAAAGACAACGAAGCTTTAAATGCAACGGATAGATATGGTAATCCTCTTCTTTCAGAATCTGATCGAGAACAAATTCAAGATAATATTGATTTCTATCAAAATTGGGTTGATATATATACAAAAGAAGTTGAACAGATTGGAAATGCGATTTATAACACTGATTCTAATATCAAATCTCTTTCTGAGAAAACTGGTATATCTGAAGAAGAGTTATCTAAAGCAGGTTTTTCTGATGCTGACTTTGAAGAATTATTAAAGTTAGACGGTACTGTTCATTTTGATAAAAATACAACAATTGACGATTTAAAAGAAACATTGGGTAACGCACAACAGACAGCAAACAAAAATCCAATTGTTATAACAACAGTACAAGACGCTTTAAATTATACATCAACTGATGAGGATGGGAACGCTACGTCTACGTCTTTGAACGATGAGATTAATTCATATACTTCGCAAATAGAATCATTAGATAAGATTTTAAAGACAATTGACAAAGGAACTTTTGGACAAGAACAAATCTTATCTCTTGCTCAAGACTTTGGAATCGTAACAAATTCTGTGAGCGATGCAAAAACTCAGATTAATGATATGAAGAAAGATCTTCTGAATAATTTAACTGAATCGTTTAATCTAATTATAAATAACGAAGATACAATTGACGAAGTAAAAAATAAACTTATATCTATAAGAGATTTAATAATATCCTCTGCTGATGCAGATCCTATCGCAAGTGCTCTTAGTGATTATGAAGATAAATTATCTTCTCTTCAATCTGGATATGACAAACTTTTGTCTGCTCAAGAAGAATATAATACATATGGTGCGATTACTGCTTCTACATTAAAAGATTTAACTGATAACAATTTGTTACAGTATATGACTGTCACAGCAAATGGAATATCAATTAATACTTCTGCTTTAGAAGATAATGAACAAGCATTAAAAGCTTCTGCTACTGCTGAGTTATATAATGCTATGTGTAATGATATTCAAAATCTGTCATTAAATGACACAAGTCAATTATCTACAATTGCACAGTCTGCTATTGCAAATTTAGATTCTGCTGCCACTACAGCAGGTAAAAACGCTGCTATTGCTGCAAAAGGTTGGTGGGAATACGGTAGCTCTATTCAAAGCATTCCTGGCGTATCTAAATTAACAGGTAATAATTATCAGAAAGCTACTGCAATTGTAAACCAGTATAAGAAAATTGCTCAATCAATAAATAGCATTTCTGTTGGGAAAACGAATTCTTCTAAAAAATCTTCTTCTTCTGGTTCAGGCTCAAAGAGTTCTGGTAAATCAGCATCAGACACTGCTAAAGAAGAAATCGAAGCATACATGGAATATCTCGAAAAAGCTCTTGAAGGTGGAAGAATTACATACAGTGATTATGTTCGTGATGTCACTCTCAAATTAGACGATATGTATCATAATGGTCGTATTACAGCCAAAGAGTATTTCGACTATGTTGAGAAACGTTTAAATCAGCAATTAGAAGTATATAAATCTGTTCTGTCTGCTGTAACGGATTTGTTAGAGGATGAAGCGCAGAAATGGCAAGACAAGATTGATGCTTTAAATGACGAAAACGATCTTCTTGAAAAACAGAAAGATGATTATGATTCTATCTTATCGGCAGTAGACCAAGTATATCAGGACGAAATAGACCGACTTAATGAGCAGAAGGATTTATTGCAAGATAAGATAGATGCTCTAAATGACCAAAATGATGCTTTAGATTTACAATATCGGAAAGAGCAAGCTCTTTATGCGTTAAGAAAAGCCCAAGAACAGCGTACGAAAAAAATCTTTAACGGGAAAGAATTTATATATGATACAGATAAGGAAACCATTCGTGACGCACAAAAAAATCTTCAAGATATTGAAAATGAAGAAATCATTAAGAAACTTGAAGATGAACAAGACGCTCTCGACAAATCTATTGAAGATTTAGAAAAATATCGTGATTTATGGGCTGAAATTGCAGATGCATACAAAAAGAATACCAACGAAATGCTTGCAATTCAACTTTGGGGCAAGGATTATGAAAATTTAATTCTTCAAAATCGTATTCAAGATATTAACGGTTTTAAAGATAACTATTTAAGAATCCAATCTCAAATAACTGATAATGAAAAAGAAATAAAATCTTTAGAAGAAAAGAAAGAGATTTATCAGCAGTTGAAAGACCAGTGGAATTCTATTTCTTCTGAATATGAAAATCAGATGAATCGTCAATATGCTGTGCAGTTACTTGGTGCAAATTGGGAACAAGACGTTTTAAATGGACGTTTAGATGTTTTAAACAATTTCCGTAATCAGTATATTGCTATTCAGCAAGCTATAGCTGATGCTGCATGGCAAAGTGCTCAAGCTCAAATCCAAGCCGCACAAGCTGCCCAAAGTGGAGGTAGTGGAGGTAGTGGAGGTAGTGGTGGAGGTTCTACTCCTATTCAAAACCAACAAGCATATCATGTATTACACCTTGTAGGTGGTTATTCTACAAGCGGAGAAGCATCAAGTAAAATAAGTAGTTTTAATGGTAAAGGTGTTTATAAGTATAAAGATGGAAAATGGTATGTTTACAAAGAAGAAGATTATTCAAATCTGAGCTTTGGTAGCAAATCAGAGGCAGACGATTATATCAAGAAACATTTAAGTCCTACCGGAAAATTTTTAGTAAAATACTATCATGATGGTCTTGAAAATGGTCTTGTTGATTTTAGTAAGAAAGATTCCAACTTTGACCTTGTTCAGAAATATGGTCTTAAGAAATATGAAGTACCAGCAATCTTAAAACAGGGCGAAGCTGTCATGAATCAAGAACAAATCAAGAATCTTGGTGAAGCATTGAGAGCTATTCCAACTGCCGCTACTTTGTATACAACACCTGATTATACAAAGATGCTGTCTAGTCTAAAGACTAATAATACTCCTGTCATGGTTACGCAGAGTGTAGATATAACATTACCAAATGTTACAAATAACTCTGGTTATGAAAATTTAACAAGAGAATTAAATAGACTTAAGCTTGACGCTTACCAGTTTGTGAATAAACGTTAGTTTTCTAACTGTACTCTGAAATATGAGTGCAGTTATATTGGAAATATATGGTATTCTGTCAATTATTGGTATATAATGAAAATATTAATAATGACGGAGGTATTGTTTATTATGGGTGATTATCCTAAAGTTATGTATTCTGGAAAAGTTGCTATTGGCAATAAAGAATTATCGTGTGGTGTACTTGATGATGGAACACGAATATTAACTAATACTGCTATATTCCAAGCATTTGACAGACCGAGAAAAGGAAAACCCTCAGAGGATTATCGTTTGAAAAATGTTCCAGCATTTATTACTGCTAATAATTTAAAACCTTATATAGATAGAGAATTAGAGGGTGGTGATTTTTCTGTCGAATATGAAAGAAGTGGACGTATTTATACAGGATACAAAGCAGAAATTTTACCAATTATTTGCGATATTTATCTTTCTGCTAGAGATGATGGTGTACTAACTGAAAATCAAAAACCATTAGCTGTTGCTAGCGATATTTTAATGCGTTCTTTAGCAAAAGTTGGTATTGTTGCATTGATAGATGAAGCGACAGGATATCAATATGAAAGAGATGCTAGAGCATTACAGGAATTGTTATCTCAATACATTGCAAAGGAATTTTTACCTTGGGTTAAAACATTTGATGATGAGTTTTATATTCAAATGTTTAGGCTTCGTGGTTGGGATTATAAAGGAAGATTAAAAACTCCTTATGCTGGTCAAGTGACAAATTTTCTTGTCTATAATAGACTTCCACAGGATGTAGTAGATGAATTAAAAAGATTGAATCCTGTATTAAATAAAAATGGATATAGAAGGCATAGACTGCATCAGAGATTAACTAAAGAATATGGATATCAACATCTTAATCAGCAGATTTCTACTGCAACAACAATGATGAAGGGCTTTGATACTTGGGATGAGTTTGAATCAGTGTTTAGAAAAGCATTTAATATTCCTGACACTGAAAAAATTTAATGGGACTGAATTTGTGAAAAATGCTTGATTTTACGTTACATAACTCACGATAAATGGCTTAAAATGGGCATTTTCTTAGTGGGACCCGGTTTTAATTTTAAGAGCAAGTAGACTAATACTCTACCTGCTCTTTTATTTTGCAGAAAAATAAGGAGACATCATATGGCAAATGATATAAATAATTCAATTTTAGAAACAATAAAAATGGTAATTGAAAATACTAAGTTTAAATACGACAAAACATTCAAATCCCGAATATGCGAAGTAAACACAAATGGCACATATAAGATTGTGTACATGAATCAATTGTACGATGTACCTAATGCCTTGGGGGTAGACTTAGAGATTGGTCAAAGTGTGTGGGTTAAAATTCCTTGTGGAGTATTTAGAAATATGCATATTTGTGGGGTGTGTAAAAAATAAAAAAAATAATTTGAAAGGAGACTTGCTGTGGCTGAAGGAATAATAAAAAAAATACAGATTAAACAGCTTCCACCAAAATCATCTGTAGATAACACAGATCTTTTCATAATTGATGATGGTATTACAACATATCAGGTTACAACAGATGACATTGCAGAATATATATCGACCAATGCTCATCTTGAAAAAAAATACATATTAAATAAATCAATTGGAGAAGCCAATGGTATTGCTCCTCTCAATTCAGATAAAAAAATAAATGGAGAATATATTACATATGGCAACTCCTCTTCTACTGCTTACGAGGGTTCTGCTGGTAAATTGTTGGAAGAAAATCTTGATAATCATTTAACCGATACAGATGCACATGGATACAATACTAAATTAGACAATGAGATTAAACGAGCAAAAGATGCAGAAACTTCTCACAGTACTAATATTTCAAACCCTCATAAAGTAACAAAATCTCAAATTGGATTAGGTAATGTAAACAACACATCCGATGCAAATAAACCTGTGTCTACTGCACAACAGAAAGCTATAGATACAGCATATACTAATGCCAACGCTTATGCGGATCAAAAAATTGCTGACCTCATAAATGGCGCACCAGAAACATTAGATACATTAAAAGAAGTAGCTGATGCTATTGAATCAAGTAAAACTGTTGAAGAAGCACTAAACAAAGCTATTGGTGTAAAAGCTAATCAAACAGAATTAGACTCTCATACTGGTAATAATATGGTGCATCTCTCAGAGAACGAAAGAAAGAAATGGAATGAGGCTTATTCTCACAGCACTTCTTCTCATGCTCCTGTTAATGCAGAAGAGAATCAAAATGCTTTCAGTGAAGTAAAAGTGGGGTCTACTATTGTCTCAGCAGATTCTAAGACAGACAATTTGGTACTCGAAGGTAAGAATATTTCTATAACACCAGATGGGGAAAATAAAAAAGTTACATTTGAGTTGACGAAAAACAATGTAATATCGGCATTAGGTTATACTCCCGAAGAAGGTGGAAGTGGTACTGAAACTAATGTAGAATACGGAACTTGCAACACCGCTGCTACTACAGCAGCTAAAGTGGTATCTATTCCAAGCGATAGTTCTTGGCTTTTAAAAAAAGGGGCTATCATATTTGTTAAATTTTCAAATTCCAATTCTGCGACATCTTGCACTCTTAATGTAAATGGCACAGGAGCAAAAAGTATTTGGTATAATAACGCAGTTTATACTGGTAATTCAGTAATGGTGTGTGGATATGCTAATAGAACTCATATGTATATATATGATGGTACTTATTGGGTATGGGTATCTTCTGGTTCAGATTCGAACACAATTTATTCTAATGCTTCTCTTGGACAAGGATATGGTACTTGTACAACAGCCGAAGCTACCGTTGCCAAGATTGTAACATTATCAAGCTATGCGCTAGTTGTTGGTGGTATTGTGTCGGTTAAGTTCACCTATGCTGTTCCTGCCAGTGCTACTCTTAATATTAATAGTGAGGGCGCAAAAGCGATATATAGGCGTGGTTCTGACATTACTGCTGGCATTATTAAAGCAGGTGATACAGCTACATTTATATACAATGGTTCTCAATATCATTTAATTTCAGTTGATAGGGATGATAACACTGACACAAAAAATACAACTGGTGCAACTAACACTACAGGAAAGATGTATTTAGTAGGTGCAAAAACTCAAGCCACTGCTGTACAGACATATTCTCAAGCTGAAGTATATATAGACGAGAACGGAAATCTATGTAGTAACGGCACACCAGTTAGCACCGAAAATCACACGCACGATGAATATGTGAATATTACATATTCTGACACTGAACCGACAGTACAAAGAGTTGGTGATTTGTGGTGTAGAGATTATGAATAGGAGGAATTAAAATGGCAAGAATTTTACAAACACCATCAATTGCTGCAATTGATTCCTTTGATCCATCCTATGATAGAGATATAGCTTTCTACTACGAAGATAATCAACCATATAAGCATAGAATTGTTATTATTAATAATCAGACAAATCAGACTGTCTACGACAAAACTATTGAATCAATGAGAAAATATATTACTATTCCTGCTAAGACATTAACAGGCGGTGTTCAGTACCTTATTCAGATTCAAGTCTTTGATGTTGATGGGAATAAAAGCAATTTATCCGATCCAGTACTCTTCTATTGTTTTTCTATACCAATTCTTAATTTTTCCAATGTGACAAATGAACAAATATATAGAAATGCTAGTATTGAATTATCTTTAACATACTCTCAAGCACAAAATGAGCAAATTAAAGATTATCAATTCACATTGTACTCTCAAGATAAAATTTTACTGACTTCATCCAAGGTATTCTATTCTTCTACTCTCTCATCTTATACATTCTATAGTTTGCAAAATAACACTAAATATTATGTAAGAGCTTATGGGGAAACAATTAATGGAATGCAAATGGATACTGGATATGTTGCAATTAATATTCAGTATGAGAGGATTCCTGCTAATATTGGATTTTATATTCAGAATATTTATGACAAAGGATATATTAGTATAGAAACTAATATCCTCAGTATAGGATATGAAACAGAAAATGATAATTATAAATTCGTTGATGGGTGTTTAATCTTAAAGAATAATTCATTGATGTATAATGAAGGTTTTGAAATTACAGGTGATTTTTCATTATTCATCGAAGCAAAAAAATTACCTATTTCAAAATTCTTTACTGTTGGAGATGGGAGTATATCACTCAATATCGTAAAAATCTGCAACACATATTATTGCCGATTATTTGTCAAGGATAGCAGTCTTGTCATGTGCACTGCTTTACCAAAAGCGAGAATTACAACAAATAATGGAGAATATATAATTACAGAGGATGGGAAAACTATTGAAATAATAAACACATCTTATGATGATAACGAACTCGTAGTGTTTGAACTGAAACGAGTAAAAGGAATTTACAGTCTTAATGCATATTACAAACAAGAAAGGATGGTGGCTAACGCATGATTTTCTTAAATACAACTTTCTGTGGTGGTCGTTATGCATTGTCACCACTTCCAACTAAAACAACTCCAATAATGGCAATTCAAATTTTTGATGGTACATATAATAAGCTGTTTCTGTCATCTGACGCTTCTTTAACTGTCAATAATTTCGATGACGCATGGACGTATGACACCAAAGTAAATGCAGATTTCAATGGAAATTTTGAAGCTGGTAATGTGGGATTTAGTGTTAAAACAACTGATAATATTGTTATTCGAAGACGTGAAAAAGGAACTATGGATTGGACTGTTATCTATGTGAACCCAATTAAGACAGCAAATGATTTCCATGTCATTTTTAATGATAATTACGCAAGGGCTGGAGTTGAATACGAATACAGTCTATCTTCTTTCTGTAATGGAATAGAGAACAGTTTTATTATAGAAAATGTATTTTCTGATTTTGGTGGAGCATATGTCACGGATAAAGATTCTATTTATGGAACAATCTACGACTTAGACGGCTGTGATACAAGTAGAAATATTACAGCTCAGACTCTTCAGTTATTAAATAGCAAATATATGACAGTCGTATCTAACTCACCTCTTAATTGTGATAGTGGCTCTGTAACGGGCACTTTTATTAAAATGGATTGTACTACTTACGAGCTTGATAGAAATGGTGGATTGCAATACAGGAATGATTTCAAGAATAGATTAGCCAACAAAAGACCTTTAATACTCAAAGTATATGATGGACGTATATGGATGATTCGAGTCACTGGTGGTATTCAAGACAAACAAAATGGTCATCCCGATATAAGACAGATTACTTTTGAATGGGTTGAAATAGGTGATGTTAATGACATGAAAACATTATATCTGAATGGCTTTTCTAATGTAGATAAGAAATGGTGGTGATAAGTTGAAGTATAACATTACACAGGAAGATAAAGATTTGCTGCTACAAAGTAATTTAAATTATAAATATAAGCTTCTTGTTTTAAATAAAAATGGTTCTATTTTAGATGAATTAGATTGTATATCAAGTGTTGGTACATACAATATTGAGTCCGAATCTGACATTAGACGGACTACTTCTCTTATCTTATATTTAGATGATTCTTATCAATCTATGTCTGTTGAAAATAAAATATATGATTGGATTAGTTTAAATTTCGAGCTGCAAATAGGGATTTATAGTATTAGAAAAGATGATTATGTATGGTATAAATGTGGAAACTATCTAATCACTGATGGCGGCACTAATTATGACGCTACAAACAACTCTATCAGTGTTTCGCTTTCTGATAATTATGCAAAATTAAATGATACGAGAAATGGTCAGGTTGGTGGCGCACCAACCATAGAAATCCCAAATGTAGACGATAATGGAAATATTATCACTATCAAGCAAGTAACGGAAGGTGTTCTTAAGAGCGAAACAGATATAACAAAATATATCATTGATGACATAGGACAATTTTATGGAATGCCACAGAACAATCCTAACTATGTTCAATATCGAAAAGATAACCCTAAATGGAATCAGCTCCCATATGATTTAAAGTATGAAGTTGGTTGCACAGTTGGAACAATTCTTTCTGAAATAGCAGAACTTTATCCTAACTGCCAAATGTATTTTGATATATATAATAATTTTTGTTTCAACCTTATTCCATCTTGTGAGTATGAGCCAATCACTCTTGATAATAAGTATCTACAGGAAATTCTTATTTCAGACAATTCAGAAAGCGTTACTTATGATATTAAAAACATTAAAAATATTACAGAAGTTTTTGGTGCAATACACGAAGTAGATAGAACCTCTACTTCATGCTCGTTGTCTACTAATATCTATACTATTACTCTTGATAAATATGAGGAATATTCTTCTGGTGATATTATTGCATTTACTCCTAATGCTTCAAATATAGCAAATACTAAAGTACGAATCAATTCTCTTAATACTCTTCCACTTTATTATGAATATACAACTGATTATATAGATAAAGGGTTACTAGAAAAGGGTAAGATGTATGTTATCCAGATTAAACGAGTAAATGAAAATCTGCTTGCATATTATCTTGGGCAGTATCAGCCACATGCATTATGTGTATTAACTGATAATGCCAATGATAGTAAATATACAAAATCATATTTTGCAAAAAAATATAATTGTGATGTGCGCAATATCACTCTTAGGGTCGAAAAGAATAGCCCATTTACGGTACAAAGATTAGGTGAAGTATTAGATGTAAAAACTGGTGATGAATTTGAGAACATTATATCAGATTCTGTTGCCGTAGAGAATGCAATATATTATAACAGAAAATCAACTTCTATGAATGATACGGTTACTATAACAACTAAAATGATTCCATTTTTAGATGTAAATGTAAAGGTTGAGTATCAAAAACAGCAAGACAATGAAGTTAAGCAATATATAGTTAAATCAGTATCTAATGATACAGAATCTAATATTACACATATCACAATGTACAGATTTTACCCATTGTATTATGCATAAAAGATTGGAGGGAATATGGAATATTCACATAATTTTGGTAGCAATTTCCCAAACGAAACAATTCCAGTCGGAACAAAAAAAGACATAGATGATACTGTAAAAGAATTAATTAATCAATATTATTTGTATATTGAATCTGGTGACTTAGCGTCTGCAAATCAATTGTACGAAGCAAATAAAGATACATTAAAGTCATATCAGATTAATATGGAATATATTAATAAGCTTGAAGAGGAAATATACAATACAGGTATTTTTGCTCTTAACTCAATTAAATCTATTGTTAGTTCTGATATGCCAGCGTCTCAGTCAGTTGATAGCTTTTGGTATCAAGATTACTAATTGGGAGGTGAAAAATATGGAAGAAAAAGATATCTTATTTGAACCTCATAATGATATGAGTGTGGATGATATAGAAATTGTTACCAAACATAACAACTTAATAAAATTAGGAAATTATAGTGATGCTATTACTCTACTAGATAACAACAATTATCAAAGTGGATTCAGGGCATCACTTTTTAATTCCATTCAAAATAAGACTCATAAGCTGCAAGAACATTTACTAAATACTTTTGTAGCTGAAGACAATGAATATTATTCTTACACCGAGCCAGACCCAGAATTTATGAAAGCAAATGGTTATGAGTTTTGGTGTCAACCTTACTAAATAAAAGGAGGAAATGAAATGGCAATTTTGCAAGGATTTATTAAAACAATTAAACGTAGATTAACTAATGAAGGATATAAATGGCAATCAGAAAAGACAAGTTCTCAGACAGTGGTAATGGGTGATGGTACAGATAATACAGATACTGCCGAAAAAAGATTTGGTGCAATTAATGGAATTACTTCTTCTTTAAACACAAACAATGATAACTATGCTTTATCGGCTGCTGGTGGATATAATTTACAATCACAAGTTAATGAACTAAACACGAATGTAAACAAGAAGCAGGATGCATCAACGGCAATCACGACTAGGAATATTGGTCAGCAAAGTGTGAAATATGCATCAAGTGCAGGTACGGCAGCAAATGCTAGTAAAGTTCTTTGGAGCGGTGTGCAGGGCAAACCATCAACTTATCCACCATCATCACATGAACATCAATATGGTTCATTAGAATTAATTTATACAACACCGTTTATTGATTTCCATTACAATAATTCCAAAGCTGACTATACAACACGAATAATTGATGATGGCAGTGGATTATGTTTCTTGAATGCAGAAGGTGATAACTTTAAGTATTATGGAAAAAGCGGACACAGCATAGCTATAAGTTCTAATGGTGAGTTTGTAGCATACAACGACCATGTGGTTATGAGAGCAGACTCTGCATGGTTTACAACAAGGGATGGGGCAGGATTTATTCCTGTTTATGGTCAATCATTCACAAATCCGTCTTCTAAACTTGTTAAAGAGAACATCAATGGAATGTCAGATGAAGAAGCTAAAAAAGTTTTACAGTTAAATCCTGTTACATTTGATTACATTAAAGAATTTGGTGGAGCGCATGACCAAAGAGGACTTATTGCAGAAGAAACGCTTAAAATTATCCCATCTTGTGTAAGTGTCCCGGAAAATTACTCAGAAGAGGATTTTGATATTGAAAAAGGTATTGGCAATGAGGTATTAGCAATTGATTATTCGAAATTGGTTCCATACCTTATTAAGATGGTGCAGATACAACAGGAAGAGCTTGAAAAAATAAAAGAACAATTGAATAATTAGATATTTAATATATTGTACAAAAACTCTGAATAAAAAGTAATTAAGAATATTTTTATATTTACAATGAAAGGAGTCATAAATGGAAAAAATAAAATTTAATAAAGACGATGCAATCTATGATGTGAACTTAACAAGAATTAAGAGTAACGTTATTAAGATTGCATCTGAAAAAAATATTTCCAACAAGATAATTACAAATGGGTTTGTTATTATAAATGAGTTCAATAATACAATAATGTCAGACTATAGTGATTATACAACTATTTATCTTGAATCTGGTGATGAATATTATTATTTATCAACTGGTGAAAAATATGTTGAGCCGACAGAGCCGATTGTTCCAACACCATCAGAGCCTATTATTGAAACATTAGAATCTGTTAAAAATAGTAAAATTAATGATTTAAATAGAATATGTAGTGAAATGATTACAAGTGGTGTTGATGTTGAAATAGATGGGAATACAGAACATTTTTCTTATACCATAGAAGACCAGGCTAATATTGACGACATTGCGCAGATGGCTAAAGTTACTAAAATGGATCAGTCTTATCATTGCGATGATGGTTCATGCAAATTATATACACCGGAACAAATTGCAACGATCTATATGTCACAGAAAATGAATAAAGCTCATAATATTACATATACAAATCAGTTGAAATTATATGTAAAATCTTTAGATATAAAAATAAATGTAGAATCTGTTACATATGGTCAGGACTTAACTGATGAATATTTAGATACATATAATACAATTATGGAACATGAACAAGCTGTTGCTCAAGCATTTATTGAAAAAGAATAAGGAATTGTACTATGAAAATTATTAAAAAGATTTTTAAATTTATATGCAAATGCATATTTGCATATTCTTTCTGTGGAGGATTATATCTTCTTATAGAGATGGCATTCCGACAAAGAACCGATTTAAGTATGTTTTTTCTTGCAGGTTTTATTGGTCTGTTTGTTATGTTTTTCAATAATGTGTTTACATATGAAACAGATTATCTAATACAAATCATGGTTTGTACTACATATTCAACATTAATGGAAGGATTTGTCGGTAATATAATTAATTATGACTATCATATATGGGATTATAGAAATTTACCATTCTCATTTTGGAATTCACAAATAAATTTAATGTTTGTTGGTTGTTGGATGCTTATTGTAGCTGCGATTATTCCTATGCTTGATTATATTGATTGGAAATTATTTGATTATTTAATTGATATTCCACCTTACTATAAAATGTTTGGCAAGAAAATATACCAGTTTAAGAAAAAATAATTATCCAACTAAACACAAATTTGTTAAGAAAATAATTGCAATAAAAGTACCTTTCTATTATACTGTATATAAGTGAGGTGCTACAATGAAATATAAAGTATATGATGGAATAACAAAAAATTTATCAGATGTAACACTTAATACAATGGATGATGCCAAAAGTCTTATTGATATATTAAAATGGCTTGCAATTGAATTCAATATGAAACATAACTATATTGTTGTCCCACAAGTAGAAATAGAAATAAAATTATAGGGTATGTAGAAATTAACCTACATACCCTATTTTTTACGCTTTTATCTTGTTCATTTCAGTAACCAATTCTTCTATTTCTCGATGTGTATATACTTTTTCAGTCATATCTTCTATTTTATGTCCAACAATTTTCTTCAGGATATATTCGTTTATATTCACATTTAAAGACTTGGCTTTGGTGATAAATGTATGTCTTGTGGAATGTGGTGTAAGGTGTCCGTCAAACTTTAATTTTTTTATGACTTTATTAAAACGAGACAAATACTGATCATATGATAAACCAATACCTTTTTCCTTAGATATATCATTGAACAAAAAATCACTATTAGCACTAATTGCTTCGTTATAATATTTTTTAACTATGTTCTTAACTAATGGATGTATAGGAACTAATCTATTTTTACCTGCTTCAGTTTTGATTCCACCACGAATATAATTATCTTCTAAGTTGACGTTTTCTACTTTTAAATTAATTAATTCGCTAGGTCGCCAACCACTATAACAAGCATATAATATCATATCAGCAAATGGAACAAAGTCTTTTGCATTCCATAATATTTTTAGTTGTTCTTCTGTAAAAGGATCTTTAATCTTCTGTTCTCTTGCTTTTTGCTTAAATACTTCTTTGTCCAAGAAAAAGTTTCGTGCATAATTAATTTCACATATTCTGGCTTCAATAGCATAATCATATATGTGATTAAATAAATATTTAATGCTTTCTTTTGTCTGAGGGCTTGCTTTTATTTCTCTCCCTTTGTCTTTACCTCTTGTCCCAATACGAAATCCATTTTCTATTACACTTTTCATATCTAAAATGGATAACTCTCTGAACTTTTTATCATAAATAGCAGAACAATATGCATATGCCGATGTTAAGCGATATCTTTGAGACTCATGCGTCTTTATAAAATATTCATACCACTTTTCATATAATTGTGAGAATGTAATATTTTTACTATCAAGGTCATATGGGTTATCTAAGTAGTTAGCAAGTGCTCGTGCTGCCTCGCCTTTAGTTTTAAAATTTGAACCAATATTTTTTACAATTTGTTTTGATTTTCCTGTTTTTTCATCTATTTCCCATCCAATAGTTACTTTTGCTCTATAGCGTTTTCTTCGTGAATCATAACTGATAGAACCCTCTCCATTACTACGTTTTCCTGCCAT